GGGCGTGTAAATCGGATGTTCCTCATGCTAGACTTTATTTATCGCATCTAGGACAAGGGGGCGGCGCTGGTTTTCACACTATTCTAAATATTCTGACAATTAAGGGGGCACGGTAACAGGTCTGTAGTATCTCATGACCACCCTTATTCAGACATACCGCTCATCCTTCTCAGATTCCTTTGTAAGCTGTTTTAGGAATAATCGGGAGTATTTGTTCATAATCATTATAAAACGTCTTAAAATGGCTGTAAACCGCTCATAACTTATAATATTTTTTAAAAATAAGTGTTGACGTATTATATAGCTCATGTTATACTATAGTTACAGTAAAGGATTTCACACAGGCGCTTTAAGGAGGTGAGGTAAGATGGCACGTAACCAAACTGATAAAGTGAAAAAGTAAGGAGCAGCATCCAAACTTAAAAATTGACTTTGACTTTGACTGAACATGACTGTATACTGCAGGTTACGGACTGTGGTACTCAAATTGACTTTGACTTTTGACTTGATGTAAGGAATTGACTTGTATTCTGTACACAGGGGGCATCATTAAGATGTATTCCGGAGACTTAGATTGTCAGGGTGTTGTACGGGGAATCCGCTCACTCTGACAAATTTTTTAAAAAGGTGTTGACAGTTAGTCAACATACATAGTATAATAAAAGTATAAAGAACAGGGGGAGTAACAAATGATGAATATTGAAGAGTCTTTAGATATACTGGGTGTAGTGAAGTATACGTATGCAAAGGTGGCAGGTCTGTATGTATCTGAGGTATCGTTTGGTAACTATGGCGGGGTGAAGCTAACACCTTACTATACAAGGGCAGAAAACTTAGCTTACGCTGAGATAGAATGGCTTCATGAAAACGTGGAGGGGATCGAGTTCTTTACAATCGACGTACAGGCACAGTCACTTCCGATTAAAGCAGAGGAGTTGTTGAGCTAATGAGTGAGTGGACGAGAGAAGAAGTAAAAGAAGCAGTACTTAGGGATATGACTAAATTTGTTGCACCTAGAGGAGTGTTAGGCTCTTCTAAAACACTGAATGATTTTGTACAGGTTTGTACGGAGCGGATCGCCGTATATGTAGGTGTAGGACTAGAAGACCTCGGACATCCTGTAGTAGACACTGAGAATCAGTTAGGCTTACATTTAGATAAGTATGATGTACCTACTATCAAATTCGATCTGTTATTCGCTAAAATTGGAGTAGCTATTGAGATCATTGGTAAATATCAGGGGGATGTGTGGTGTTACTATCCTAGAGTAGTTCCAGAGAGTGAATGGACAGCAGACCGAAAAGTATCATTTGGTTATGGGATAAGTTTGCTAGTAGGGGAGCGGACAGTCATGGAAATGAGTAAGGTTGAGGTAAGAGAGTGGTTAATCAAAGGACTGTCAGAGTTTGCAGAGTGGGAGCTGTTGGCATCATCTGAAAAGCTGGTTGATATGGAAAAAGTTTGTAGGGATGAATTAAGTAGTACAAGGGATTTAGGTGTATGCTTTAAGGAGGTAAGTAAGCCGCTCCATATGAATGAAGACGACACGCCTACTATACACTATAAGTTACTCTTTCCTGAGATTAGGTTGATCCTTGAAATTAGGGCATTACACTTAATGAATAGTTGGTGTTACTACCCTAGAGTAGTCCATGAGGAAGAATGGACACTGGAACAGCAAGCGTGGTTTGATTTATTCTTTTGATAAGTAGCCCCTTTTGTTAGTAGCTCTGGTACTGTTGGGTGTACTGGGGCTACGGCAGGCTGCAAGGTATGTGCTAACTGTCAGAATATTTTTATTTTTAAAAGGGTGTTGACTTTAAGACAATAGGGTGATATACTTAAAACATACCAAACAAGGGAGAGAATAAAATGAAAAAAGTTAAAGCTTACTTATTAGATAACATGGAAGAACTAAAAGACGTTGTAAGAGAGATTAACAGCTGGAATGGTGATCTAGGACACCTTGATTATGAAGATAACGATGAGGACTTCTTTAATACTTACTTCGAGGGTAGACCACATGAAGCGGTTCGGGCAGTCTGTTATGGGGACTATGGGTACATGGACGACTACGTTAAATTCGATGGTTACGATAATCTAGTGAGTATATCAGAATATGACTTGGAAGAAGAATTGAAAGAAAACATCGAGGAAATTATCCAGTCATTAGACCGCAACCACACTAACTTATGTTTAAGTGATGAACTAACGGCGCTTATTAATGAAGAGGATGAAGAGGAGGAATAATCCTCCTTCTTTTTTCTAAAAACCTGTTGACTTTAAGACAATGGGGTGATATACTTAAGACATACCAAACAGGAGGTACATACATAATGACAACACTAGCAGAATACCGGGTAGACAATTGCAATGGATGCGGCAAGGTTTATCTTGTAGGAGAATCAAGGGACAGAAATAAATGTGCAGGCTGTTCAAAATAGGTGTTGACTTTAAGTTAATACGATGATATACTAAATACATACCAATAAGGGAGCGGTTAAAATGGAAAAAGACGTTATTGCAGCTTATACTATTTGTAATACGGCTAGTGTGAATATTTATGAAGCTGATGGAGATACGGTTTTGGCAGGGATCAACAACCACGATCCGGAAGAGTGTACCGTACAATATGACGGAAGCGATCGTCCATTCTTTCAGCTAGGTAAACTTCATGTTTATTTAGATGACTGCATGAGGGTATAAAGGGGAGCGGTTTCCCGCTCATATACATAAAATATACATGGAGGTATGCAGGATGTTGAAAAAGGCTTATAAGCGGATGAACATGTATTTTTTTGGAGAAGAGGAAGCGGAACGATCCAGTGAGGTTCTTTACTATGGTGTCCTGTTCGTACTGTGTCCTGTTGTAGTCTTGGGTACTGTGATAGCGGCGGGCGTGCTGAATCCATGGTAAGACTGTGGAGGGCTTTCAGACGTAGGAAGATTCAGACGGTGGAAGAATACTGCTCGCAGGTTGATTCGATCTGTGAGCGGTGGGACAGTGTTTCAAAAAAGTTTACGAATGTTCATTGACTTTGAGTCAACAACCTGCTATACTTAACATATACTGAAACAAAGGAGCGGTTAAAATGAAATTAACAACGACTAGTCAATGTGTGGCAACGGCTAAACAGCTTTTAAAGGACGCAAAATCGGTTAATAATAAACAAGATCATGCTACATGGTGGGATAAGAAGGTAGAACTATTTTGGACTATTCAGGATGCTTTAGAGTCCGGTAGGTTTGTAGGCGAAGCCTATGACGAATTATGGGAGGCTAAACACATTCTAAACGAAGCGGAAAGCGTTGCTGGAAGGTATGCGAACGATTGACAGCGTAAGGCGTTACCATTAAAGGATATGACGCCTAGACAGGGAATGCAAGTGCTATTTGAAGGCATCACGGTTCAGATAGCCAGCAGGTGTCTAAACGGGTTTTATAGGGCGGTTGTCCTTTATGGTGACGATATGGAATATTTCGAAGGTGACGCAATTCAACTGCATGAGGACACAATCGTAAAAAAAGTTTTATATACGGGTTGACTTATCGTCAACCCTGTGATATCATTATAAGTGTAAAGAACATTACATACCAAAAATAAGGGAGCGATTTTATTATGACAAACAATAACATTCAATGGGCGATCGAAATTCTTGAAAACGGCATGAGTGGATTTGACAGAGAGGAAAAAATGAATTACCTAGAGGACGTTACACAGCATGGTTGCATTTCTGGGGTTGTTAATGCGGTTATCTACACCAGTGATATTAATGACATCTTCAAGGATAATACAGATGACATCCTAGAGCGATTGACAGATATTAGTGAGGAATTTGGGTATGACGTTTTGCAATCGGCTATGTCTAACCTAAACTATGAAGGTGACTATACTATGTTCCCCACTGCGGCGGTTTGGCTTATCATTGAGAACACAGCAGGGATGCTTCTAGCAGACCTAGAGAATGAGGAGGACGACGAAGAAGAGGAGGAGGAATAATCCTCCTTCTTTTTCTAAAAACCTGTTGACTTTAAGACAATACGATGATATACTTAAGACATACTAAAACAAAGGGAGCGATTGAATATGACAACATTACATATGAATAAATGGGCGGTTGAAGAATTAATGGGACACGTTGACGGCGTGCCATTCGAGGAAGGGACAGCAAAGCTTGAAGCCATTGTCAAATACGGTTCAGATCATGTCCTTAAGGAGATCGAGAAATACGAGGACAAAACGGATGCCGATCTGTTCCGGGAACACTTCGAGGAAATTCTAAAAGAGCTAGAGGTGACAGACAGAGGGCACGCAGTGAGGGATTGTTCTATCACGATCATTCCACATTATGCGGTATTATACATCCTAGAGCTTAAAGCAGAACAAATGCTAGAGGGGCATCACGGCTGGTGCGATCATGAACCGGTTCAGGAAGACATCCGAGGGTCATACGAGCGGATCACAGTCTGTGCTAAATGTGGGCAGGAATTATAAGAGCGGCAACGCTCTTTTTTTATGTATTCACTATTGACTTTAAGACAATACGATGGTATACTAAAGACATACCAAAACAGGAGGGAACACACATGACAAGGGATATGCAGGAGCTTACAGACAGACTGGAAGACATGCAAACCACATATAATGATATGGCGCTACAATATGAGGAGACAGGAGCAGAATACTTGCTTGATGACATGACTGAACTTGAATTAGATATAGAGGAACTTCAGATCGAAATTGAGATCATGCAGGAGTACGCACCGTATGAGCACATGACAGGGATTCAACGTGATATGAAGCTGAACGGGTTGAGTCAAGCGGATTTTGTATGAGGGCGGCGAGATGCTGCTCTCTTTCTTATTAGTGTGAATTATCAGACTATTCTGTCAGACCCCTCCCCGTACCTTTTTTTACCATAAGCGATTAGGTACCATACACCCCCTCTCTACCCCAGGTAGAAATTTTCCACAAAAAATTTTTTCTAATTATGAGACCTATCTTAAACGTAAATTATGCCTCCACGAACCCTCACGAACCCCGTAATAGAGGGTCAGGTGAAATATAGTTTGTGAAATAGTGAGCATAGCCCCTAAAAAAAGAGGTACCCATATCAATATGAGTACCCAATACTACATACCAGTGTTATTTTCCTCTTCGGCTACTAAGGAGCAATAGAAACAGCTTAAACAAGAACTTTAAGCGATCAACTGTAGGGGCTAATGAGGGCTTCTTAGGGGTAGGATTAGGTTCCGATTCCGGGTTACTATCCTCATCTTCCTTAGACAAGTCGAGAATGTCACTACCATTCTTGTAGTCGTCTGGGTTATTAGACAGCAGCAGGGCTGCAGCTCCGGACATATGAGGTGTTGCCATGCTTGTCCCATCTAAGTAGGCATATTTACCTCCCGGGTATGTAGAGTACACATTCACTCCCGGAGCAAGAACATCTACTTCCTTGTTCGTGTTGCTGAAGTATGCTAATCTGCCGCTATAGTCTACCGCTCCGACTTCTAGTACCTCTGGGTAAGCTCCCGGATAAGAAAGCTCTTCTGTATTAGGGTCCCCATCCCCTTCGTTACCTGAAGCAGCGCATACAATAATCCCGGCTTTAACAGCAGCTTGCACCGCTTTATGGAGTGCAATAGAATGATCCCCACCGAGAGACATGTTGATTACATGTACTTTCTGGGTGATTGCGTAATTAATGGCTGCTACTACCGTGCTCATGTCTCCCGATCCGTCGTCATCTAGGGCTTTCAAGGCTAAGATTTTGGCTTTAGGGGCTACGCCTACGATCCCGCTGCCATTATCTGCAGCTGCGATGGTACCTGCAACGTGAGTACCATGTCCGTTACCGTCCATGTAGGTTCCTTTACCGGTAAAGTCCTTGCCGCCAAGAATGTTGTCCTTAAGGTCCGGGTGGTTATAATCTACGCCTGTATCAATAATTGCTACAACAACCCCTTCACCCTCATTGCCTTTATCCCACTGGGACTGCGCATGGACCATCTTTACCCCGTCTGGAATAAACTCGGAAGACTCGGTATGGACTGCTCTTACCTTGTGGGGAATTACATAGACATTTCGGTTGTCTTGACCTGCAGGTGCGTTAAACTGGGACATACAAAAAACCCCTCTCTATGTATATAGTCTGACTACACATACAATATAGGGGCTGGGATGAAATATTATCAAAAATAATAGGACATTTTTACTATTTCTATCTGTATAAATCCCGGACAACAGAGATAATTATAGATGCGATGAACGCAAGGATGAATAAACCGAAAACATAGGGTGTAAACCGGTCCAATTTCTCCAAAAGAGTAGGAGGTTTTGGGCTCTTCCACCAACTCACTGTAACTAGTGTATGAAGCTCTTCATACTGTATTTTCACTGTAAACCCGGATTTTTTAAGCATCTTTTTCGCTTTTTTTAACTCCTTGAGGTCACGTAGAGCCTCATTGATTAGTTTAAGCGTAACGTCTGTTTGAAACGGCTTGGCTTGGTCAATTTCCGCATTGACTTCTCCTATAATTCCCTCTGCTGTGTATTTTGCACCAGAGACAAAATATTCTGTATAGGCTTCTCGGAGCTGCTCCGCAGTGTACTTTACTAGATTATTCTTTTTCGTCATTATCCTCCGCCCCTTCACTTCGAGTATCGCTGCTCATTTTAGACTGGAAGACTGATCTGATGTTACCTACTGCTTCTGAGATCGTCTTTGGTGCTTTCAGCTCCCAGTACTTTGTACAGACTTTCTCATATAACTCCTGTGTGTCTTTCAGCCATGCTTTAAAGTCTGTGGTGTCTCTACCCTGCCCCTGAAGCTTACTTATGGTTTCTTTTTGATGCAGCATATCAGTATATAAGGCTGCCTTCATAATTTCTAACTCTCTTAGCTTATCCATACTTACCTCCAACAATATATTTTAATCCGGTTGTATAAACTCTTCTGATACTTCAACACCGTCAACCCATGTTTTAAGCTCTATATCTGAACCTTCTGATAAGTTAATATCAGCTACCCTATAGGCTTCCTCTTTATCTGTACCTGCATACTCTAGGCATCTTTCCAGACCTCCTGATATCGCTACTACAGTATATATTTCCATTGATAACGCTCCTTTCCATGTTTATATAGGAAGTATAAATATAGGACAAAGGCTCCATAAAAGGTACCTTTTAGCTACCCTAGTATAGAGGTAATCCTTTCGAATATGCGAACGGTATTGGACTCCCGAAGCTGCCAGACTAGATACCAAACATAGTCCATTACATCGTCCGGGTAGGGACCTACACACATTCTAGCCTTCTCGTGAAGAAGGTAGCTGCACCCTTCTACATACGGGAGCCTATCGTCATTACGGACCACTGTGAACCCGTGAGAGCGGTTAGGAGGGGTGTACTCCTTCCATACCTCATGATCTTTAGCCCTCAAACTGTCTAAGAGCATAATAAAAGAACCTCTATAACCGAACATCAGGCTTCCTCCTCTATAGGAAAGGCTTTTCCCTTATAATGATAAGCTATCGCACCTGCTTGAAAACCTAAAAGTTTAAGTGCGCTATCCCTATCTGTAGTTAGACACACAGAGGAGTGCCTACCATCTCCTAACGACCATAAGGGGTCCCCACCTCTTCCCCAAGCAGCTGCAACAACATCCTTGTGTTTATCGTAGTACCGAATACCTCTGACATAGCTGTTACCGATTCTTACAATATACAGATTCACTCTCCTAACTTCCTCCTATACTTAATGACCTCCTTGTAGTCTTTAATCATCTGCTCAAAGAAGTCCAACTGTGCAGCTGAGAGGATTGCTGTAGAGGCATTCCCTGCCTCTAAGATACAAAGGTGCAGCTTCCCGGTATTAGTATCTACTGCGTAGCTTACTACTTCTCCCCAATCGTCCTCAGCATCCTTTGACAGAAATATACCTGCGATCTCTGATGGTTTTAAATGTGAGAACTTAGATTCGTTATTACTCATTGTTTTCTCCTCCCTTTACATCCTCTAAACATTTTTTTCTGGTGCTCGAACTCACTATGCGGCGGGATATATAATTCTTTCCCACAGTTCACACACGTGTAGTTATGTCCTCCGTGGTTAAAAAAGATATGATTTTCTAATCCGAGCAGCCTTTTAATCTTTGTGATCGGTCCCAATACACCCTTCCTCCTTAAAAAGGACTTCTGCATCCTTAATCATTTGCTGCAGCATACGTAGGATGTCTTCATTAATCTCCACACCCACTATATCGCCGAGCTCATGGTCGATAACTCTTAGAGATGCTATTCTCAAATGCGGGACCACTTTGTACTGCATACCATCTCTGTGAGGGTCCCGTTCATTATCTGATACTAGCGTGACTCCTCTCGTATGCAAATGAGGAAACTTATCTGTGAGATCACCCGACCCTAAGACAATTTCAACGTCCGCAATTAGCTGTTTAAAAAAGGGTATATTTCCTTTAGTTACTTCAAATACAAGCTCTGTACTATCATCATACACAACAACATACAGGTCCTCTGCAAATGGGAACACTGAATAGCTAATGGCACTGCCATGGCGATCAGAAGTCTCTTCAGATGTAAACTCAAAAGAGTACATCGTACCTCGATTTAAGTGCTTGAACAGATTATTTACTTCGTGTTCTCTTTCATGCATTACCTATTCCCTCCTGTCGTAGATTATCGAAGCATGGGTGACTCTCATACCGCTTAACGGTCTCCTTAAGCTCTCTGATCTGCTCCTCATATCGATCCTTTTCAATACTTTCTATGTCAAATACTTCGTAAGGCTCTGCCTTAATACTTGTACCTTCATAGCATTTTCTTCCATCCCTACCTCCGTATTTTTGAATTATTATGCGCTTCTAGTAACCGAATTTTATCTCTAATTCATCTTCAGTAACCAGCCCATCTATAAAATCGTCTAAGTAGATAGTAAAGGGTTCAGCCTTTCTACCTTTGTCGTCGACACTAGGAAGACAGACAAAACAGTTCGCAAAGTCCTGTTTATACTGCACATCAGTACACCCATTCCCATGAATAGGTATATCTACTCGTCTATATCTACCATCCCCTTTGATCGTAATGTTTACTGTGCCCACCTGCTCTTTTCGGGCATCCGTGTTATTAAAGTCTATATAGTGCAGCGTACATTCTTCTGAACTATGTGATAAGACGGTAAAATTCTTTTGGACACCTATACGTTTTGTGTTTGCCAATCTCTCCTCTTCCTGTCGCTTTAACCCCCAATACTCTTCACATACTTTGCCGTATACGTCTGCCACGTCTGCTCTCCACCCGATAAGACCCGAAACATCTTTCCCTGCCTCATGGAGTACTTTCAAAGTCTCCTCTTGGTGCGCCAAGAAGTTAAACATCGCTAACTTTATAATCTCAATCTCTTTCAACTTGTTCATGCTCATCTCTCCTTAGTAGACTTAAATTGGTTTTTCAGTTTTTTATACACCCCATCACATTTTTTAGCTAAGTAGTCCGCTGTCTCTTCCTGCGTTAACACCTCGTAGTCCTCATTCTCAAGAAAGAATACAATGCCGAAACACTCTTTATGAATGTCCACTCCCATGCGGACCCACGTAGGGAAAGCATGAACAACGTCTGAGATGGTTCCGCTCGGGTAACATAAATCGAAAAGATCGTCACCCAGCTCCTTACGTTCTTCCTCAAGGTTTTCCCGTGCAGCGGACATATCTGTGACAGCATGGACCCGGAATACGGTTCCCGAAGGGTTCTGCTCATTAAGTTGGTAAACTGCCCTAATATAGTCACCTACTTTAGCTTTTGCTTCCCATACCTCTTTTCCCACTGCTTCTCCTCCAGTACCTTAGTATTTTTGCTAGTAGCTCTAGTTCATTCATTAAAAGTAAGACCTTCCTTGTCAAGCCGTATGTTTACGGATTCCTCTGATTCTCGTTTCTCTCTGTGCTTTTTCTCTTCTAAATAGAGGCTTACCGCAAACTTGAGCGCATTAACATGAGCCATAATTTCTGTTTTTTCCTCAGCGGACAGCAGGTTTTCATACGCTAGCCTCCGCTCCCGGTCTGTTATATATTGATCCATCTCAAAAAGGAAATCAGGCTTAACCTCGTAGTCCCCGCCAAGAGAAACCCACATAATCTCCTCAGCACTCAGCTTACTTAAATGCTCTCCATATTGACTCTCAGTAGCTACTGCAGAGGCAAGGGTACGGAACGAGGTAGCGTATTCCATCAAGGAGTTGAGTTCTAGCACCTGCTGAGGAGTAAGGTACACTTTACCTTCTTTTGGTGCAAAGTACTGTTTAACCCTAGCAAAACCAATATTCGTATGCTTAACTATTGGCATTCTGATCTCTCCTCTCATCATTTCTTCCCTTTAAGTGTGTCACTGCCTTTTTTCACTAGAGAATTATATTCGTTAATCCACTCTATCGGCACTTTCCAGCCTGCTACTAGATGTCGTCCTATTGCCCCTTTTAGCTCCTCAGCTCTATGCTCATCATGTAACCACTTAGGCTTAACCCCTAGTGGTGGTTTTTCACATGGCGTACCCTTACGTTTATATACTGACATATGCACAACTCCCCTATACTCAATAAAGTATACTAATTATCTGTTAGTAGAGTACCGTCCCACGGTCCGGACTCTCGGACTGAATTAAACTCATCGAGTATACATTGTAACGCCTTTTTAGGCAATAAATCGAGTAGCACAAGTTCGAATAAATCCTCCAATACGTTACTATACTCATCAAAATCTCTGATTCCCCCTTCTTCATAGTTAGAGAATATCATGCGCCTGATTTCTTCTCTCATTTGATCGTTTGTCATTCTAACCCCTCCATTTTATTTCTTATTCAAGTACTGCCAAACAGCCTGAATTTCGATGTACTGCACTTTTTCAAGGTCAGCAAGAGTGTGATAGGTGGCACGCACCTTATCCGGGTCAATCATACTCCTAATAGGGTATCCTTGAGATAGACGGAGTACAGCTTCTCCCATGCTCTTTGTGTCCTCCCAAACGTCCTTCTCAATCCCGTACTCTCCCGTAGACATCGCCATAATTAGTTCTATATTGTCTACCCATTCCAGAGGGGTAAAGTCTACACTATGCCCCGGTCTAATTCTGCTCCAAGACCACTTCCTCTTAATTCGGTACTCCACTATCAAGTCTATTGCTTCTTTTGGTCCTTTTTCCCTAAGAGTCTCAAACGCTATTGCTTGCTTTTTAGTTAATACTAACATACTAATCCCTCCATTTATCTAGCAGCTCTACATTGCTGCCGTACTTCCTCTTTAGTTTAGCGTCTTTTCTCTCTATCTCGGTAGTTATAATTACCATTTTAGTCGCCATTCCGACCACCACCCCAAAAGGCAGCCCCATTATAAAGGCGAGTATTGGACTCACTTTTTATCTCCCTCCCTTAACATCGTCGGCTCATTATTTTCTTTACGTAATTCTTTCTGGGGCTTTTCATGAACCTCCTCTTGACTCTCCATGAACGTTTCTACCATAGCCTTAAAATACTCTAGGTCGAAGTTTTTAGAGTTTACTGTCTCAGAGATACGATATTTTTTATCAACTCGCTCAGTACAGTCATTGCAAACATACATTTTTTCGGACGTTATCTTCGCTACATCATCCCAGTTTATCCTTAGCGGCACTACTTTACAGCTACCTTCACAGCCTTTTCCACATAAATCACAGTACAACAAATTATCTTCCATGTTATAGCTCCCCTTTGTTTTGTTAGTCTCTAACTGTACTGTATGATACTCACATTATACACTGTGTGCTACAGGAAGACAAGCCCTATTTATAAAAAAAAAGACAGCTCATTGGCTGTCTTTCGGTTCTTGTCGTTTCTTGGTGATCTTTTTAAGGTCTTTCAGCAGTTTTTGGGCTTTTAGCTGATACTCCTTGCACCTCTTCTCGTTTGCTTCCCTCGTAAGATGGGAAGGAGTAGAGCCGATATAAACCCATCCCTTACTCATAATACTCGTCTACAGCGTCTATGATCGCATCTACGTAGTCTAAGAACTCCTCGGTAATGTTATCTCGGTTTCCTTTTGACCAATCATTGTTTTTAAAGAAGGCTTTTCGCTGCAGCGAGCTAATCTCTAGCTGAACACCTTTACCTGAAGCGCAGCGGTTCACAATATTTTTTGGGTCCTTAGCAGTGAATCGGTCTGTCGCTACTTCAGCAGGGATACCGATGTTATTAAGATGTTTGATAATAAGATTCCGAAGCTCGACGTTCAGCCCACCGACAAGTGTATTCTTATTCAAATTATCGTTGTAGCCGTGGAAAGAGACAGCGTCCTCGTGAAGAGGGATTAACTCCAAAGCACGAGGCTCATCGAAGTTTGTGCTGGTGATGTGTAGTCGCTGGTTTCCAGAAGGTAACAGCCCTTCAAAAAGGTAGTAGCTATCTCCTGTTTGCTTTACAATATCCTCAACCAATTCCGTACATCCTACTTCAATCCCCCCGGCATGGGGTGAAAAGAAAACAATGTCATTCCCTCTAAACTCTGATAGAATTCTATAGGATTTTCCTTCCTCTTCTGCTGCTGCTAGTTCTGCGTAATTTTTGTAAGTATCTGCCATGTTTATTATACCTCCGATTTTGTAATAAAGAGGACGGATAACCGCCCCTTTATGAACTGAATTTTACATCTCCGCTTGATGTATCTGAGTCATGTAAAAGCATTCTTCCTGTGTGGTACGTATTATTTGCATACTGGGTATTTACTGATCCAGATGAATCATAAGAAGCATTAAGGCTGCAGCCATCCATAGTGCGGACATCGTTTCCTATGACTTTAACTCCGGAAGTTCCGGTTAGCTTAATACCATAACCGCCATTAGCTCCTCTTCGGAATCTAATATCGTTGCCCTTTACAAAGTGCTGGCTTCCGCCGCTTAAGTAAATCGCTGTTAAGTATTTGCAGTCATGGATAGTGTTCCGTACAATACTGCTCGCATATGTGTCCCCGTACCCTGCTATTGCGATAGTAGAAGGGTTAAAGATATGGTTACCCTCAAAAACCCTTACTTCAGAAGTCTTGTCCCAGTAAGCCCCATACTCATTACCTACAAGGGTAAAGCGGTTATCCCATGCACGTACATCTGTAGAGCGAGCAACTTGTACGCCGCCTTTGGAGTCATGTTCGTTATCATTAAGGGACACATTTGAAGAAGCCTCTACTTTAATGCCCCAGTTATTTATTGCACCTTTTCCTTTAGAATTGCTAATTTTTACATCTTCCGACTCCCTGACCCATACATGTAGGCAGTCACTATTGATTACATTGTCTGCCATTAAAACATTTTTTGCAAGATAAGCGTAGATGCCTACAGAGCTGATATTCTCTAAGTAGTTATTGCTTGCGACTACCCCTACACCACGAGCGCAGATGCCAGATTTAAAACCTCTAATATGGTTACCTGTGATGATAGCCCGGTTACCTGTTTCTGAACTGGACTTTCTAATAGAGTCAATACCATACTCTTTTAGTTCTTCTGATTCATTTGTGATCGTGTTGTTACTGATAGTGGCATCTGTAGAAAACCCGTAACTGATGATGTCGTCTGAGAAGTTGTTTGTAGCGTGGGCTTTTCCTGCTACGTTAATAGTAAGGGCGCCTTTACCGTTTCGCTTAAAGCGGCAGTTTGTTACATTGATTTCATAAGGATGGTCATACTTTATGCTGTTTTCCGCAAAGCCTTCCAAGTCGATCCCATAAGCTGGACCAATTGTATCTCCGCCAGCTTCGACAAAGTCACAGTCATTAATGTTAAGTCCGAGACAGCCATTTGTAGCCAAGTTGTTACGTCGACCTCTTAACGTGTAACACTTATCGATCGTAATACCTTCAGATGGTATGTACGTACTACCTTCCCAGTTCATCATGCCCTTAGCAGGTACCCAGATGTTATCCCCTGTGGCATCCATAAGAGTCATGTTCTCTACTTTAATATTCCGGCAACCTCTAATTTGTAGCCCATAACCCCATTCATGTGTTTTACGATTATCGGGTACTCCTTCTTGTACATAGGTATGTTTGTACCTATCTCCGATAACAACACCACCTCTCAAGGTCACATTTTCAACGTTTTCAAGGTTGAAACAGGCATACCCTGTAGCATCGTTGGGGTCCACAATAAAAACGGCTTTTTCATGAAAGATCACCTCTATGTTAGAGGGGAATCGAAGTCCTCCACCAAACTCAGGTAGCTTCCCAGAAGTTCCTACTGCGTCTATTAAGTAGAACCCTTCCGGGATATACACCTTCGGATAGCCTTGATCGACTGCGTCTTCTAAGGCTGTAATAAAACCTTCAGTAGTTGCTGCGGCTTCAGTACAATCAGGCTTAATTCCAAACTTCCCAAAGTCAATGTCATAAACATACTTGCTATTTTCCAATAAAACTACCCCTTTGGATTTTATTGGAGCACCTAAGCTGATGTAGTATGGAGACCTTATTAATTTTTCTCTGTAGTAAACTTGACTGTGGTTTTCATGTCAACACGGAACTCTTCATTACAAGACTTACAGGGCATCCTGAAGGAAGCCTCCTCGTCTGTAGGACCAACATATTCCCACCAGTCCTCATAATGGAAGTTACAGTGCGGACAAAAGAATCCATCCAACTATGCATCACCTCCTTTAATACTGCATATACTATTTCTACTCAGGTAACACAACTACAAAATCTTGATCGATATTCGCCATTTTTCTCCAGCGTTTATACTCTGAGCCTCTTGCTCTAATAAAACTTGTGCCGAATTCTTCATGTCTTTTAGACCACCCTAGGCGTAAAAAGTCCACCATCTCATTAACAATATCAATCCTATACTCAGTGTCCCTACCTTCTGTACGTTCAGGGAACAGCTCTTCATGCCAGAACTTAGCCTCTTCTAGGGTACAGGAGAAAATCTTAGATAATTCTTTTAGCAGCATATCTTTCATGATCTGTTCTCTTCGAGTTAGCCCAATAATTTCGTCTTCAGTTAAAAGAATATCCTCCCGGGCATTACTGACCTTGATCTCTTCTGCGTCCCAAACAAAGTTTTTTAGTCTTGCTCCTTGAGCCTGCATGGTTGCTCTGTACGCACTTCTGCAGTCTACTCTACCTTTATGTGTGATAACCCCTTTTTTATCTGCCGCTATAACCAATGATCTTTCAAGATCAGTAGCAATAAAGGCGAAAGTGAAACTATCAGCAGATATGTTAGCATCACGAACGATTTCTAAGATATCACTTGGAATCCTTAGTTTTCCTTCCTCTGCCTTAGTTAACAACTCACTTGTAATACGGACCATCGGTATTCGTCTAAACCTGACTAATTTATCATTTTCACCCCAAGAAAAAGACTCATATAGCTCAGTTACAGGGGCATCCCCCATAGTGAAAAGTGTATGAATATCCTCGATATATGTCTTCGTAGCCATTACTATTCCTCCCCTATTTTAGCATTTTCTTATATACGTTAAAGCTGTAATTAAACACTGACTTATCTGCTCCCTCTTGGTGGAAAAACCGAGTCCATACTTCAGTATCGAACTCTGGAAAGAAAGTATCTGCTTCAAACTCCTCATCTACCTGTGTAAGATACATACGATTAGCAAAAGGTAATAAAAGTCTGTATATTTCTTCTCCACCGATGCCCATTACTTCTAGCTCATTACGCATTTCATAAAAAATAGCTGCTAGGTCATTACGAACGAGTACATCCGGGTGGGGTTTGAAGTTCCTATTGCGAGTGAGTACGACGTTAATTCTCCCTTTTAACGGCTTACCAATACTCTCATATGTTTTTCTCCCCATAATAACTACTTTGTTTTTTGTCTTTTGTCTAAACCAGTTCATATCTTCTTTAATATCCCATAGTAACTTATTGTTTAACCCTAGCTCCCGATTCTTCCCAACTGCAGCGATTAAGGATACGTACAACGTATTGTCAACTCCTGCTGTATTTTCTTAAGCTTAGTATATAACGAAGGCTATAACCTGTCAATAACTTTTTATAATTTTTGCATATTAACCCGAGACCAGAATATACTCTTACGACGCCTTAATGTCCTCCATAACACGATCAACAAGGACGTATAAGTCTTCTAAGCCTTTATCGTTATTGATAATGTAATCAACATCAAAAAACATATATTGATTCTCGGTTTCGAATTTCAGAGCACCTTCATTAAAGTTGTCCCCCTCTTTTTCCATCCGCTCTACCCGGTCGAGTATAGAGGACTCTATTCGAATAGTAATGAATCCGGCATTCTTGCAAGCTGCAAACTCATTAGGTTGCCGCATGTCGTCAATAACTGGGATAAACACCTGCTCATCTTTAGGTATAGAGTCTTTATGGAATTCAAGATGCTGTTTAACAACCACTTCACAATCTCTCATAGCGTTAAAGCATTTTTCAACCCAAATATCCTCACTATGCACATACCTCTTTAACTGCCCGTACAGCTGATACCCTCTTACAGGTTTAGGGTATCTAGGAATATGAGGGTACTCCTTATGGAACTCTTTCTTAAGAGGTGTACCGAAAGAAAAAACTGAAGCTTTATACTTTTCTGAAAGGTATGAAGCTACTGTACTCTTACCTGAGCGTACCCCGCCACATAATGCAATTTTTAAGCTACTCATTGTTGATCTCCTTCTTTCAGACCTGTACTAAGTTTTCCTTTGATAGTCGGGTGAGCATCATACCCCGCTAATACGATATCGTCCATAGTATAGTCTTCGATATTCCCGTGAACGGTCTTAATCTCAAGCTGCGGCATTTCCTTTGGCTCTCTCTCCATTTGACTCTTGAGCAGGTCAATATGATTAGTATAGATGTGAGCATCCCCAAAAGTATGAATAAACTTACCTACTTTTAACCCCGCCATTTTAGCAATGAGATGAGTTAGCAGCGCATAGCTTGCGATGTTGAATGGTACACCGAGAAAGATATCTGCAGAACGCTGGTATAGCTTGCAGCTCAAAGTACCATTTACTACATAGAACTGGAATAGGACGTGACACGGAGGAAGCGCCATATAGTCTAAGTCCCCGATGTTCCATGCGGACACAATATGTCGGCGGCTATCCGGGTTACTTTTAATCTGCTCAATTACATCCTTTAGCTGGTCGTACTGTTTCTGATATCCGAAGTCTCCTTCGATGTTAACTACACCGCCCCAGCTGCGCCACTGTCGACCATAAATAGGTCCCAGTTTAAACCCTGTAAGCTTCGTCATTTTTACAAATCTTTCTTTAGTAAGAGGTTCTCCAGAATCCTCTTTATTATGGTTATCTAAATAGTATCTATAAGCGTCATCGGTCCAGATATTGATGTTTTTGTCCAGCAGCGTCTTTAGGTCCGTATCTCCCTTTATGAACCAGAAAAGTTCTTCAGCAATAATCCTAAAAGGGAGTTTCTTTGTTGTTAAAAGAGGGAAACCTTTAGATAGGTTGAACTCCATTTGTGGACCGAATAGGCTCAAAGTTCCAGTTCCTGTGCGATCCTCCTTTAAAACTCCTTCTTCCATAACCTTTTTAACTAAACCAAGATACTCCGTATCTACATGTGTCATTTATTTCAGTCCTCTCTTAAGTTCTTCTGCAATATTTAGCTGTACAAATTCTCCCACGATATCGTTAACTAGTTTTTCGGTTTTCGAATCTACCTTATTATGGACGTAGCTGTCATACAACCTTGAAATAGTATCGTCATACTCGTCTAACCGATCAATATAGAATAGTAGTTTCTCGTAGCTTTGTTTCCCTTCCTTTAGTCTAGTTAACTCAAGCTGCTCGGGTGAGTTACTCTTATACCAAAGAGCGTTATCATAGTTGTTAAACCCTGATTCTTGAAACCGAATGAGTAGTTGGGCAATACGAATCGCAGAAGCGATATGCTTACCTACTGCTTTTGTGTCTGAGGGGTTATTAAAAACTTCCTTTTCTGCCTTCGACTGCTGCTGCCGGAACATCCCCCTGCAAGCATGGTACAAAGAAGGTAGGTTCATTCTAGCGATTGAGCTACGCAAACCTCTCAGCTCCTCAAATAGAGAGTCTGAAATAGTAGCTCGAACGGTGAAAAGCGCCTCAATAAAATTAGGGCTACCCTTGCAAAGATAGTGTGCAAATTTTCTAACATCATGAACTGCATAATCTAAGCTGTCCGATGTAGCCTGATCCTTTACGAACTTGCCCTGATATAAGTCTTCCCAGCTTGGGTATACAAAATGAAGTTTATCTACATCTGAGTAAGGGGTAGCTAAGTTATAGTTTTGTGACCCAACAACAGCAATAAAACTTTTTGATCGAGTTTCCAATTACTTTTCCTCCTTTGACATTTTATATACTGCGTTGATTACAAGCGGTAACCAGAAACATGTAATGATTAGGTACAACATCAGCAACCAGTTCTTCTCATCTGTACCATCCAGCAGTTCTTCATCCGTTCTGCTTAATTTTTTACCTTTGGCTTTCATGTTTAGTAAGACCAGCATATAAGTTGATATTGCGTATGCAACCGTCACTCCTACTAAAACATACACTGCAGTTATAACCAGCACACATACCACATCTTTTCTCTTTTGTGTTTACATCAGAAAATTTTCGGGTAACACTATAAAAACTTCTGTAATGCATCTCTATAACCACAGTATATTCCGGCTATAACATATTGTCAATGAATTTGTCGATTATTTCTAAGAATATTTTAGAATACCAGAGGGTACTTGTCTCGGTTACGGTATAACTTGTCATAGCAAGCTGCTATAACTCGGGCATCATACATGGCATTATGTGGCGCCCCCTTAATAGGTGTATCGATAAAAGACTCTCGATTGATATCCGGGTCTATACCGTGGATTTTAAATAGAGTGGTGATATCCCCGTAGTACATACAAACGTTAGCAGGCAAATTCAAGGCACCGCCTAGTAAATCATTTAGCAGAATCGCATCATAATAAAGGGTATCGCCCCAAAATTCTACTTTATCGAACTGCGCCACCCACCCCCGAATTACTTTAGACAGGAAAGAAAAAGAACCCCGTGCATAAGCGACAGCACCTATCTCATGGCTAAACGTTTCACCAAGGTCACTATGTAATGTCGAATCCCATAGTAAATGCTTCAAGACATTCTCTTTGATCCAGTCGTCTACCTGTGATTTATCATAGTCTGTAAATTCACAATAAAACGTTTTACCGTTTTCTGCTGACATTCCTAAACTGATAGGTGTAGTTTCTTTTTGTAGTCCAGTGAACTCAAAGTCGAAAAAAATCTTAGTCATCTGTATCTCCCCTTATATTTATACTGTATGATATACAAAATTAGCAGCCAATGAGCTTGGCTGCTATAAATTTAAATCGCCCAAATATCACGAACAAACTTCTGTCTATCCCACATAGCTTTGATGTCTTCATCTGACATTGCATCGATATCAATTTTTCGATTCGTTGGTATGTTGCTGAAGAAGAATCGAATCATTTCAATATCCTGAGATGTGTAGCCTTCTGCATTTTTAAATACTTGCTCAATGTCATCCATTAGTACCATCAGCTCATGTGTCGTAATTTCATCGTAACTTTTAACCCGGGCGTATAACTCCGCTTTGTCTGGAATAGACGCCTCTTCCCTTAGCTGCTTAGCTGCAGCTAACATTTTACTTGTAACCTGCGGGCTTCTATTTCCTTTTGCGTACTCAAACCGAGCACTTACATAGTCTGTAACTGGGTTTGTTGGGAACAGTTCATCTACTGATCCTAATTTTGTTGTCTCTAGGTCCATATTTTCGTCCTGAGCTTCTAACTCGTCCATAAGCTTATCAACGATTACTTTAATATCCCATATCTCTCCCAGTAGACGTTCTAAGGAAACATTCCCCGGTTTTAGGTGTTTAACTTTTTCCTCTAAACGTTGTGTATTATTTAGTAACACACAGAGGTTTTTAGCTGCTTCATTGCTAATTGCCATTTAATTTTCCTCCTAATTTGCCATAAACTTTCCGATTTCATCACTGAAGGAGCTGAACTTCCCTCGATAATTCGTTGTGAGCTGGGCAAACTCAATTTCAGTGAACACCCCGAGCTCTTTTCCTCGCTTAAAATGGTGGATAAAAGCCGAGAATCCGGAGTTATTTTTGGTAATGTCGATCTGACCATTATGTCCTGCTATACCTACATAGCAGTTATCCTTAATGCGTGTTAAAGTCTTTCTAATCTCATCTACTGTACCATTCTGTGCCTCGTCAATAATGATGCCAGCCCGATCCATGTTTCTTCCTCGTAAAAATGTATGCGGAACGACTTTGTACTCGCCCCCGATGAACTCATCACACATCATCTCTAAATCGAGAACCTGCGGGTTTTCTCCAGCCTCCACTAATGCTTGATGAAAGGGGACAGCATATTCTTTAATTTTTTCTGAAACGCCTCCCGGCAGAAACCCAAGTGATTTTTCTTGGACCGGAAATACCACATAATAAATCGCATCTATGTACCCTTTGTCTTTGAGAACTTTCATAGCCTGAGTGAGTACAGTTGTCTTACCTGATCCCGCTACAGAGTCAACTATGACTCTTTGGGACTTGAAAAGCTTGATTACCATATCTTCCTGTTCAAGATCTAACTCCCTAATCAGTGGAAAATCTTTTTTGGTCAGCTTACTGAGGTCTAGCGATTCTTTATGTGTCATTTAGCGGCTCCTTTATCCAGAATAGTACCTTTCTTATCTCTATTATACTATATTCAGGTCCTAGCAGTCGTTCTTAAACCGAGTAACCTGAATCATGGCTGCCTTTGTTTCTTTCTTTGTTAAACCTTTAGCCCTAACTTCGGCAAATACATCCACAAATTGGTAATACGCCATTGGTGTAAGTCCGGCTTCCCGTACGTAGTTACAGTACCCTCCATAAGCACTTTGATTATACTCTCTTGCTTCTCTTCTCCACCCCAACACAACCCCTCCTTTTTTGTATCTTAGCTATATTTTATAGTAGATGTTATAGAGTGTCAATAGGATGTATAAAAAAAAGACCTGCGAGGTGCAGGTCTCAATTTCTAACGTCCTCGAATTTTCTTGAGGAGCTGTGTATTCTGTGAAGACGTTCCTTCATAATTCTTAACTCCGTACTTAGCAGCTAGTTTGCTACGGTTTGCGAAGCTAGAGTCTTCTCCGATAGACTTGAGATAATCTACAAGACTAGTGGTCTTCTGATCTCCTTTAGCGCTTCCGGGCTTCGGAGCTGCGCCGCTACGCATTTTATCAAGAAGTTTTGTATTCTGTGAAGCAGTACCTGTGTACCCGGAAATACCATATTTATCTGCAAGTTTCTTACGGTTCGCAAAGCTGGAGTCCACGCCAATAGAGTCCAAATACTCAACAATACTGTTAGTTTTTTGGTCTCCTTTTGTTGAAGGCTTGGAGCTTCCTGATTTCTTATAATCTGCTTTGAGCTTATCTAGCAACTTAGAGTTCTGTGCAGCAGTGCCCTCATAACCTGAAATTCCATACTTGTTAGCAAGCTTTTTGCGGTTAGTGAGGCTAGAGTCCACACCCACTGAGCTTAGGAAATCAACAACGCTGTTAGTGTTGAAATCTGGAGAACCTGAAGACTTGGACGGTGCAGACTTAGCTGGTGCCGGAGTAACAGAGGCTTTACCATCAAGCATTCTTAAGAAGTCATCCCAAGTAACCCCTTTTGCACCACTACGCAAGTTATGTGGGCAGTCTTTCCACCCACTAGCTTCCCGGTGAGTGATAACATGAGATTTAGGGATACCGTACTTATTCATCAGAGACTTTGTAAGTTCAGCAGCATTTTTAACAGCTTCTTTAAAATTACCATCTGAGTTTACGCAGATTTCAATACCAATAGAGTTACTGTTGTAAGAACTTCCACTATGCCAACATTTAACACTGTCTGGGAAAGACTGTACTGCTTCTTTATCATCTACAGTGTAGTGCCAAGAAGCATCACGAGAATTCCCATTCTTTTGAAGGTTGGCGTGGCTTTGGGCGTTTGCGCCTACGTTAGTGTTAGCGGTCTCGTGGATTACGATGTAAGTTTTAGGGTTACCATACCCATTAGACTCTCGGGCGATAATAGCTACGGAAACGAGGTCTTGCTTAATTTTAACCATATGTTTATACCTCCATTTATAAAATTTTTAGACTTACTTAATATAGAGGTTGGACAATTTTTAGAGGAGTCTCGAATCAACTTCAGATATGATTGCATCGAAGTTTGTACTTGGTGAAAAAGTAAATACAAACTCGACACCTTTAACATTTGCGGTTGTTAAAGGTACCACTTCCACTGGGCAAGCCCACTCTGATTGTTTATTTATCGCCTTGGCTGCCTTAATAAACTCTTCGGTCTCTTCCGACTTCTCTTGCAGGTAGGAAGAGGGGATGAAGATAGAATGTTCTGTCTTCATTCTCCCTACACTATTCCTCCCTTTAAAGATGACAAAGGTTTCTTTAAGCTCATTTAGGAGGGACTTTCTTTCCTCACTCATGGGGCGACTCCGGGTTCTCTTTAGGGAAGTGCTCTGCGTTGAAAGCCTCTAAGTTTTCTTTCTTAATAAAGGACACAATGAATGCGATTTCTCCACCCTCTAGCCCAGAGTTAATAGGGGATACTCCTGTTGATAGTTGACCTGAGCCATCGTCCGTAATAACGACTACGTCTTCACCTAGGGGAAGGACATCCCCTTTTTCGACCCGAGCAGCAAATTTATTAACCAGCTCTCCCATATCGACTCCATAATCAACGCTTTTGATAAAGATTTCTCTGTGGAGCTCCGGAGCCTCAGAGTAGTGGCTTACTAACTGCAGAAAATTAGAGTCCTTAGCCTCATCCTTAGACTTCGCAATAAGGAATTTGTAATCATTGAAGGTATCCTTCGCCAACTTGATTAAAAGCTCTATAATCTCGTTATAGTTCTCCTCAGTCGGTTTTTGATTGAGCAGGTGGCTAAGACTTAGCCCATTGTCCTCGACAGCTGGTTGATAGTAGTGGCTGGTAAGACCATCAATAGAAATAACCCCTTCTTTAGGTGTGTACTCTGAGTTTCTTGTGTTCTTGTAATTCCCTTTATCCATAATTTCCTCCTTATGTACTTTGTCTTTTAGCTCCTCAATAAAGCCGTGAAGAGCATACAAGACAGAACTTTTTTTCGACTTCTTTGCTGCAGTTACAACGCCTAAGACTATAATAAGTGTGTAAACTACAGCAGCTATAAACATTATAACATAAATCGAGCTACCCATGGTTCTTGTCGCTCTTCCCAAAATAAAGCTGTAAATCCTTGTTAGATACAAGCCAAACTGAGCCATCTTTCTCCAATCCAAACTTCGATAGTACCGGGCGAGCTTCTGGTTGATCTTCTACTTTTACACCCTTTTGGTTAGTAAGAGCTAAGCTCAAAAGTTCACCGAGCCCCCGTGTAGCTACTCCTGACACTCGACCACTGCTTATGTAAAAATCCATATGGAAGTACTCTCCGTCATCAGAGTACCCTACAATGCCCTCTAGTGTACCGCCCTCACCACGCAGCTCTAGGTAGTACTCGGAGTCTCCTTGGAATTTACTGGCATCAGGGAAGTCTGCTACCTCTTTTTTCAAGTCAGCTATAGTCTCAGGACTAGCGTCAGTTTTTCTATCTTTCACCCTACCTCTTAACTCCCGAGCGTGCTTTACCTGCCCTACAGAAGACTCTTCCCGGCTGTCCGCCGAGTCATTACTCTCTTTGTTGTCTTTATTGGGGTCCTCATATACGGTTACTTCAGTCTCTTTCCCGTTTCTTATGATCTTCCTCTTGACAGGAACTAACTTACTATAATCCTTGGACTTATAGACCTGATCCGGAAAAAGATCGCAGGATTGAGCATAAATATACATGTCGTACATCGAAGTAAATCCATACATATTTAGCCATCCCTGAAACTGTCTTGACAGTTCTTCATTCCTGTTTATTATATCATTCAGGTTCTTTACTTGGGTTACAGACTTTACGAAGGCGGTAGTTACCTCTGTTTCTTGTAGACCTATGTAAGCTTCATCTGCAGCCTCTGCAGCGATTTTTGTTAAGTTGTCCATTAACCTGTCTACCCCTTCGGAAGACAAGCTATACTTTGATTTATGCATTCTATACCCTCCCTTACAGCCATTATATCATAAGTCTGTAACCTAATAATAAAATAAGGGGCAAAATTTGCCCCTTTTGTTAATCATGTGTAATTAATATCCTCTTGCAAAAATATCGGTAGCTTGAGGAACCATGTTGTTGACCGTAGTATACGCAAACGCATTCTCTTGAGTGTTCATGATGTAAGGCTCCAACACATGCTCTAACCCAACCATAGAGTATACTGAAGACTGAGCATAGTGATCGTCACCCTTATTTGTGATGATCTGATAGATTTCTCCGGTCTTCTCGTCTTCCTCGTCTCGTATTACAACTTTCTTCCAATGGTCAAGATAGAGTTCAAGGTCCTTATCAGGACGGTAAAACCCTAGTCTTCCCATCTTCATATCCGCTATGTGTCTCTTATTTTGGGTTAACTTGTCCACGGTAACTAATGATCTATTATCTGACCACACAGGTTGAACTTGACCTGTTGACCGAGGTGTTGGGTTAACTTTTACTCCATACACTTTACCGGGACCAAAGTAAGCCATAAGTTTCTCTACATAGTTCCCACTATCCCCTGTGTCTGCACAAATTATATCAGGGTTGTAAGGAACGAGCTGGTTGATAATATTTTGGATATCCTCCTCGATATTTGTTACAGACCTAGACCGCTCAACTGAGAAAATTCGGATAAGGTCAATCATCCCATTATCCCTGAATCCTCGAACTGTAACCCAATGATGGTTTCCCCAGTCAATACCAACCGAAATGAATCGATAAGTTCCTCTGTCCATTAGCGGCTCCGGAAGGTCTTCTCTGATATTGTCCATAACATCCCCATCCTGAACAGCAAGCGCAACATCTTGGAAGGGGTACCCTAGCACGTAGTTATAAAAGTGCTGCTTAGACCCTGCCTCTAGCTCTTTTCTTTTTAACAAGTCAGCGCTAATCCATACCGCATTCAGCTGTGTGATTAAATAACCTCGGGTACCTCCTCCGTCTGCAGTTCTTGAGGGGTATGCAGCTACCCACTCACCGTTGTACCATCTGTCGAGAGGTTCTTTACACTTTTGGCAAATAAACCGGAATGTACCCTCTTTTACGGTTTTAGCAAGAACATCTACTCCCTTTTCATTGATGCATTCAATATTCTTTTCATAGTCTAATTGCTGTCTTGTCCCGCATCTGTCACACTTATGCATGTAAACCAGTTGATCTGACTGTTCGTACAATTCGTGAATACCATAGTCAGGAACTGTAGGAGTACTCCATCTTCGAAGTATTTTAAAAGTGGAAGATGACATGGACTCTACTGCAGAAATCTCAGCAGATGCAGATACCCGGTCGTACTCATCCATAGATAAGTAGTCAATATCGACACCCTCTACTGCAGCTCCCTTGGAGGATGAACGGAACAATAAGAAACTGTTTCTTATTCTCTTTTTCTCCAGAGAGTCTACCGTTTTATCAGTAATAGTAGCGTAGTATCCTGAGTCAAGCACAGGGTTTAATCTAGTGCTTACAAAGTCTTTCATCTGACGGTTTGTAGGGAAGGTGTACAGACACTTGACCCCTGCGTAACTATGGAGGTCCGCAAAATGGATCATCTCAGCAATCCCTATTTCAGAGAGACCGAGCTGCCGGGACTTAATTACAGCTTTATTCGGGTGTTGGTCGTTTATAATCTGAACCTGCCACGGTCGATGTGCCTGCGCCCGGGTAGAATCCTGTCCACTAACATGAAATGTAATAGGGTGATTCTTTACCCTGTGGTGCTTCAGTAAGTAGGAGGAAGGATTCAGCATTGTAAGTACATAGTTTAGTTCTTCCTTCGTTATTTTTGTTCTGCCAAACGTCTTTTGTGCAATATTCGCAATCATTTTTCCATCTATATGAGTCATAATTAGAATCCACCTTCATTCTGCCTATTTTGTACACTATCCATCCGCTGAATAAGGTCTGCTACATCATCTGTGCTCATATCAGTAACGTCAAGCATTCCTTCTTCATCACTTGCAATTTTACCTTCTCGAATATCTTCCTCAAACTCTCTGTCCTGCTTCATGTTAATCTCAGGGAGCGTAGCCTGACCTGCTTTACCCTCCATCGCCTCTGAGATTCCATTAATCTCTTTATAAGCTCCGATGATACGAACAAGGTCAGAGGCGTTGTCGATTGGTATTTCCCCGGCTTCTAACCTCTGAAGGTACAAGTCTAGCGTTCGAGACACACCTGCATTTAGACGTTCTCTAACTTCTTCTTCACTTGAGAACACAGACCTTTTTTTCAAAACTCGGCTTCTAATATTTTCTGACATGGACATTTTACTCCAGCTCCCCTTTCTGTTTTAATGTTCGATAGCAAGAATGTACATCCTCGCAAATATCCACCTTGAATAGGTTATTTAGGTGAAACCTGATATGAGATTGTATTGTTATGTAGGTATTTTCCCGGAGAATTAAAGAGGACAGAGGACGGCTACAGACGACGCATATTCTTGGTGTGTTAACCCTGTGATCCCCTTTTTTAAACACCACCCGCTTTTCAGAGTTAGAAAACAGGCTCCTTCTCTTCTCTACAACATCTTTTTTACTAATAATCGTAGTCACCCTCTTCGCCCTCATCTGGGAAGTTCTCCTCGATATACGCCGCATATGCTTCAAATTTATCCTCGAAAAACTTGTCTGTATCCACGGACTCACTTTCTAGTGCGTTCAAGTAAAAGTAGGGCAGCTGGATAATAATATCCCCTACTATCTCAACAGGGATATCTGAGGTAAAGGCAATACCACAAGAGATAAACTCACTAACTAAAGCCCTTTCATACTCATTGTGTAGAATCTTGATGATCTCACTCTCCTCGATATCAAGGTCACACTGCAACTCGGCATATTCGTAAGCCATTGAAACAACGATAGACTGAATTACCTGTGCTATATCAGAGACCAGTTCTTCAATAAAAGGAATATCTACGCTTTTCTCTCCGTTCACAGTAGCCGCCGGACCCATAAATAATACCTCAGATAGGATGTAAGGGATTAGGTCCTCTTCAGCATAGTCATTTATAATATTGTCGTACGTACTCATTTCTTCTTCACTAAATCCAAACATGCAGAGCACCTTCTTTACTTTTTGTCATATTTTTTTAGAGCTACATCTGCGATCTCTTGTATCTCTTTTCGTACTTTCTCTTTTTTCTTCACAAGCATCCTATCGTAGAACCAAACAACAGCTACTGCTAGTATGGCACCGAATATAACGTATACCACAATAGGGTGCTTAAGTTCACAGACGTATCTTGAGAATAGGTGAGTAAGACCCACAACTACTCCTTCGGTAGCGAGTACTAGCAATAATTTAACAAATAGCTTGTTTGCGTGATTTAGCATTTATGCAACCTCCATAACTTAGTTGTTGTCTTTTCCTATAATATAAAGGATGCGGAATAAAAGAAAAATTCCACTTCAAAGTCTTATATTAATAAAGAATCAGAAGCCGGAGAGGATAAATATGTTTATTACTTCTGTAGTGCTAACTGTCATTTTTTATGTGCTCATTGTTTACGTATCCTACATAACTTCACAAATTTTATACATAGGGGTAACCAGCAGGCTAATTCTTTCTGTAATAAGGTCCTCCCTGTTCATCCTAGTGGCTTATACCTCTATTATATCAGATGTAATACTATTCTATATTTTAAGATATGACTCTATATCTATAAAAAATGGGCTGCTTCTTTTTCTGCTATCTACTTCATTAGTAGCAGCCAGCAGCAGAAAGGAGACTAAAAGTGAACATACCCGAGAATAAGTACCACAGTACGATTAAACTCGAATTTAGAGACCTAGTTGATAATATCGTTAGTAGAGGACGAAAAGTATTTCATGTGTATACGATCCACCGTCTGTTATCACTAGGGCTGCTAATCGATTTTAGGTTTGCTTATATTCCTAATAACGATGGAACAACCATTATTATTGAGTTGGACCTTAAGGAGCATGGAAATGTCCGATTTAGTGTAAACGCCGGGACAAACTATGGAAGTGTACTAGATGATGTCAGTATGAAAAACTTGACTGATTTTTTAGCTAATTACAATACAAAACTGGACGATATAGAACAGAAGGGGACTAAGTTATTCGATAAATAATGGAAGGTGGGGATTTTAGTGGCTTACCAGAACAATGAGCTTATCCAAAAACTAAAAGAAATCGAAGACACTATACAGGATCACAAAACTGACAATACTGAACTTAAGGTCGTGGTAAACGAGCTTAAAGAGATTGTTCAGTCTCTTGATAAGGACATGGCTATTCAAGCAGAAAAACAGTCCCACTTGTTCTATAGAGTTGAGCAGCTGCAGAGGGAGTTGGAGCTGCTGGAGGAAAAAGGTGTTAAAACAAGTGACAAGCAAAGAGCGCTAATCGAAAACGCTCTTATGGCTTTCCTTGGTGGTCTCATCACCTACATCTTTAGTATGATGAGCGGAGGAAAATAAAATATCGAAAGGAGTGGGTATGCATGGCAAGAGCTAAAAAAGTGGAGATCACGATGATCGATCAAAAAGTGTGGTATGTCAACACTGAGGATTTAAACACACTAGGGGTTTCCGAGTCTCCGGACTCGTTTATTGGTAACTATATCCGAGGTAGTAGAGGACCTATGCTACGTGTTAATGCCACTGACGATATGACCGGAGAAGAACGGTTTATCAATCCTGCATTAATTGTCGATCTTAAAGTAACATACTCATAAAAATAAGACCAGTTTAACTGGTCTTATTTCTTTACCACATACCCGGGTCGTCTCGTATTTCGTCCATTGCATCTTCTGCAGCTTGATACTGTCTGTCTCGGCGTTCATCCTCAATCTGGCGTTCGTACACAAAGTTAGCCATATCTTTCAGCGCCTTTAGTGTTTGTATGGCTATATCCTCTGAATACTTACTGTGTGCATCTGCTGCCAGCTCAATCAAATATTCAAGGTGATCTATTACTTTATCCCGATGCTTCTCTGTAGGGGTTTCTGATTGACTAAACATTCCCACTTCAGCGACCTCCCTTCTCATGTACTGAATTTTGAACCTCTTTTGACTTGGCAATAATTTTAGAGAACTCATTAAGATTTTTCTTCATAGTTTCTATCTGTACTGCTGCCTTTTTACTGGATGTCTTTTTCATCATTCGTCTCCTCGCTTGTGTTCAGCACGTTTTCGTCTCTCCAGATCAGCTGCTTCTTCCTCTGAAAGGTCTTCAAATAAAACCCGGTAGCTTTCCTTGAATAGGTCTTCAAGGTCCTCTAGCTTTTGTCTTCTTGGGAATTTCTCTCCATTTTCCCAATAGCTTATTGTTGAGAAGCTCACCCCAAGTTTATCCGCCAAGCTATAAATCGTGTACCCTGCATCCATTCTGTACTTTTTGAGTCGTTTAGGCATTTTCATTCTGTCCTCTCCCTTTGTTTTACTCGTTGATGTTTTTGTCATTACTGATACTCCCCTTTGTTTTGTTATGATTCGAGTTATTGTTGACTCCATCATAGCACTGGATTGATTAAAAGTCAACATACTCTTATAACTTTTTTTGACTTACTGGTTAGGTTTATTTTTGACATAATTTAAAATGGGTATACATACAATAGATAACACAAGATGTTAATCCATCTTGTTTGCCCTTAAAGGGGATTGCTGTGGCATGATAGACCTAACTCTTTGACTTACCTTAAAGATGTCTGAAGACACGGAGGTAAGTCTTTTTTTTTGTACTCCTTAAAATAAAATAGGACAAAAAAGAAGATGGAACTGACTTGGTTATTCTGACTCTTGTTTCTTATCCATGGTTTCACTATATCATACTAGGCTGATACATGGAACTGAGAGAGTATAAACTTGTTTTGTCATATTTTAATTCCTTGGTATATAAGGGTTTAGGGCATATTGAGACAACTTTTTGTCCTATTTTATTTTAACTGGTCTGTATTATATATTTATATTATTTATTAATATTAAATACTTGTTTATAGAGTTATAAAAGAATATAATAAAGAAGACGTGCCGGACGAGCTTACAATAACTGGAAAATGGTATGAGCACAAAAAAAAATAAAAAAAAGTGGTCTGAACCCTTGTCAAGAGATACAGAGTATGTTATAGTATAGTTAAGCTTAAATATGGAAACAAACACACCGTATACCGACACTTGGAATTGCTCAGCAATAACACACCTCCTGATCGTCTTTGCTGGGCAAAACCAACTGTCGATATAAGTAGGTACTCATTAAGGGTACAGACCTTAAAACATTAAGTAACGCCCCCTTTCCTAGGGTCTGTACCTTTAATGAGCATCTGCTTTTAGACTTTTTAAGTATGGCTCTCCTAATTATAAAGTGATAAAGTCGAGTTATTGGTCAGCTCTGCTGAATGGCTTTACCTATCGCAAAGGTGATGCGATCGACACCGGGTACGACGGTTAAGGCTGACGGCTAAAAACCACTTAAAACTTTGTCCCATAGCTCAATGGTAGAGCGTCCGGCTGTTAACCGGGAGGTTGCTGGTTCGAACCCAGCTGGGACAGTAAACTTTATAAATGAGGAGGTGATTGCATGAAAAAAGAGGCAATTTACGTCTTCAAATATAGAGGAGTATCAAGGACCGTTAACGTTTTCGTTGATCCTATTGAGAAACGCCGATACTGGTCTTCTTCTAGCTATATACAACCTTTAAACAATCCTTTAAATTACACAGGGACAGGCGCTGAAGAAGTTCAGACATACGAACCTGAGATTGTTCATGAAGAGTTGCTACCGGACTTCGCTTCATACCAGCGGAATATGGCACAGGTACTTTTTAAGCTACCGGATGTAGAAGCTTATGCTGTTGGTAGCTACTCTGAGCTTTCTGAAGATTCAGAACCAGCAATTCGTGAATTATCAGTAGTATTAATTGACAAACTTTAATGGAAATGGGAACCGTGGCTGTTAGTTTTGGGAGCAGCAATCTTCAGACGGCAGGGTACTTGACGTTGGGTTAGGGTATCCAACATAGAGTAGGTGGCATAGAAACTCTTTCAATTCTGAGGGCGTTTTTCCAGCCGCATACGTACTACTCTGACTATTCTAACAGAGCTCACACGCCTCTCTACACTCGGTAGATGCGGACCACAGTGAGACTTTTTTTATCGAACGAGATGATAAATAATTTACTCGGCGCTGATTCTAGGCAGGTAGCTGGTAAACGGGGTTAGATTCCTCGGTCCGTTCGACTTTATTCGCTCCGAGATCAGCTCGGACGACTGTGTGGTGGTGGAAAAGGTAGACACACAATCTAGGCTTGAATCTCCTGAACAGGCGGTTCAATGAGTCAATACTGGGCAGTTAAATGGTGCGGACGTTCCTAGACCATACTGCCATGCTAGGTGCAAATCCTAGCCCACACATTGCCGCTAATAAATGCGGAGACAACTTACTGGGGCTGCACACAGTTTACTGGGGTGTGCGAGCAGCTATAGAGAGAGGGTAAGGGCTGCATCTACTGTGGGAGTAGATTAATTGCGGTGTACATCTTCGGGTTGCACTTAAGAGAGGCGGATGCGTCTTCCTCTTCTTTTCTTATCTCGCAGGCGTCTGGAGACAGATCAGGGTTCGATTCCCTGTCATTGCGAGGCTCGGGAGCCTAGTGTAGGTTCGATCCCTACAGCCTGCCACATACATTCAGGGGTAGTTGCTATCCATCGAAGCTGTTCGGGTATACACGGGCAGCGGGAGAGAAGGAACGTTTCGTGGGAGGGTAAAACCTTAAAACAGTCTTAAATCCCACAACCGATTATAAATTGTGTAACAAGTTTAGATGGTGACATCTACTTTAGCTAGCCAAGACGGCGTGTCAAGCTATCATAGCTTGCTAAAAGTCACAAGAGTTTGGGGCGTACACGTTAAGGAGTTCCCAAAGAGGAGGGTGTACGAAGCAGCCTATTGGTAGTGGTCTGCGTTACATGCGGAATGATGGATGATATTATTCAGTAGGTATCCTAGGTATATGCTGAATAGCGGGGTTCGATTCCTCGGTTCCGCTCCAAATACAACAATGCAGGGAGAATTGGTATTCCATCCGGTCTCATAAGCCGGACTCCGAGGGTTCGACTCCCTCCTCTGCAATACGCTAGCTAGGTAGACGGTTAGTCCGGTTTGGCGGCTCTTCGCTTAAGTTCGATGAGGGAAATAATACCATTCGCTAACCAACCCGAGGGTAAACGGGCGTCTACTTTTATAGCAAAGGAGGTCTATTATAAGGGTGGAAGAGTATCCAGTATTAGATGAAAAAGCTGTATTTGATAAAGCTCAAGAGCTTGCAAAAGCAAGAGGTATTACAATCACAGATGAAGTAATTGACCTTGTATTTGAGGCAGAGTACCTCTGTTTGAAGGAACTAGGTCTAGTTGAAGAAGAGTAGATAGCAGTCTACTGATTTAATTCTTTTTTAACTCCATTCTTCAGAAGATGGAACAGGTAGCCATCACCTTTATGTGGAGATGTGGGAGTACCGACCCACTTGAAGAACTGCCTCTGTGGTGAAATAGGATATCACAGCAGACTTCTATTCTGCTATTCTAGGTTCGACTCCTAGCAGGGGCGTTGGCTCTATAGTGTAGCGGTCAACACGCCAGCCTGTCACGCTGGTATCCCGGGTTCGAATCCCGGTAGAGTCGTACTTAGGTCCTCCCTCTCCTGTTGGTACGGGGAAAGTAAAGTAGGGTTATAAAAAAAATAACGGAGAAGCGAGTTACCATTAGGTATAGTCGGGAGTACCACCTGACAGACCTCAATACTTCTCCACATAGTGAGGTTTTAAGGGTTTTTTCTCACTAGTAACCATATCGGACTGTCTCGTTCTCTGCGGGGAGAAAAAATGAGGTTAAACAACCTCCACAGACAGGTGACAGATGGTGAGGGCACTTACCCAATATTTGCCGCAGATGAGGGAAGTGAGACGAAGATAGGACGTAGAGGCGGGTCCTTCGTCATTTAAAAGCAGAGGTGAGTATCGCCCGGTTAACACGTTATGATCTAATCGTAGTCGATTTTCCGGTTAATAGGTGCTCCCGGCTTATACTAGGGTGAGCGGTAACGTAGGAGAGTTACGATGGACTGTAAATCCATTCCTTTCGAGGTTAGAGTGTTCGAATCACTCCTTACCCATTGCACATTGTGCGCCTTCCTTAAATTCATTGAAGACTCCGTATATTTACTTACGGAGTCTTCTTTGTGTTTTCTTACTTTGATGCCGCCCGGCAGATGCAGTACCTTTATATGATATAATTAAAATAGAGACTTCATAGTTCTATATTATACGTAGAGAAGGAGGAACCAATGGCATCCTTTAGTCAAGACACCAAGTGGATTGAAGCTAAAAAAGTCGTAGGACATGTAAACTGGATTGAAGTTGTAAGTTATTACAGATCAATAGGCGGAATTAATGTGTTCGTATACTCCGTAGTGAATGGGGATAAACGGCTTATTGTTGACGTTATTGATAATGACGAGGTCCTACTGATCGGTAAAGCTGATGAACCTCTTACTGATAGCTATACTAATGTCTTAAATAGTCGAAAGGTTTTCAAATACTCTGAGGAGTTGGACTTCAGAAACTATTATTTAAGGGGACAGAAGTTTCGCATTCCAACTGAAAGTCAAAAGTAGAATGGAAGTGATAAGAGGATGGACGTATTAAACTGGATACCTAACTGGTCCAACAAAAAGGAAAACAAGACACTAACTGTAGATGATACAATGTCTGTACACATCAAGCAGCTAGAAGAAGAGGTTGTCAAGAGCGCAAGGGGCGGGAATGGAGCTAAAGCCTACGAGGAGCCGATCCTAGGTAATTTTTCAATGAACCCGGACTACAAAGACGCCCCCTCTACATCAGGGACGCATAACCTCCTCAACATACTTAAGCTATGGTCAAGGAAGAATATCATCCTTAACGCAATTATTAATACCCGGGTGAACCAAGTATCTTTGTTTTGTACCCCTGCTCGATACAGTGATAAAGGGATTGGGTACGAAGTACGGCTGCGAGACCCACTGGCTAAGGAGAGTACCCACGATACTAGTACGATTAAACGGATCGAAAACTTCCTTGAGAATACAGGGAAGACAAAGGACTTTACACGAGATACTTTTAGAACCTTTGTCAAGAAGCTTGTTAGAGATAGGCTTACATACGATAAGATCAACTTTGAGCTTGTGTACACTAAGACAGGCGAGCTGCACCACTTTAAAGCAAGCGATGCTTCTACTATTTATGTTGCTGTTGACAAAAATGGGTACGAGCCAAAAGGGAAGAACGTAACTAAATTTGTACAGGTACTCGATAATAAGAAGGTCGCCGAGTTCAAGGCTAATGAGATGGCTTGGGAGGTACATAATCCTCGAACAGACATCACTGTAGGAAGATATGGTTATCCAGAGCTAGAGATTGCGATGAACCATCTTCAGTACCATGAAAACACTGAAGTGTTTAACGCCCGGTTCTTTGCTCAAGGGGGAACTACAAGGGGTTTACTCCAGATAAAAACTGGACAGGAGCAGTCTCACCAAGCATTAGCCTCCTTCAGGAGAGAATGGTCTGCTATGTTTAGTGGTATCAACGGTGCATGGAAGATTCCGGTTATCACTGCAGAAGACGTTAAGTTTGTGAACATGACTCAGTCTTCTAAGGACATGGAGTTTGAAAAATGGCTTAACTACTTGATAAACGTAATCTGTTCTATTTACTCTATTGATCCAGCAGAAATCAATTTCCCTAACCGTGGAGGAGCTACAGGTCACTCTGGAAATACACTTAACGAAAGCAGCACAAAAGAGAAGACCCGGGATTCAAAAGACAAAGGGTTAGAGCCTCTTTTAAAGTTTATTGAAGACGCTGTAAACAAGTACATCGTTTCTCAGTTTGGGGACAAGTATGTATTCAACTTTGTTGGAGGAGATGCTAAGACTGAGGCTGAAATCATTTCAATCCTTGAGTCTAAGGCTAAGATTGGTCTTACAATTAATGACGTCCGTAAAGAACTTGGTTACCCTGAGATCGAGGGCGGAGACGTTACACTTGCTGGAGTTCACGTTCAGCGCCTTGGGCAGCTCATGCAAGAAGAACAAATGCAGCAGCAGCGACAGATGGAGATGCAGCAGTTTTTAGCTGAGCAGACTGGTTACAACGGTGATCTTGATAATGTTAACGGTAAAGATACATATAACAGGAATGTAGGTAAGGATGGTCAGGTTAAAGGAAAGAACAACACCAACTCAACCCCACAAGGCGGAAAAAAGGATGACGGAAGCGCAGTTAACGACTGGGAAGTATAACTTATTTACCTAACTAAGTAGTGCTTCTGCTATATTAACAATAGTAAACAAGACTGTAGCGCATAGGTAAACTACGAATTGTGCTATTATAGAAGGGAGGAAGTAGCCCTGAGTACCTTAACTGGAAAAGTTGACCTCTTTGTACCTATTGACTTAGGCGAATCTATAAAAAAGAGCAATGAGAACTCAACAGAAAAATCTTGGTATCTTCGTGGCTATGCAACAACCCCAGACTTAGATTTACAGGATGATATTATAGACCCTGCCGGAATTGACATCAGCCATCTAGTAAAGCATGGATACATTAATTACGAACACCAGCAAGGCGAGGACTTTATTATAGGGGTCCCTACAGATGGGACTTACGTTGATCCTGACGTTGGTCTATATGTAGAGGCTAAACTTTATAAAGGTAATCCTTATGCCCAAAGAATCTGGAATCTGGCATCTAATATCGCTAAGTCAGGGGTAGATAGAAAGTTAGGATTTTCTATTGAAGGTTACTGCCAACAACGGGATGAGAATGATCCAAGGATTATGAAGAGCGTACAAATCACAAACGTAGCGGTGACTACCACTCCTGCTAACCCAAACGCTACATGGGAATCTTTTATGAAGAGTTTCCTTACTGGTTACGGCATTACTCCGGATACACAAACAGATGGTGCTGCACTTCGAGCTGAATCTTTTGCTCGCAGTCTTTATAACCTATCGTGGGTATATAAGGAGATAAGCAATAAAGAAAACTTCGATAGTATTTGGAAAGAGGTAGGTAGCTACCTTGATTCTATGGATCGCTATACTCCGGAGAGCGCAGTAATGTTTCTCCAGCTGTTCAAAGGACTGTCTCGGCATGAAGCCGTGGCAAAGATCGATCAAATTATGCAAAAAAGCGGTGAATAAATTAAGAAGGGAGCATCATAACGAATGGGTAAAAATTCATTTGCTAAGCTGACTGAAAATTTAGAAGAGTTAAATGAGGACCAAATTGAAAAGTCAGAAGGAAATCCTGAAGTGAAAGAGGAACCTGCAGCTACTGAGCCTGAAGTTGTAGCGCCGGAAGCTAAGCCTGAAGAAGACGAAGTTGTAGAGGAGAAGCCGGAAGACAATGTCGAAGTAACTCCTGAACAACCTGCTCCAGAGGAAGAGGATAAACCAGAAGACGAAGTTCCTGAAGAGGATAAAAAATCAGAAGGTTCCGAAGGTTCTGAGGAGTCTGTTGAAAAATCTGAAAGTGTTTTAGCTGAGGGTATCATCCATGAAGGTGTATTTTCTGAGATTAAAGGAGCCTTTGAAGCTATTGTTAAGTCCTATAGCAACATCAAGGGAAGTCAAGCAGGTCTTGAAGAGCGTCTTGAGAAGATTGAAAAATCTTTGGAATCTCTAAACGATCTACTTTCCTCTAAGGAAGAAGTAGTAATTGCAGTGGACGGAGTAGACGCAGTTAAGGAGAAAGAAGAAGCTCCTAAAGAAGAAGAGGCTGAAGAATCACAGGAGTCCGAATCTGTAGAAAAGAGTGCCCAGCCCGAAGAGGAACCAGAAGGCAAAGCAGTTGAGTATATCGCAAAGTCTGCTGAAGAAGGCGTAGGTGTACCTGAAGCACAGGTAGCGGAAGAGTCTGAGCAGCCGGAAGAAGTTGAGGAAGAATTTTCGGCAGCAGATCACGTTTCTACTGTAACTGACTACTTCTTTAACAACGCCCAACAGTTCAGCGAAGGTCAGAAGAATGCTTTAAGAGGTGCTGTCTACCGTGTTAAACGTGGAGATGGTACTGAGTCTGACACTAAGTTGTTTAAGGAAATTGTAAACTTAGCTAAAAATTAAGAAAAGTCAGTACAAAGTGCTATATTAATGACATAACCCCGTAAGGGATTAGATAGGGAGGGTTCTTCCTCCTAGCTCTCTCTATCTACTCAATTTGAAGCTACGATTTATTAAATTACATAAAACTTGTTAGAAGGGAAGATACATAAATGGGAGACACTCAGAGAAAGTTAAACGCAGGAGCTGAAGAAGCCCTCCAAGAAGTAATCTCGAAAACATTTACTACTGGTGTCGGTATTACACCCGATACTCAACCCGATGCTGCCGCTTTAAGACGAGAATTTTTAGATGATGAAATCAAGATGCTTGCATACGATAATACTGATTTTACCATCTACCCAATGATTAACAAATCCCCAGTATCAACTACAGTAGCAAAATACGCAGTGTTTAATCAACACGGTCGTACTGGGCATAGTCGTTTCGTACGTGAGGTAGGAGTTGCATCTATTAACGATCCTAACATCCGCCAAAAGACCGTACAGATGAAGTTCTTAAGTGATACTAAGCAACAATCACTTGCTTCTGGTTTGGTTAACAACATCGCAGACCCAATGACTATCCTTACAGAGGATGCTATCTCTGTAATTGCTAAGTCTATTGAGTGGGCTATTTTCTACGGTGACGCAGCTCTTACAAACGAATTGGACCCTCAAGCAGGGATCGAATTTGACGGTCTGCACAAGTTGATTGACCAAGAAACAAACGTTATGGACCTACGTGGACGCACACTTACTGAAGCTGACTTAAACAAAGCAGCTGTTGTAGTAGGTAAAGGTTACGGTAAAGCTACTGACGCTTTCATGCCTATCGGTGTACAAGCTGACTTTACAAACAGCTTGCTTGACCGTCAACGTGCCCTAATGCCTTCTTCTGAGGGTGGAATGTCTACTGGTTTCGCAGTAACTGAGTTCCTCTCTAGCCGAGGAAAAATCAATCTGCATGGTTCTACTATCATGGAGAACGATAACGTCCTTATTGAAGACCGTATCCCGGCTCAGAATGCTCCATTACCTCCACAGAGTGTAAAAGCAGTTGTTAAATCTGGTGCTGGTGGTAAATTCCGTGCTGAAGACATTACTACTCACTCTTATAAAGTTGTAGTATTCTCTGACGAAGCAGAGTCTGTAGCTTCTGAAGAAGTTACTGCTGCTGTAGCTAAGGCTGATGATGCAGTAGAGCTTACAATTTCTCTACAACCAATGTACCAAGCAACACCACAGTTCGTTGTTATCTATCGTAAAGGTGCTGAGACTGGTCACTACTTCCAGATCGCTCGTGTAGCCGTAGCCAAAGCTAACGATTCTAACCAGATCGTATTCGTAGATAAAAACGATACTATCCCTGAGACAACTGATGTATTCCTTGGTGAGATGAGCCCGCAAGTAATTAGCTTGCTTGAACTTCTTCCAATGATGAGACTTCCTTTGGCTCAGATGAATGCTACAGTAACATTCACTGTACTTTGGTATGGTGCACTTGCTCTGTATGCTCCTAAGAAATGGGTCCGTATTAAGAACGTAAAATACATTCCCGCTCTTGCAGCTGATGTTACTCTCTGATAGTCAACATAACAGCTAAGATTCGAAAATTGAATAGTTAAAAATTAATAGGGAGCAGACAAACTATCTGCTCCCTTTTTATTTAAAAATATTTTATAGGAGAGATTTTATATGTTAGTAAATAAGGATTTAGCTAATAAAGAAGTAGCAACAGTATTCGGTGTCATTAAATTCAATCACAAAGGAGAGTCTAAGGACCTCAGCCCTGAACAAGAGAAGCAACTTGAGCATGTTAGGGGGTTCTCTATCGTAGAGGAGAAGCAAGCTGAAGCTACAAAGGAAAAAGCAGAGGCAAAAGAAGTAAAGACCGAGGAGAAGAAAACTCGAAAGAAGCCAGCCAAGAAAGAAGATAAATAATTAGAGATGAGGAGATAGCAATGGTGATGTTTTCAGGCGAAGGCTCCGGGAGCCCCTACCAACACAATAATCCTCAGTCTATAAACCTAGAGGATATCGAATCATACACGCTTGAGTCTTATGGATTTACAGTAGACGCCGTAAAGCTAAATCACTTCGGGGTTGATGTTACGAACCCGAAGACAGGAGAGTTTCTACCTGATGCATTCTACAAGTCAAAAATAGAAGCGGCAGTGGCAGCTGTGGAGAAGAAGTTGGACATCGTTATCGTACCAAGACTCCTTCGGGAGCACCATGACTTTTATCGAAACGACTTTCAGAGTTTTATGTATATTCATACATTCTCTAAGCCTATCCTACAGGTAGAAGCGGTCCGATTAGAGTATGGAGGCAGCTCAGTGTACAACTACCCTCCTAAATGGTGGAGAGTCGACAACTTGTATGGTCATCTTCAAATGCTACCCAACACGGCTTTAACAGGAGATCAGACTAGCTTAAGTCTCGTTCAAGCTTACTCAGGGTACCCTATGATCGCAGGGCTCCCTCAGACGGTAAACAACAACTTCGCACCCCAGATGTTCCATGTTGAGTATGTAGCCGGGATGCTACCACCGAAACGCAGCGGAGTTACTCAGCCTCTGGAGATGCACCCGGACCTTTGGAACCTTGTCATCAAAGTTGCTCTAAGGGAAGTATTTGAGCAGTGGGGTCGTTTAATTATCGGGGCAGGTATTGCGAACATGTCACTTAGCATGGATGGGTTCTCACAGAGTATTGATACAACACAGAGTGCAATGTATGGCGGAGCCTCTGCGGATATCGTACAGCTCGATAAGGATATTGAAGAACTAGTAACTGGTCTTAAGTCTTACTACGGTAACAACCTAGGACTAATTTAAGGAGGCATTAGAGATGGCAGAAGCACAGCAACCAGCAATTCTGTTCAACACATCAGTAGCGACAGTTCGTACAGACCTGCTAGACACGGCTACAAAGTCTATGTCTACTCCGGCTCTGTGGGAGAAGTCTTATCTATGCCCCTGCCGGGAGAGAGCAACTCGACAACCTAATCCTGCATGTAAGAGATGCCATGGTAGAGGGATTGCTTTTCTCCCTCCCCGTGATTTAGACATCCTCATTCAGACGCAGGAGAAGGGTGTTTTTAATGGAGACATCGGGCTAGTTGACTCAGGAACAGCAATTGGTACCCCGGCAGATAGGGAGTCTAAAATTGCTTTTAGAGATAGAATTACGTTGAAAAACGTACAGGTGTCCCAGTCGTTTATTTTTGATGCTACTCAGCGCCGCATAGAAAAAGGGTTTCATATGCTTTACGACGTTAGTTCTATTGATTTCGCTACAACTGTAGAGGGCGAGTTAACAGAAGGAGTAGACTACGAATTCGACCCAGTCAATAACATGTTCTTTCCGAAGGAGCCGCTTCTCGGGAAAAACATTTCTATAAACATACAGACAACACTGAGATACTTGGTTTCTGATCTACTGAAGGAGCACAGATATGGACTAAACTCTGAAGGTAAGCGGGTACGACTACCGCAAAAGTTATTGTTGAAACGTGAAGACATATTCATTGATAAAGAGGCGTTTGATCTTGGGGTGGACAATACTGAGGTAGGTAACATGGTTGACACGAAGAGAGCTTCGTCTGTCGATGGTCTCAATGGCTTCTTTAGGAACAGTGGTGCTGTAGATGCCCCGTAAGAAATCAGTGAGACCTAAGCTGTTTAAAAGTAACAGTGCAACTAAAAGTACGATGAAGCGACTAGGAGACACTCTGGTACAGAAGACATTAGATGCAGGAATGGACGCTGCCAGAGATGCCCTCCCTAGTGATACGAATGTTGTAAGAAAGCCGAAGTACCTGCAGGTAACAGAGAAACGGATGAACAAACTAGGTATCATTGATCTTAAACCCTACTTCAAGAAAAGTCCCAAAACGAAAAGAACAAAAAGTGGTGGGTGGTACTTGACTGTCCCTATTTCCATAAAGAAAAAAGATATGTCTAGGCGCATGTACGATCAGCTGAGATTAGAGCGTATCGCCCCGAGTACCCAAAAGACCGTTATCTCAGACTACTTGTATGACCGAAGAAGGACGTCAGAGTCCTCAGCTCTCAACTATAAGCCTAAGTCTAATAATGTAACAAAAACTCGAACAGGGAAGAACAGACACTCGTATGTCGCATATAGAACAGTAACAGATAAATCACCTGCTAGTAGCTGGGTTATAAACCGAGGTAAGGTGAACAAGGATGATCATTCAAAAACGTTTGTTAAAAATGTGGATAGGCTAATGAAATGGAAAATGAAAAACGGCTGGAGTTAGCATAGGAGGAGTAAAACGTGATCCCTAGTATTGACACATATTTATATAACGAGCTAGAGAGTAAATTGAAAATTATTTTATCGAACCGCTATATTATAGAGGAAATATTAAAAGAAATACAACCGGGAGTAGCAGCTAACTTCATGAAAGCCTACACCGGGGAAAATGCCCGGGAAATTCCCATTGTTTATACAATGCCGCAGGACAAACAAACTCAAAAGGGAGCTATTTACATAGGTCTCCGAGAGGGAGAAGAGTCTAAGCCAAGCATAGGTAACATTGAAGGGACCTACTTATTTAAAGAAGATGGGTTGAGAAAAGAGACAGCGGTAGTAGCTGCTACAGAGGATAAAAGCCGTGTCTACTTAGAAGTATCAAGTCCGATCGGTAGGCTTAACAATGTAGAAAACCTAGAGTTTGCGGCAAGCGACCATGTAACAATAGAGGGTACCCGAGTATATTTTACTTACGATGAAGAGCTACTAGATGAAATGTTCATAGTAAACTATGTAGCTACCAAAGGCGACGAGGCAGGGCTTAAAAAGGGTTTCACAACTACAGAGCATTATTCTGTTCTAGTAGTCTCTACTAACATGGATACCGTGCGCTGCATTGACTTAATTGTGAAGGCAATACTGATACTCATGCGAGACAACCAAGAGGAGAGTACCAATCACCTGCTTCAGAGACTGCAATTCGGTCAGATTGAAGAAATAGATGTAGGTGTACCAGAAGGCGGATCGCCGGAGATTCTGTATGGGAGAGAATCAATCGTAACCTACACTGCTTCATATAGCCTCGATATCGCTCTACAAAACATATTAGAGGAAGTCAGACTGAAGGTAAAATTAGAAGGAGAGTGATTACAATGGCTAAGAAAAAAGATGTGAAAGCCGCAGAAGTTGAAGCTGTGACTAATGAAGAAGTAGTGGATACCAAAGCAGCCTCGAAACCACTAAAACCATATGTACACATCGATACATTTTTAAAAACTGCTATTCCTATGTTCGGTATGTCCCGGGTCCAAGCTGCAGGGTTTAAGGCTAAAATGATCGGTAAACAGTACCAGCGTGATGAGCAGATTTTCGTAGACGAGCTAAAAGCTTATCTAAACATAAAATAACCCAGAAGGAAAGGAAGATATAGACTATGGCAGTATCATACGGTTATGACAGACAACGTCCTCGTACAGAAGTATTTTTAGACGCTAGCAACCTAGGGTCAGCAAACGTATTAAGTGAGAAGCCCCTTATTTTAATCGGCTCTGCAAACGGTGGTCAGCCGAATGTAGCGCACTCTATTACTAACTATGCACAAGCCCGGGAGCTCTTCCGTAGTGGAGACCTCTTAGACGCAATTGAGATGGCATGGAACCCTTCCCCAACCGCTCAAGGTGCAGGTAGAATCATTGCAGTCCGGACGGACCAAGCAACGCAGGCTAAGCTTAAGCAGGGGGGTTTAACCTTTACATCTAAACTCTATGGTGCAGATGCTAACGGTATCCAAGTAGAATATGGGGACAACACACTTACAAAATCTAAGCGCTTGAGTGTGTACTTCACAAAAGAGCGTTACGAACAAGTCTACGACAATATTGGTAATATCTTTACAGTTCAATATCAAGGTGAAGAAGCGCAAGCTACTATCGCTGTTGATGTGGACAAAGATACTCACCTAGCTACTCGTCTAGTATTGAGTGTAGGCGCAGATGAAGAGTCCCTTCAAGCTGTGCGTACATACGAGCTTGGTCAAGGGGTATATCAAGATGTTAACGTGCTAGTTAATGACATTAACAACTTGCCAGACTTTGAAGCACAGATGAACCCTCTAGGAGGCAATAAGAACATCGAGACTCAAGACCTAGACGGTCTGAAAGCTCAGGATGTTAAATCCGGTCGAGTTACATTGACAGCAGTAGGGGCAGACTTAGTTAACCAAACAGCTAACGATTCCTACATTGAAATCACTGTAGATCGCTCAACAGACCTCCCTAATTCTTTTGTTGTAACAAACCTGACTGGGGCTAAAACTGAACCAGCACCTGCTTCATGGGCAGATATCTATAGTAAAGTAGCAGACCTCGGAGCGTACTACATTGTACCTCTTACTGCTGATGCTGCTATCCACGGAGAGCTCTCTCAGTTCCTTCGAGATGAATCTAACAACGGGAACCACCTGAGAGGTGTAGTAGGTGGAGGATTTAATGAAACTATGGAACAGCTCAGAACCCGCCAGCTTAACCTCCGGAATGCCCGTGTAAGTGTGGTAGGCAACTCAGGTATTCGAAGAATGTCGGATGGTCGTGTTTACAACTTCCCGGCTTATATGTACGCTGCTTTGATTGCAGGTATTGCGAGTGGACTAGAAATCGGTGAGCCGATCACGTACAAGCACGTAAACATCGAGTCTCTTGATCGTAAGTTTACGGGAGACCAGCTAGACCAGCTGAACAGCTCTGGAGTAGTTATGACAGAGTTTGTCCGTACTCGTTCAGGTTCCCACTTTCGTGTTGTAAGTGATCCAACAACTTATAACGTAGCCACTGAGCCAGTACAGAATCGTATTTCTCTTGGAGAGATTTCTGACTTCTTAACAACTGACTTGCGGACTATGCTCGACGAGGACTTTATCGGCACCCGGATTAAAGCAACTTCTGCTTCTATCATTAAGAACGCAGTTGAGTCATTCCTTGATAAGCAGAAAGATGTTGGCGGTCTGATCGTAGATTACAACCCAGACGATGTCCAAGTTGTAATTACAGGTAACACAGCTCGTATTAGTATCACAGTACAGCCAGCTCAAGGATTAGACTATATCAATGTATACATCACTTACGAAGACAATGAATTGGTTGCGTAAGAGCTATATTAAATAGGGGAGGAGAACTCCCCTACTCTACTAATGAATAGGAGTGAATTTCTGTGGCAAGTGTAACTAACCAGACAGTCCAGTCTGCAAATACCGTATACTTTATGATTAAGAATATCCCGATTGCTCGTGCGCAATCTATCAACGCTGAACGTAGTTTCGGTACAACTGGAGTATACCAGATCGGTTCAATCATGCCTCAAGAGCACGTCTACCTGAAGTATGAAGGTAGTGTTACTGTAGACCGTTTCCGTATGAGAAAAGAGAACTTAGCATCATTAGGGCTTGCGGCTCTAGGTGAAGAAGTCCTCAAAATGGATATTATGGATATTGTTCTCTATGACAACTATACTCAGGAGGTAGTCATTGCTTATCGTGGTTGCTCAATCGATACATACAATGAGACTACTAACGTCGGTGAGATCACAAGTGAACAAGCCCGTTTCTACTTCTTAACGTCAGCAAACGTAAAAAGTGGGAAGTAATTAGGAGACCTATGGTCTCCTTTTTATTTACAATGCACATTACAGTTGAGTTACAATCCTGTAACATTAAGCTTTTAACGAATTTAATGTGTTACATTATAGAAGTGATATAGACACAGACAATTCAGAGAGGGGTTTTTTAATGACTTTAAAGAAAGTCCTTATGGTTGGTGCCTTAACACTTGGAATTGCACTTGCCGGACAAACAGCTGCATCAGCTACCAGCGGATACAGTGTGGTAGACTATTTAGCAGCTCAAGGTAAAGACTCAAGCTTTAGTTATCGTGGAGAGCTTGCTGCGAACTACGGTATTACAGGATATAGAGGAACAGCAGATCAGAATATCCAGTTACTTGATAAGTTAAAAGGTGGTTCTGGATATAAAGCTCCTGCAGCAGCTCCGAAGAAGGAAGTAAAGACTGAGTCGGCTGCGCAGCCTAGTTCTCAGTCACTTACAGTCGTAGCAACAGCGTATACTGCTAACTGTGCCGGGTGCTCCGGGATTACTGCAACAGGGATTAACCTGAAGGCTAATCCAAATCAAAAAGTAATTGCGGTAGACCCTAATGTTATTCCTCTAGGCTCCCGGGTTTATGTCGAGGGCTATGGTGAAGCTGTTGCAGCGGACACAGGCGGAGCTATCAAAGGTAACCGTATTGACTTGTTCATACCTAGCCAAAGCCAAGCGGTGGACTATGGCAAAAGAACTGTAAAAGTAAACATTCTTAACTAACAGGTGCCTCATGCACCTGTTTTTTCTTTTTAAAAAATTAATAGATTTTATGTTGACAATGGATCAACTCCCTTATATAATAAAGTTACAATCAACAAACACACTATATTAGGGGGAGTAAGAATTGAATAACACGTTTACAGAAAGAGAAGCTATTGAAATGAAGTTGAAGTACATATTGGAGGAGAGAACAAGACTGTCCGACCAATTCAATTTCTACCTAGACCGTTTAAGAGAGTTAGACAGCATGGATAGTTCAAAACTATCAAAAACTGAGGCTACGGTCGAAGTTGCAAAACATGGCGAAACTATGAGTTTGGACGAAGCAATTAAGAAACATAACGAAGCAGCTGAGAAGTACGATGAATCTCCGAAGGTCCAAGCAGACCATAAAGATGAAGAACATAAGAAGGAATCTCCTAAGAACGAGAAGAAGACGAAACGTAAGAAAGAAAGTGGAAGAGGGAAAGGAAGCCGGAATAACCCATATCGGGATATCAAGAAGATCAGTTACCAAGTAGCCTCTATTCTTAAAGAGGCAGGTAAACCAGTAAAACTAGCTGATCTTATGAAGGAGCTGCAGAGCAGAGGAGTTAGTACTCACTCACCTCATATGCTTATGATCCATATTCAGAAGTACCAACCAAAAGTTCAAAAGGCAGCATTCGGTTATTACCAGTATAACCATAGTGTTGCAGTTTAATAATAGGTTTAAGGCTGTCACTCGAACATATAGTGGCAGCCTTTTTATATGTTATACTATAGTTACATAACAAAGCACTGCTATATTATTAGTAGAGACTGTTTAACAGGAGGATGAGAAATGGACGAAAATCTAGGAAAAAACCAAACGCCAGAAGAGAGGGAACTGGCGGAGAGAGCAGAACAAAAAAAGGTCATCGATCGGATTATCCGGGGAGTAAACGATACCTTTGAAAAAAAGTATGACTTCCCTGAGCTCGATCTGTCCTTTAGGATTAAGCTGAGAGCCCCTAATGCTGTAGAAGTAGGTAAGATTCAGGCTAGGCTAGCAGCTTATTTAGACGGTATGAACAACTATGCTAGTGGTTATATCATTCGAGTGTTCACTGCACTAGCGTGTATCCGAGTGGTTGGTGTAGAAGTTCCTGAAATACTAGAGGATGATGAAAAGATTTATAATCTTGATATCCTCTATAAGATTGGGGAGGATTTCCAGCGTTGGCTGGACAACTTTCGAATCTGATTTAAAAAAACTTGGAGGGATGAAAAGGTTAGCTAAGACACCTTATATGCGAAACCTTTGGTTGCTCATGAAGACGTTTAACACACTACCTACAAACAAGGACTTTTTAGCTCTGTCTGACGACCAGATAAATATGATGATTTACTCCCTACAAGAAGATGGTAGAGAGATGGAGCTTGCCAGAAAAGGTATTAGTGTAGATGCTGAGTATTACGACGCAGACTTTGATGAGGAAGTATGGAATAAGCCTGTCGGTGAGTGGGAAGTACTCCGTGAGGGTCATGATGCTGATGAAATTGCAAGACAGGTGGCTGAACTTACTCGTGATGAGGACCTTCGAAACCTTGCATCTAGGTTCGATGGTGTAGATGAGTATAATAAATTCGTCGAAGAGAGCGGAAAGACAGCCAGACAGTCTGAGGTTGAACAGTACATAGATAGGCAATTTGCCGAAGCGTTGGAGAAAGCAAATAAAATCTCCGCAGCTGGTAAAGGAGCCATGGTAGATGACCAAGACCTCGTAGGAGCGTCTAGTAACCCTGCTCTAAGTGAAAGTTCAGTAGATTTAGACAAAGATGCTATTGATCGGTCTATTGCCATGTTTAACTCCATGGATGATGACGATGATGACGACTTTGCACACCTATAAAGAGGTAGAGGAATTTTAACCTCTACCTCTATTTTAATTCCGAAGGGAGAGTGATGAGAGCATGGCAAATATAGAGCAGTATATTTTTAACGTAGATGCGGATACCAGTAAAGCGGTCAGTAAGCTACAGCAGATTAATAAGTTAATGAACCAGATCGACAGTATTCGAGGAAAAGGTATTAATGAGTACTTTACTACAACTCAGAAAGACATGGATAAGAGCATGAGGTCCATGTCCCAGTTGTCGAAACTATACCGTTCTCTCGATCAGGACCTAGCAGAAATTCAGCGTAGAATGAGAGACATGTCTGACCGAACAGCTATCCCGGCAGGTGCGACAAAAGAACAGCAACGACAGATTGAGCAGCTAAAAAGTAAGATGGAAGAGCAGGCACAGTCTGCAATTCACCAGCAGCGAGCTCTACAGTCTGAATACAATAAGACACTTGCGAAGTTCCGGGAGCTGTCTTCATTTCAACAAAACTCCTCAAAGAACTTTAAACACATCTTCAGCTCTAACGATATGTTCAACCTCCCTTCCGGAGCAGGAAACTTTAATAGAGCAAGATCAATCATGGCAGCAATGGCAAGTGAAACAGACGGTGCGTCCAGTAAGCTTAACGATGTCATATCTAAGATTCAAGAAGTAAACAAGCTGGATAGACGATCTGAAAGTCTGACCCGTAGAGCCAGTGCGTCTAACTATATGTCTTATCAGCAAGCAACTAGTTTCCGAAAAGACTATAAAACTGTAAACCAAGACTACCATGCAGATAAGCGGGCAAATATTGACGCAATGACTTTATTAGGTCAAGAGCGGACAGAGTTAACAAGAAAAATTAAAGAAATTCAAACAAACCCTAACGCATCACAAAAGGATATCGATAGAAAGGTAGCGATGCAAGGTACGGTTGAGTCCATTGATAAAGAGCGAGAGGCTCGCATGGAGCTTAACCGGGTATTAGAACGAACAATTAACAACATGAATAACTATAACGAAAGAGTAACTCGCAACGGTGGAGTAGAAGTTAAACCGGAACGAGGAACTTTTCGGGGCATGGTCTACGAGCGATCTCCAGCGATTGGTTTAGCTCTCGGAGCTGCTGCAGGCGGTGTATTCGGGGGGCTGTATGCTAAGGGTGCCCAGCTTAATAAAGGTATTCGTGATGATGTAATCGGAATCGGGCAGCGTACTGGGCAGGATAACTGGACAGAGACGATCCGTGATAACGCATTAGAATCGGGATTAAAGGATCGACTTGGTTTTGGTGGGCAAGACATGCTCTCCTTCCAGAATAACTATCTGGCTAACTCTGGCTACAAAGGTATGGACGATCTCAATACTGCGATGAACAGCCAAGCTGTATTTAGCCGATCCACTGGCTTAGATGCTAATACAACTAGAGACTTCTTCAATTCCACATTCAAAACCGGAGCAGTCAACGGGAATCAAGTAAAGGATATTCAAAATGCCTTTATTGGTGGTATCAAGCAGAGTGGAATGGAAGGTCGTGAAAAGGAGCAGCTTAAGGCACTACAAGGTTTATTAGATGGGGTATCCCGAGGTCGTTCTTTGAAAAACGGCGATGTTATGAATGTCATGGGCTTACAGTCTGTACTTTCTCAATCTGGACTCCGTTCTTTATCCGGGGAGCAAGGTGGTCAGCTACTATCTGACTTGAACGCAGGTATTCGGCAGGGGTATAACAACCCTATGGTCCGTTTAGCTTTTGGTCAGGGTACCAAGTATCAAGGGTTAGAAGGTCGTTTCGCCCTACGTCAGCAGATGGATAAGGGGATAAGTGATGCCGATAACGTCCGCAATATAGGGCGTATCGCATCTAGTTACTCCAACTCTGAAGCCGGACAGAACGAGGCGTTTGCTTCTTTTGTTCAAGAGGGGCTAGGTACAGACATTACAGCTGAACAAGCTAAGGGTTTGATGGACCTTTACCGTAATGGGAAGCTAACGGATGAGAATATTAACAGCGTACTCAATACCGATAAATCTACGGGCAGTAAAGTGTCTAAGGATAACCTTGAGAAGTATCAGAACTCCAAAGAAGCTCTATCAAACCAGAGTGAAGCCACAACAGATAAGCAAGCAACAGAGTTGTATGACTATGGTAAGGTGTTACGGCAGGCTAATGAAGCACTAGGGGCGTTTAACCCTCTTGTTTATGCTGCAGTTACCGCCCTAGGCGCTTTAGCTGCTGCAGCTACTGCTTCTGCTGCATCGTTTGGTGTAGGTGCTCTTCTACGTAGAGGTGCTGCGAGGACACTAGGAGCAGGGGGAACCATAGCTGGAGGTCTCACTGGCAGACTCCGAGGTGGGGGAGGTAGCGGCGGTGCCGGAGGGGGCGGAGTAGGTTTATTCGGAACCCTTCGTAACTCCGTAGGTCGATATACTGATCCGTATGCTCGCTCTGGAGGTTTACCTAATACTGGACCAGCTAGTGGTTCCGGAGCTGGGGCTGGACTGTTTGGTCGGGTTAAGGAAGGTGCCGGAAACCTCTGGAGTAAGGTTACTGGAGGAGCAGGAGCAGCCGCTACGGGAGCAGGTACAGTAGCCGCCGGAACCGAAGCAGCGACAGGAGCTGCCGCAGGTGCTGCCGCAGGTGCTGCTAGTGGAGGTAGTAAAGTCCTACAAGGTCTTGGTAAAGTGGGAGGAATCTTGGGTAAAGTTGCCCTACCTCTCGGTATTATCACAGGTGTAGGACAGATCGCCGCAGCCCCAGAAGATCAAAAAGGGGAAGCGACAGGCTCTGCTGCGGGAGGCATCGGCGGTGGTCTAGCAGGGGCAGCCCTAGGAGCCTCAATCGGATCAATTGTTCCGGGCATAGGTACAGCAATCGGAGGAGTTGTTGGAGGGATCGCTGGTTCCTTCGGAGGCGGAAGTCTTGGTGGCTGGTTTGGAAGTCTATTTGACCCCGACAAAAAGACAGATGCTCCTACTTCTGAGGAGAGTAAAGCTGCTGCTTCATCCCCTCGGGCAAATGAAGTAGACCAGCAGGTAGACAGGGAGAACACTAACACCAAGGACCGAGCAGAAAATAAACGCTCTGACAACCTAACTCTTGAGCGAGCCAATCTTAATAAGTACGATGATGTGCTTAACCGTGCGTCTCAAATCCTAAACCAAGCCCGGATGCAAAACGGTATTTTCGGTAGTGCAAACGGTAGTAGCGGAGGATCAGGCGGAGACGGAAGTGCAATTGGGGGAGCCGGGGGGTCACTGAAGATGCTTTCTAATGGGCAGAAGTGGGCTAACCCGTCTGATCTGAAGAACTCTGACTTAGGGTACACAGATGCTAAGCTAACGGCTGACGATCTCAATTCATGGATTGACTCCAAAGCACCAAAAAACTCCATGATGAGAGGCATGGGTGAAGCCTTCTTCAAAGCAGGACAGGAGTCCGGTCTTGACCCTCGCTACTTGATTGCTCATGCAGCACAAGAGACAGGATGGGGAACATCTAATATCCTGAAGGACAAAAACAACTGGTTTGGTATTGGAGCGTTTGACAATTCTCCGCACTCCTCCGCCAAGACTTTTAAAGGCAGGGAGCAGGGTATTGTAGATGGAGCTAAATGGATCGCTCAGAACTACTACGGTAAAGGTAATACAACCTTGTCTAAGATGAAGCAGGCAGGGTATGCTACTGACCCGCAGTGGGCTAATAATATTAGTGCCATCATGAAAAACGCCCCTTCAGGTACTGGTACTGTCAAGGTTGATTCCACAATCAACGTAAAAGTATCAGGAGATGAGAAAGTGTCATCCAAAGTAGAGAACTCAAAAGACTTAGAGAAAGTCGCCAATACAATCCAGAGTAAGATTTATGGGTCTATGGCTTATTATGCACAGGAAACGAAGAGGGTATAACCTCTTCGTTTTTCTTATTTAGTGTTATAATAATATATGAGAGGGTTTATAGACCTCCGTTTAAAGAAAGCGAGGCGATGACCTATCACGACCATTTTAAAGCGGTACCCCACTTTTGAAATCGAGATTGAAACTGAAAAAACATCATATCAGCTAACATATGATACTGCTAAGCAGTTAACACTGAAAAGTTTTGAGGAAGCAATTATCTCATTTAGTGTTAAAAATGCTATGGCAGACGACAGCCCCGTATTCTCCCTTGTTATTACAGCAAAGGAGAAATGGGATAAACTACTTAATGCAAACAACCGAATTAGTATTAAAACAATCCCGGACGTAACAAAAGGACGACCAGATAACCCTTACATCATGGTAGGGCTTCTATCAGAAATTCGTAAAGAAGGGGAGTTTGCTGATGGGACATTACTCTACAGGATCACAGGAAGAGCCATGACGAAAGCACTCATTGATTTTAACGTAGGGGTGATCCAAGAAGTTGCGACCATTATTCCAAGTATAGGTTGGTTACCTGACGGAGGAAATAAAGGGCTACAATTCTCTGGTAACACCGCAGCAGGTATTGGGAACGAGTTAATGGAGAGGTTCGTATACAAGCACGCCAAGTATGAATTCTCTAGTGGTAAAACGCTGAAGGACTATTTAACTCACGGGTTCACGAGTTGGGAGAAGGATGAGTCTCTGGCGGATGTTACCCCTTTTATTAACTACGAGGGAAGCCTCAGACAGTTCTTAGAAGACATCTCAGCTAAACCATTCAATGAACTATTCTTTGAGTACACAAAGGATGGAAAATGCAAGGCAATAATGCGACCTACTCCGTTTGATCCGGATAAGTGGTATCAGCTACCTACATATCGTTTCACTTCCGATGTTGTAGTTGAAGAGTCCTTCGGTAAGTCAGATGCAGAAATGTACTCTGTATACGTAGTTCAAGCTCCTAACGTGATGGAGTTTAACAGTATGGACTTGGGAGTCTATCCAAAGTTCCATAAAGAGCTCATTAACAAGTATGGTTATAAAAGGCTAGATGCAGAAAATAGATACCTCCTTTCCAGCACAATTGCAAATGCTACACAAGACGGTACTGCTGGAGGAGATAACTCCGTTCCTCTGCCAGAGTATAAGGACCTTCTTACATTCATCACCCAAAATAATTTCCAAGACCCAGAGATACTACGAACACAAAAAAGTACAGTATACTCTGAACTTATCTCCCAGTTCCCTTCAATTTCAGACACGTTGGCTAATAATATTATTGACAGCTTAAAAGCAGGAGACTTCACTCAAGAAGAGTATAACAATATGAAGACATCTACAGGAGATAAGGAAAAGGATAAAGAAATTAACAAAGAAAAGGGAGTGGCTAGTAAGAAGTTAGAGAAGTATACCCAGCGTCTCTTTAACTGGTATTGCGAGAATGCCAACTTCTATAGTGGTGATATTCGGTTACTAGGCGACCCGTTATATCGTTTAGGTTCTAGGCTATTCTATGAAGACTTTGAGCAGCAGACAACGTGGGAATTCTATGTTGAGTCAGTGCAGCATGAGTTTAGTTTTACCAACGGATACACGACTATTTTAGGAGTTACCCGAGGTCTTCCGGACGCAGGAGCCAAAAGGTTTAATAACCTATGGGGAAAATCAGAGGACTTTAAGGGTGGCTACCTAGGAGAGATGTCCCTTCAAGACCTGCTAAAAGAAGCGAAGAAAGCTCAAAATACTACCGATGAAGACGCAGGAGGAGATAGTGACTGGGGAGATGGCTCTGGTGGCGGGGGCGCACTAGGTGCTCTTAATACGGCAAAAGCCATGGGAGAACGTAAGTCTGTTTATGACTTCGGCGGAGGACGTTCTGGTAAAAACCCATTCCTATCTAGTCCTATTAGAGCGGACTGCTCGTCCTTTGTGTGGTGGTGCTTCTACGTAAACGGAGTAACACTTAATGGAGGAAAAACAGGAATGTCCACAGATACAATTAAAGTGGATAAGCAGCTGAAAACGATCAGCTCAAGAGGCTCTTCTAAGAGTGTGGCTAAGAGTAAGATTAAACAAGGGGACATCGTATACTTCGACACATATAAAGCTGACGGGCACGTAGGTATCTATCTTGGGGCAGGTAAATTCATAGGCTGTCAAGATGGTACTGGAATTGCTGCAGCGAATATGAACAGCGGGTACTGGTGGCAGAAGTTTAACGGTAGAGTGCTCCGATATGAAGGATAATAAAGGGTAGGTGATAGAAATGGACGAAAATCAGTTTAGCCCGTTTTCCACTCCACTGTCCCCGATTAGGCTACAAGCCCAGTTAGGGAAAGAAACAAAACGGATGATTCAAGAGGGGAAAAATATTGTAAGGTTATCCTTAGCCCGGGTTGTTAAAGTTAACTATAAATATAATACAGTTGATGTAATCACGACTTTAAACAACAACTCCACAGTCAAAAACCCTAACGACAACGGAAGGTTTTCTGCCCGGCTCCCGGTGTCCTTTGGGGGTAAGACTCCGGATGGCAATATCTATGGAGCTAATACACTAGTTACTGTAGGGTCACTAGTTCTTATTGGTTACATGGAGGGGAATAAGGATTATCCAATCGTTTTGAATATCTACGGAGATGCGGATAATCAATCACAGTTAACCCGGACGTCGTTTACTAGTGCCGATGAGTCTGATGAAGCACTACAGCGAGAATTATGGCAACTATTTACTCTATACCCTTCGATGACCTATAAGAATGTTGACGGTAACGGAAACCAAGAGGTTACATTCTCAGGGAAGTCTTTTCTGTATGTAACAGACACGGATCAAGACAATGCGTATGTACAGGATGCCGGGTTTAACTATGAAGACCTCCCTAGTTCCCGCTATGCTAACGGAGAGTTAATTGAGCCGAAGTCTCCTTACTCTCCTACTTTATTATACGTCCACCAAGGTATCTATGACAAGCATAGAGTAACGTTCTTCATCAAGTCAGATGGTACCGTACGGCTGGGGAGTAAGCATACTTCAGGAGAAGGGGTTACTTTTTTTGAGATGACTACTGACGGAGGTTTCCAAGTAGTTCAACAAAAAGGAACTGCTAACCCTGAAGAGACGCCAGAGAAGTTTTCTAAAGTAGGCATCCTCGAAGATGGTACAGTAGTAATGAAGTCACAGAAGCACGTCATGGAGGTAAACAATGATGGCGTCTACATTGATGGAAAAGCTATTTCTGCCTTCGTAGGTGGAGGAAGTGTCCCGGACGGTAATGGTGGGACTATAACTTTAGAAGATGTAGTCGACAGCTTAAAAGATGTTAAGACAACCATTACAATACAGAATGGAAAAATAGAATCTAAGGTTGGAAGGACAGAGTATAAAATTGACTTAGATGCAGTCAAGGACTACTCTAAAGAGCTTTTTGATGGGGTAAGTGCAGAGGTAGATGACATTAATAAAAGTCTCGAAAACCTTGACGACCTTTTAGACGAGTCATTTAAAGACGGAATTATAGAAGAGTCAGAGGCTCGTTCTATCGGAATGTACATAAATAACTTGAATACTCAAAAGTCTGAACTAGATGCGAAGTATAATCAGATTTATACCAACAAATATTTAACCGGAGACCCTAAGACTAATCTCGATAACGCAAAAAAAGACTTTGATTTAAAGCACCAAGCTCTTATAGATGTCATCCAAGGTGCCATTGTTGACGGTAAAATCACTACTGAAGACCGAGAGGCAATCAACAACGCTTTTGATGCGTACCACAAGTGCGTATCTACCCTTTCCTCGGCTTTTGAAGCTGCAACGGATGCAATTGCACTGGCTATGGCTAAAGAGGCAGAGGACAACGCTAAAGACTTTGTAAACGGTGAGATAAAAAAAGTAAATTCAACAATCACTCAACTAGCAGATTCAATCAGCAGTAAAGTTGAATCGGAGACGTTTACAGAAACGATAAAAAATGTGAACTCTCGAATCGCCGAAACAGAGGAAAGTGTTTCAGACACGAATAAACGAGTAGAGGAAGTTGAAAAGAAGCTACCGTATGCCTGTCAGATAATAAGTACCGACGGAGTAGCTTTTCAAGGAGGAACCTATTCGACTACTCTTTTTGCCAAAATTACAAAAGGAGATCAGGATATCACATCTTCTATTGATGCCAAGATACTTAGATGGACTAGGATATCGAACGATGCGGCAGCTGATGAGGAATGGAATAAAACACACGGAATCGGAGTTAAGTCAATAACAGTCACTAATGCGGATGTTAGAGCACGAGCTACTTTCCAATGTACCTTTGACACCGATGATCTAGGAGGAGGATAAACTATGGCAGTTATTACAGGTCAAATATCATTAATTGACTACGGAGATGCTCTAACTTTAACAGGGTTTATTACAGCAAATAGCCCTAGGATACAGCAGTATAGCCCGGCGGATGAGAAGTTCACCCCTGACTGGACCAAAACGCCTTTAATTTTAACAGCATCATTATTTAAAATGGGGGACTCTAATGACATAATCCGTGACCCAGAGGTACAGAGTATAAACTGGTACGATGCGTCCAACGCAGGGACCCCGCTAAAAACAGGCGGACCATACTCTGTTAACAATGAAACCCTCACGATCAAGGATAATATTCTGTCAGATAAGCCAGCTATAGATTTTATCTGTGAGGTTGTATATAGAGACACGGATTCAATGATGGATATCCCTCACAAGATGAGTATTTCTTTTAGTCGGGTGTCTGACGGCAGTAGTGTAGCATCCGCTTCGGCATGGCTACCCAACGGAAATATTTTTAAAAATGATCGGATTCCAACTCTAATAGCCGAGTGTGATTTATGGAGATCAGGGAAGATGGACAATACGAACGTTTCTTTCCAGTGGTACAACCAAGACCCTACTGTAACTGAGGATCAGGGAGGAGGAGCTGGGTGGCGGAAACTGACTGATAGCTCTAATAGTGGGGAAACCGGGTATACAACACGGCAGCTTACAGTACCTTCCAGCGCAGTTCCGAGCTTCGAGGTGTATAAGTGTGTCATTACAGATACTGATAGCAGCAGCCCTACATACAATCAGACTTACCAAGATACAGTCACATTTTTGGACCAGTCTGATCCTGTGCAAGTTTCTATTACCTCTACAGGCGGAGATGTTTTTAAAAATGGAGTAGGCTCAACTACCTTGTCTGCTCAAGTCTACCAAGGCGGGCAAGAGATAGATAAAGAGGGGGAGAAGTACCAGTATAAGTGGTACAAGTATAACAAAGAAGGAGTACTTGATCCAGACTTTGGAGGCTCTAAAACATACAAAGAGGGCAAGAGCTTAAAGGTCACAAGTGATGATGTTGACGTAAAAGCTACTTTCCTATGTGGAATTGATGGCGCAGTCGCTCAGTTCACTATATACGACATCACAGATACTGTTGTAAGCCCAACAGAACCAGCTAACCCAGTAGAAGGCATGATCTGGCTAAAGAACTCGGGAGAGCCACCATACCGTTTTTATATCTACAAAGACGGGGGTTGGCAGACAACAGATTTTGACAGCTTAGAATCATTAGACCCGGATTCTTATAATCGAGTGAAAGACGCATACAATGCGATTACTGACCTAGATATGGATAATAAAATCACTCGGTATGAGCGTAGTGTTATTCGAGGGGAGCTAGCTAATATCCTAGGAGTATATCTTAGTGATACAGATAACATGCCAACCATTGACACAGTAGATGCAAGTGGAGCCGGAGACCTGTACTCTATCAGGAAACAAGCTAGGGATGTCGGTGTTCCAACAAATGATGCCAAGTATGTACAAATAGGAGCAGCTTATACAGACCTAAAAGACTATCTTACAAGTTTACCAATTAAACCATGGGATGTAGGTTCTCTAGGGGTTATTGAAGTAGATAGTGATGAATGGGACTCTGCTTGGAAAAACTATTACTTAGCCTATAACTTCTTAAGTATAACGGTAACGAATAGACAGAAGGAGTACACTGACATCGTCGGGGATGGAGCTAAGAAAGATGCTATTGCTGCAGTTAGTAACGCAGACCAATATCAAGAAGCCCTTATAAAAAATCCTATGACTATTACTGCTCCTATTGCGAGTTTAGGTCTTCCGATTTTCGAGGGTAGGCATGTCGATAGTTGGTCGTTGAACCCAGATGCCAAGGATAACTGGGCACTTAACGGTAACCGCATCCAGCCAATAACAAACCCAATCGTGAGTTCAGTAGGCTCACTTACCATCTACGGGCAATTTTATGGAGATGGTACCAACAATGATCAGTTCACATGGGACAGGGATGGTAAGGCAGTAAAGATCAAGAGATGGGCAGACATCTCTTTAGACGGAGATTTCCAATGGCAGCTAGGGGAAGATTATACGGGTGCAAAACAAGTACTCATACCCAACTTCATCGATCAGATACCTGCGGCAATGACCGCTCAAGCAGTTAAGCATGATGGGACATTCCTTACAACAATCGATAGCGATATGGCAACTGCGGATCAGGTTATATTAGGAGAGGACCGGGTTCTTTATATCTCAGTTGCGGATATCGAAAGTGGGTGGGGTGAAGATTACGCACCAGAGCCAAAGGAGATAGCTGCCTATTTTAATGGGTGGAGAATGTGTAATGGTACCTTCGGAACTCCGTATAACGGTGTGGGCAACAAAGTGTGGTATCCGATTGGGGATAAGGACTTATCTCGATCTACCATTGTTTCTGGCGGTAACGTTTTTAATCCGGTACCCGAGGATAGAGCACCTACACTAGAGGAGCAAACAATCAATAAATATCAGCTAGTGTATCGGAACTCTGACGCAGTAAGGCAAACAGTTGACTTTGATGGTATTATGTCGCTGTTGCAGGGGGATAACCAAGTTTCATTCGGCTACCCATTGAACACGCCTTTTATCCTATCTGGAGTAATAAAGTATGCTACAAACGTAGCTACTGTAACCGATAACCTCAAATATTGGATTCCTGCGGTACAAGAAAGACTCTCTAAAGCTGAGCAGGTTATCACAGAGGACTCCATCACAAACATTGTTACCAACTCGGTGCAGTATAGAACAGCTCTAGCATCTAAGGCAGATACAGAAGCTCTAGGTGACTACGCCACAACAGGAGACCTGACAGATTTATCTGGCGATATCAATGGTCGTATTGCAAACGCTATTGATGCAATTGACTTTGAGCCTTACGCTACAAAATCTGAGCTTAAGCAAACTGCAACAGATATTACTGCAAAATTCCAAGCAACAGGCGGAATGAACCTTATTAAAAACTCCATTGGCTTTGCAGGGCTAAGCTTTTGGACAGGATTTACAGACACCCCGGTCGAGACATTAAGTACTAATGAACTCGACATGCTAGGCTTTGGGAGTGGGTTCTTGTTTAATCCGGATGGCAATAACAAAGGAATTATTCAGGAAGTAGGAGTTACCCCGGGACAGCCTTATACACTATCATGGTATTTGAACAAACGTACAAGTGGACCGGACAGCTCATACCGATTCTGGATTCAGATTGAGGAAGATGATGTAGTTGTCAAGCAGATCAAGGACAATAGTGCTACTACTACAAACGGGTATGAATCTAGTTACATGACCTATATCCCTCAGTCGGATAGTATAAAGGTTAAATTTATTGGGTATGGAAATGTCGATGCAACCCTTACTGGGATTATGCTCAATATTTCAGACATACCTTTATCTTGGTCTCTTGCTACCGGAGAGGTTTATAACACGAATATCCGCCTCGATATAAACGGTATCCGTGTTTCTCAGCTAGACGAAAACAGGAGGGAAATTGGGTTTACTCAGATTACTCCGGAGGAATTTGCCGGGTACCACGATTCTGATGGTAACGGTTCCTTTGAGAAGATATTCTTTTTAAACGGAGACGAAACAGTAACTAAAAAACTACGTGCAGAAGAGGAGATCACTACAAAATTCATAAAGATGATAAATGTAGACTCTCCTACTCGAAAAGGGCTGGCATTTATCCCTAATGTAGATATAGTGGACGTGGACTAACATAAGGGGTATTCGGTCTATCTATGGTATAGTATAAGTATATAGATCGAATACCTTTTTAATTTTAAAAGGAGGTAACTAATGGCACTTTCTGGCTCATTACAAACAACAATACATTCCCATTGGACACTACGAATCGAGTGGTCAGCATCTCAGAACATCTCGGATAACACAAGTACAGTTACAGCTAAGCTTTATTGGATAGCAGATAGTTATGGTGCGATTAACTCTTCACAAACTAAAAGTGGGACAGTAGTTATTGATGGCTCTACATATTCATTTAGTGCTTCAGCAGCACTGAAGAATGGACAAAAAAAGCTGATCACTACCAAGTCAAAAACTATCAAGCACAACTCTGACGGAACTAAGTCCTTCTCGATATATGGAACTTTCGAGGTTAAATTAGACATTAGCGGCTATGCTACTGAAGTTAAAATCCCTTCAAAGTCTTTTACACTTAACACAATTCCTAGAGAGTCTACGTTAACATCTGGGACAGACTTAACAGCAGGGGCTGACCGTACCATCTCAATTTCAAGGGCATCTTCATCTTTCTCTCATAGAGTGTATGTAGATGTTAAGAACTCAAGTGGTGACTGGCACAACATAAAGGCAGTTGACTTTAGTACTTCCCAAACGTCAAAGTCTACGTCTTTCTCAGTGAGTGAGAATAAAGATATATTTAGTACTCTGGATCAGCGGTCATCTACAGACCTTCGTTGGAACTTACGTACATATGATGGTAACACAATAATCGGTACTACGGGATACTCGGGGAAGCTCTCCAGACCTAAGCTGAGCACCACAAAGTCTGTTAATGGTGAGGCTGGAGATAGTAATAGTGTATACGTTGATCAGAAAATTAGTATTGACATTACTCGATCTAACAGTGACTTCGATCATAAGGTACAATTCTACTGCGGTTCCTTTATGAAAGAATTCAATGGAGTAACGACAAGCTTAGACTGGACGCCATCGTCTAGTGAGCAAGACTCCCTATATAAGGAGTTGGGTACTGCAAGTAGTAAGGGAGGGTACATCCGGGTATACACTTATTACAACGGTGTGCGTATCGGCTATGACGATACAAATATTACTTTCTACGCAAGGTCAAGTGTAAATAAGCCAGTGTTCAAAGTAGACGGGGTTGTATACTCAGACAGTAACCCTGCTACACTAGAGATTACTGGAAATGACCAGTACATAATTCAAGGAAAATCCACTCTCAAAGTTGAAATTCCTGTAGAGTCAAAAGCAGTTGCACAAAATGGAGCTACTATGAAGTCCTACTCTATTACCGTTAACGGTGATACAAAAACAATAAACTACTCAGATAATTCCACAGTATCAGCTGACTTCAGCTCTATAAACTCGGATTCTAACGCAACGGTAACTATTAAAGCGATAGACAGTCGGGGTTTTAGTACAGCAGTTACTAAAATTATTACAGTGATCCCATATCATACCCCTTCAGCTACTACTGCAGCCCTTAGAGCTAATGGCTTCGAAGCTTCAACAACGCTCTCCCTTCGTGGAAGCCTATCATCTCTAGCTATTAACGGAGTAAACAAAAACGTGTTAAAAACGGCAAGGTATAGGTATAAAAAAGCAGAAGACAGCGACTATGGCAGCTGGGTGGATTTTACTATAAGTGGGTTCCCAAGTTATGCCGCTACTAGTGTTTTATTAGACCTTGACGCATTATTAACATGGAATGTGCAAGTAGAAGTTTCAGATGCTCTATCGGTAACTACAAAAAATCTAACAGTAGCAGTTGGTAAACCAATACTATTCTTAGATGCAGAGAAGAAGTCTGTAGGTATTGGAGATTTTCCGACAGGAGAGTACGAATTAGCGATCAACGGTAGGGTCGTTTTTGGAGCCAACCAGTACGCCAGTCAAGGTCAAGGAGAAGGTACTGCAGGGGGAGCTCTTTTCATGAACAATTCAGATATTACAGGGGCTAACGGCATCTACTTCAATGATGTTTCAGACAACAATGGGGAGGGGTTATTGTTCCCTAAAACTGGGGCTCCTGAAGCGTCCCCAGACAGGAGCAATTATGATACAATGTATATACGAGATGCCGTTCTGTATTTAAATGGCGGTAAAGGTAACTTGGGTATAGGGAACACGTTAGACTTAAAAAGCAATAGCATCACCAATGTTAAGAATGTCACTATAGCTGGTCCCGACGCAGGATCAGGAATTGACCTCTCCGGAGGTAATGGATGGCGAATTGCGGAAGGAAAGAATGACCCTGATAGTAACATTACATATGGCGCAGGTCAGCTTCAATTTGTGCAAAATGGTCTCCGCAGAGCGGCTATATCCACTGGGGGTGGTTTCTACATTGGAGGTACCACCTTTAAAGGAGAAAGTGGGGGCTTGACCCACTATGCTAGTACAGGAGAAGCAAGACTAGTTAGTGATCTAGGCGGAGTTATTTTAGTAGGTATAGATGGTAAGGGACCTCGTGTAAACTCTACGACTATATACGAGAGGACGTACCCGTTCTCAAGCAATATGTACGTTACTTCTAACGGAAATATAGGACGAAGTACATCTGCAAGTAAGTACAAACTAAATATAAGCAGGGTGGATACTGATAAAATTGCCGGAAGGTTACTAAAGGTACATCCTAAATCTTGGTTCGACAAGCAGTCTATCGAGGCATACAGCCGTCTAAAGACAAAAGCATATTTTGAAAACATAGATGAAGACGAGTTAGGTGGTTCTGTAGATGTTGACTTAGGAAAGAGAGGTTACGGTCTGATCGCAGAGGACTTGGTAGACGTAGGTCTCGATATGTTTGTAGAATTTGGAGAACCTGATGAAAATGGGAATAGGGAGGCAGAAGGAGTACAGTACGATCGAATTTGGATTCTTTTAATCCCTCTCCTCAACCAAGCTAAAGCAGAAATTGAGCACTTGCAGGAAGAAGTAGCACAACTGAAATCTAAAATTAAGGAGGGTGAGACTATTGCAACCTGAGCAAGGGAAACCAATTGAACCGCAGTATGTTGTGAGCGAGTATCAGAGTAAGCTAAATGAGCTTATGAGAGAAAATATCTACTTGAAGTCTTATATTATACAATTAGAAAAGCAACTTGAGACCTATACAGCAAACAATACAGAGAAAGAAGGATGATGTTTTATGGGTTTAGCACAGATTGATTTAAGATTACTAGCAGTAGGGTATGACAAACTTACTCTATCGGAGAAGAACCAGCTAATTAGTAAAGTAGCAGGTAACTACGGGGTACCGATTAATAAAGTATCCGACGAGGTAATCTTACAGTATCATAAGGATGCTAAAGTTTACTCTCTTGAAACAAGGTACAAAGTAGTCATCTTAGGCGGCTTTACTGCTTCAAATGGTAACTTCTACGGAACTAGTGCCGAAGATCAGTTAAACCTAGTGGCTCAGAAGTTGGAGTTAGTCGAAAACCCTTCAATTTCCGAAGTAAAATGGAAAGTTAAGGGTAAGGGTCTGGTTACTCATTCCCGAGAGGAATGGCTGCAAGTTTATAAGGAGGGCTATGAATTTAAGTACGGTAAGATCATGGAACTCGATAGTATTAAACAAAAAATCGCAGAAGCAACAACTCACGATGAGCTCGTTGCCCTACCGAGCGAATAACTCACCAATGGAAGAGAGCCGACAGACCTACTAGGTATAACTGACCTAGTAGGTTTTTTTAAGGGAGGGAATAAGATGGAAGAAGTATTGCCCGGTGACGTAGTATTCTACCGACCTTTGACCTTACTTGGGCGAATAGTCAGTAAAGTAACTAAGTCAGAGTATAGTCATGTAGCGTTAGTGATAGGGACAAACACAGTTATTGAAGCGGATAAGTTTATTAAAACAGGTTTTAGTGTGCTGAATTATGACAAGAAAGTACATAGTGTGTACCGACTTGATAATATCTCTCCAGAAGACAGACTGAAGATTGTAAATGCTGTACTAACAATGCAGGATACTAGCTATGACTACAGTCAAATTTTTGGTCTTTTCCTTCGTCTAGTGTTTCATATAAACACAGATATGTTTAATAAAGCAAATAAGTTTATATGCTCCGAGATCATTGACCAAGCGTTTATTTCCGCAGGCATTCCTCGCAAAGACCAGAAGAACCTAGGAGATGTAACACCACAAGAACTTTTTGAAAAATATAAACTTAATCGTGTAATATAGAGGCAGGATCAACAATAAGTTATCCTGTCTTTTCTTATATTATAAAGAGAGGTGATATACTATGCCAATTGCAGACGGAGTTAACAACCTAAGAAAAATAGCGTTCCAACATGGGACTAAATTCTTTAGGTTTGCTATAAACCCAGAAACATATACGTTTTCTAATCCACACAGAACAACAGCTATTAAAACTAAAAGCCGGATTGTTATAGAGGATTTCCAGAATGATATCCCAACGATTACAATAACTGGAACAACAGGGTTCAACCCAACAGGAAAGAAAGCTGATAGAGGAGTCAACAAAATTAAAGAAATGAAGCAGTACTTAAAGTCTTATGGTGAGCTCGGGGGAAACGGTAGGACTGCTGCAGAGGATTTTTATTTTCATGATTTTACAAACGATGAAAGCTATGTTGTTCACCTATCAGCTGAGGGGGTTACCTATAGCCAAGATGTTACTTCCCCTTTAACCCACAGATACGAGATAAAATTTGTGGTACTCAGGAAGGCAAGCGAGCCAGCAGATGAGGATGTTATTGATCCAGAGATCGGAAACAGGTTCCCTTCAATATCAGACGGTACGGGTGATCTATCCCCGGACTTGTTTGCTGATAAGCCCTTGGAGCCCTACAACCCTTCCTCCGGAGATCAGGATGTCTATAACGAGGGAAACAGCGGGATTTATATTCCGCCTCAAGGGAACACCCCAGTAAACCCTCAAGCGCCCTCGTCTATTTCGTATAACTACGGAATGACAGGATTAGGGTACGCTATTGGGTACTATGCAAGGAGGGCTCTGTCGTGACTTACCCAGCAGATTTAATTAGATTTATTTCTACAATTCCGGTACTAAATGATGGAACGATACCCCTGAATACGATAAAGACTAGCGGGAGCTTTGTATCTCCTTTGTACGACCCTACCTATTCTTTATCAATACTAGCTAGACTAACCCAAAGTGTGTTAACAAGTGATAAAATAGAGGTAGACAACTCTTCGTTGTCTGAGGACACTATCGTGAGTATGGCACTCAATAGTGATCTGTCCTCCTATTCCCCGGATATTTACTTACTTTTAAGGGCTGTAGTTTTGGAGTCTTTCTCGCTTCTCTACAATATTGAGCAGCAAGCGTCAAACTTGCAGTATGTTTCCACAAAGGACATTCAGAGAGCTAAGACAAACTTAGGGTATATTGCAGACTTTATGAGTACTAAGCCTAAGTATTTCAGAATGATAGAGAAGCTGAGAGATATGAATATATCCTTTGGGTATCTGGAGAACCAGATCGATGTAATTATGGTTGAAAGGGGAGGTCGCTAGTGTTCAAGTTTATAAAGCACGTTGTGGCTTATGGGGATACCATGCAGTCTATCGCTCAGCAGACTCTCGGGGACATGTCCGAATGGGTAAGTTTAGCTCAGTTTAATAACCTCAAACACCCATATATTGTAGACACTGTAGAGGAGAAGATGGAGAACCCGGACCACTTGGTAACAGTAGGGGATACCCTCTTGATAAAAATATCTGAGGATGCTCAGTCTATGCTTATAGCGGAGTTAAAAAGAACCCCCGACTATAATCAGGAAGAGCTCTATGCTTTAGCTCTAGGGAAGGACTTAAACATTCTACCCTTCGCTAAAGGTATAGGTGATCCCGGTTGGGATTCTGAAACACTGGAAATGAAGGGGGATGCTATGGGCAGACTGGCAACAGTTAGAGGTATTGAGAACCTAAAGCAGTCTCTCTTCATTCGTCTAATCACTCCTAAAGGTAGTTACATAGGACATCCGGAGTATGGTTCTAACCTTCACCAATACTTAGGGATGAAAAATACAGAGGAAAATGCTGCTCTTGTAGATTTAGAGATTGAAAGAACACTGCGAACAGACAGTAGGGTAACAGGGGTGTCACTAAACAGTCACTCCATTACAGGAAATACATATGCAGCATCTTTTACCGTTACCTCTATGACAAAAGATCAAGTGTTTGAATTTGTTATATCCGCACAGGAAGATGGACCAATTGTCCTCTTAGATAATTTTAACTAAAATGAAAGGAGGGTCATCATGAGATTTAAAAGAATGTCTGAGATTTATTCTCGGTTAGTCGACCATACGATTACACACACCCGGGAAGTAAACGACTTCTCTGTAGGGAGTGCCATGAGAGCCCTTTATGAAGCAGTGTCAATTGAATTAGAGCAGTTTTATATCCTCACAAGGGAGAACATGCAGGAGGCTATTGAGCAGGGAGTATATAGCTCTTTTGGGTTTACTCGAAAACCTGCAGTTAGAGCCTACGGTGTTGTTCAAATTACACTCCATAATGCGCTGCAGCAGGACATGGTTGTATCTCGTGGTTCCCGTTTTACCTCTAGTATGCCCGAGTATTCACAAACATATGAAACTAGAGTGGACTACTATATCCCTAAAGGCTCTTTAATGGCAGAAATGGAGGTGTACTGTACAATACCCGGGTCTACCGGGAATATTCCGGAGGACACCTTGGATATAATGCAGACACCCTTCCCGAATGTACAGCTAGTTACTAACCCATCTGCTTTTCAAACAGGACAGGATGAGGAGCCGCTAGAGGAACTTCGTTCTCGGTTTCGCTCATTCATTAAAGCGCTTAGTCGAGCTACAGTTCCAGCAATTGACTATGGTACTCGTACAGTGCCCGAGGTCTCAGGAGTGTACATTGAGGAGGAGACAGGTCGTGTTAATGTGTATGCACATGATCGAAACGGTAACCTACCTGATGAGGTAAGAGAGAAAATTATGGAGGCACTGTACGACTACCGCCCTGCTGGAATACCTGTGAGACTGTTTGCAGTTACTCGAAAGTCCATTGATGTAAAGGTTACAGTTACTTTAACAAATAAGGCGGCAGTCACCGATACTTTCCGTAAAAAAATCACCGAGGAAATAACAAGATATTTGAATAACATGCAGACTTCCCAAAGTTTAATCCTATCAGATTTATCCAGTGTAATAAAGTACATTGACCGCCAGCTTATATACGATGTGACTTTTACCAACTTATCAAGTAACATTACCCTTAAAGGATCAGAAATTATACGAGCAGGGGACGTTGAGGTAACTTTAAAATAGAGAGGGGGTTGGTTACGTGTCTTTTTTAAAACACTTACTGCCTGCGTGGAAAACAAATATAGAAGACAAAACTAAAGCAAACGCTGCGATCCTCTCAGCGTTAGACATAGAATTAAAAGACTCAGAGAAAGAGACAATAAAGAGCAAAGTGTTAATGTCCCTTGACACTTCTACCGGGGAGTGGTTAGACCAGTATGGTAACTTATTCGGAGTACTTCGTAGAGATGGTGAGTCTGACGACAGTTATAGACAGCGTATTATTAGCTATGTTCTTCTAAAAAGAGGAACCATACCTGCTATAATAGATGCAATTCGAGACTACCTTCAAGACTACAGTTCATACATAGAAGTATATGAGCCGTACACGAATGTGTTTATTCTCAACCACTCTAAGCTTAATAGTAAAGACCATTTCCTCGGAGAGTACTATACTGTAGCGGTTATCGACATTAAGTTCTCTCGACCCTTCCCTGCCGATATTTTGGATGTTATTAATGAGTTCAAACCAGCAGGAGTAACAGTGAGGTTAACGTATCAGCCGGGAGTAAACAACCCGAACGCCCCGATAATTGATTCAACTATTGACGACGAAGAAGCGCTGTCAGGTATCGAATGGTTGCGAATCATGAATGGCATGAATGACCGTATTAGCGGTCATCTAAACTTAACTGCACGATCTAGGGATGACAATGATAAAAGCGGAGTGTTCAGACTAAACCATAGTAAACTGAACTCCAATGATCGTCTTTCCGGAGCTTTTTCCGTAGGGGACGCTACATACAACTTGGCTTCCTTCTCTACTGAAAGTTTAGTGTTTGACAATAGTACAACGGTAGCAGATGTACTCCGTGATACGAGGAACATGTCTTCAGACTTCTACACTAAGACAGGGGAGATCAACGACCTTTACGCTGCCCAAATAGTAGACGGAGCATCTAGCAGCTACCTATATTTCACAATGGACATAGCTACATATTTTAATGTGAACTACAGCAGCTATCTTCGAGAGGTACGACCGGACGGTCTTTATAACAAAGACACCTACTTATCCTTAATAGACTCCCCGTACGTGCAGTATCAGATGAATGCTATGCTGCCTTCTACGAAAGCAACAAAGTACAGTTTGCAGCTGTTAAACCTTAATACCCTAACATGGGATACAGTAGGTAGCGGAACATTAAGTGCAGAGTATACTCAAGGAAAAGCACCTGTAGGGAGTATGAAGGACTACCTATCCGATAATGGTATGTTATTTACTCGTATCAGCTTGGAACCGAACACAGGCACACTAAGCTATGATGGAGGCTCATTTAACGACCCCGATGCCGCCTCGGTCATAGATGGTGGAGACTTCGGCACTGTGCCCCCTACAGAAGTAGTCGACGGAAATGTAAGCGAACCTTATGAATTCCGACTAGGGTTTTATGAATTCGGGTTTATGAAGGATGTAGCAGTGCGTCCCACTATTAATTCAGAGGAAGAAGTCTTTGGAAGCGGAACACTGGTCCCTATCCAATAACTATTAAAGAGGTGGAGGTTTAATAATGGCAGATGTAGAAAAAAGAAGGATAAAGTTACGAAGAGGACTAGAAGCTGACTTACCTACTCTTGATGAAGGAGAGCCCGCTCTCACATTAGATACTAATAAGTTATTCATAGGAGGAGCGCTAGGTAATACGCAACTAGCCAATCAAAAAGACTTAGAGACTATTTCAAGTGATGTAGAGAAGGTAAAAGCAGATGTAGGTACGGCGAAAACAGATATCAAGGGGTTAAAGACGGACGTATCTACAAATAAAGGCGATGTGTCTAAATTAAAATCAGATGTAGCTACCATTAAGGCGGACGTAGACACCGCAGAGGAGAGCATTGACTCACTTCAAACAGACATGACTGCAGCTAAATCTGACGTAGCTTCACTGAAGACGGATATGACCACTGCAAAATCAGATATCTCTACCTTGAACTCCAACGTAGGGACTACAAAATCGGACGTAACTGCTTTGAAGTCCGATATGACTACAGCTAAGTCGAATATCTCCTCCTTACAAGCTGATACTGGGTCTTTGGAAACTGATGTAGACGGTTTAAAAGACTTGGCACGGTTCACAGCAGTAGACGCTAATGCTTTAGCTACTAAAGGATCGCTGTATATAAAAAACGATGATAAATTGTTCGGATATATGTCAGACGGTAGCTCTTCAAACCTCGCTACTATGGATCAGGACGACATTGCAAAATTAGGAGATACCTATGCTAATACTTGGCTGGTAGGTAAGGAGTATGTTTCTATAAAATCACCCACAGTATCTGTAGTAGAGCAGTTTAACGCCGATGGGTCAAATAAATCCGAGGCTAGAACAGTGTACCATCAAGGGAACTTCTGTAACCACGCTATGTTTAGTTCCACAACAGGTACTCTAGTTCTGCCTGTAAATGTCTATACTAAGCTTACAGTTATGGACAGTATTATCTCCTCGTTCCCTCAAGGTAAAGCAGCAGGGGTATCTTATACAATACCAAGAGAGGGCGTCTATACTTTTAACATTACGATTAAAGTAAGCGCAGACCTGACATCAGCATCCGGATATGTTCGTTTTGCCTTAAACAGGGACAGAGGAGGTACAGTATCAGATATAGACTTACAAGATGTTCAGTATTCTAATTCGTATGAGACACCCTCCCTAAGTGCAAACTTTATTTATAAGTGTGATGCCGGGGATATCCTAACTCCTGAAGTTAAGCCCCTTACTGAAGACGTGACCATAGGGGAAGGAACCACGTGTAATATTTATTTCTTAGGTGATAGTATCACAGCATAAGAGCCGGACGTACCGGCTCTTTATTGTTGTATGTTATAATAAATTTGTGGAACTAAACACTGTTATATTAATAATAGATACTGTTTACGAATGAGACACGAGAGGGTGAAAAAGAAAGATGGCTACTTCTACACTTTATTCCCATATTTACGACGCCATTCAGTTGCAATCAAAATGGGATAATGCATATTTAGTCTTTGGAAAAACGTCCCCATGGACAGACGACGATAACCCCCCAAAAGAAGACCCTAATGCCACCTCTATTCAAGAGATCATTGGGTATAAAAAAGTTAGACAATTTTCATTAGCAAGACCGCTAAAAGAGGGAGAAAAACCGACTGATAGCCCCTACCCTGTTGTGACCTATAACCAGCAGTCATGGGTACTTATCCCGGTAGATAAGGCGTATGAGGAAGAGGCTAGGTGGGTTTACATAGAAACAGAAATACAGCCCGAGGAGTTTGAACTGGGAGAATATAGACAGGTCGGTATTCATGTGGACCTGCAACCAGCGAACGGAGTAACAAAGCAGAATTTATTACCTTCCGAAGTTGCGAATCCGGGAATTTTACGTTTCTATGAAAATAGAAAACGACAAAATAGAACATCTAGTGTGTACGCACTTGAGCAGTTCTTAGTAAAACTATAATCAAAGGAGTGAATCACTTTGGCAGATATTAACTTTGGGGTATCCCCTTATAATGATCGATTTGACCCGAATAGTAACAGAAACAAAGTACTATTCCGTCCAGACCGAGCCCTTCAGCAAGCTGAACTAAACGAGATGCAGTCTATTGCAGAATATAACGTGCGGCAGCTTGGAGACAGTATCTTTGAAGACGGAGCTATGCAGACCGGGATGTCGTTCTCTATAGACGCTGACGCTAAGAAAATCACTGTTGAAGATGGGTCAGTGTATCTTGCAGGTAGAGTTCGTAAATTTAAGAAACAGACGATCCCTTTCAATAGTTCCGGAACTGAAAAGATCGGAGTGAAGCTTGAGCAAAAAATTATTGATTACAATATGGACCCTACGCTACTGGACCAGACACAAGGGGTAGACAGTTACTTATCAGCAGGAGCAGATCGATTAGAAGAAACTGTAGTCCTTACAAACAATGATGATAGTGCCCCAACGATCTACGAGTTTAACGACGGAGACTTATTTGTTCAGCCAGACCGCCCTGAGTTTTCTCTGATTAATGAAACACTTGCGCAGCGCACATACGAAGAATCCGGGTCGTACCAAGTAGAAGGATTCAAAATGTGGACGGAGAAAAGTCAGCAAGATGGAAAAGTAGACCTTATTGTGGACCGAGGTACAGCCTATGTCTTGGGTTACCGGATTAACAAACCGACCGCCAGCCGTATCCCTCTGGATAAGTCACTAGACTACAAAGAGGTAGCACAGGAAACACATACTTATGACACAAGTGTTCGAAAGTCCAAGATCGGAAGCAGCTCAGTCAAGGAAGTTAAACAGGTGCTCGCACGAACTCAGAGTCCTGCTGGGGGAGTGAACATCCCTAAAGGTACTAAAGATGGTAGAGATGGCATCCCTGCGCAATACACGAGTATTGACCCAACAACAACGAAGCTTTGGACGTCTTCTCCAGAGCAGTACTACACTTATGGAACTGATTATAAGATTGTAGAAGAGAGCGGCATTCAGTATGTGGACTGGAACACTGGACCAAACGGTATGGAGCCTGCAACTGGGCAGTCTTACAATATCTCGTTTGAGTACGATCGTATTATGCAGGAGAATGTAGACTACAAGGTAACTACTACCCCTATCGAGGGTGCTGCCGGGTCAGACACGTACATCGACTTTAATGGGATGACTGGTCTTAAGCCTAAGAGTGGCGGGTTAATCCGAGTTAACTACACTTTCTACTTAGCACGAGTAGACCTAGTTACACTAAACAGTTCTGGTGAATTTGTAGTTCTGAAGGGGCAGTCCGATAGAACTACCGCAGCACAGGCACCTATTCACGAGGACCCATTAACATTAAAGATCGGTACTGTGTTCGTATACCCTAACTCTGATATCGCTGAGGCTAATAACAACGGTGTTGTACGTCTACGTATGGAGGACTTACAAAAGCTAAAAACTCGTTTAGAGAACGTAGAGTACAACCAAGCAATTCAAGCGCTTGAGAACAGCTCTATTGTTACTGATGACCCTCTAACACTTCGAGGTGTCTTTGCAGATGGCTTTGTAGACTTTAGTCGTATGGATATGAACCTATCGTCTGTTGCAATGAGCTTCGATGATGCAAGTATTACACTAATGGTCAATGCACCGGACGAACAAATGAAGTCTCCGGAGTTTGCTAAAGACAAGTCATTAGCTCACTTATGGGGTCGTATCATTACAGCACCATATACGGAGAACAAAGAAATTACACAGCCGCTGGCAACAGAAGCAATGAACGTAAACCCTTATGCCGTGTATAACAAACTAGGTGCTCTCAAACTCAATCCGTCAGCAGATAACTGGATTGAGGAGAAAAAAGTCACCGTCAATAAAGAAGACACTATGACTGTTCGTATGGACAGATGGTGGAGACATAATCGGACTACTACCAAGCATAAAGACCTACAGTACCTTGTGGATAACCTTGATCTCGATGGTAACCAAAAGTGGGACATGGGTAACAGCTTAAACCAAGATAAGCTTGTAGGACGTACTGGGACGCTTACAGATGTAGCTAGTACAATCCGGGAGTCCTCCATCGAATACATCAGGCAGAAGGTAGTAGAGTTTACTGCTGAGAACTTGAAGCCGATGTCTAACAACCTGTATCTCACCTTCGATGGTATTCGAGTCAACATAACTCCTACAGGAACCACAGTCAAGGGGTCAGATACGGGGACTATTATGGCAGACGCTAACGGTAAAGCTACAGGTAAGTTCGAAATCCCGGCAGGTGTTCGTACCGGAGTCAGAGAAGTTGTATTGCAGAACGGAGACAACAGCGCTATCTCTACCTATACAGCCCAAGGGACATTAAAGACAACTGAAGAAGTTGTTACTCGAACACGAGTAACCGTTAACTTATATGACCCGCTCGCCCAGTCTTTTGTATTCGCACAGGATCGGGTAGTAACAAGCTTTGATCTATACTTTGCTTCTAAGTCTACCTCAGATAATCTAATTGTTCAAGTACGAGGATTGTCCGAAGGCGGTTTCCCAAACCAGACTATCTATGCAGAACGCATCGTAACCCCAGACCAAGTTAATGTGTCAAGTGATGGTTCCAAAGCTACTAAAGTAGCACTGGATGACCCACTAATGTGTAAAGCAGGGCAGAGCTACTGTATCGTCATCATCACGGATAGTAACGATTATACTATGTGGGTAGCCACTCTTGGGCAGAACCGGAAAGATAACCCATCGACTAAAGTTGTGTCTAACGCATATGTTAACGGTGTTCTGTTTAGCTCGTCGAATGCTAGAACTTGGACTGTACACCAGTCTTCTGATCTTAAGTTCAGCGTATACACTGCTACGTTCCAAGAGAATGCAGTTGTTGAGTTTAATACATTAGAGGACTTAGACTCTGATATGATGCTTCTCATGGCTTCTTATCTTACTCCAAACAACACAGGATGTAACTGGGAAGTAAAAGTAGTCGCAAAGTCGGATGTAGGTACGGTGTCCATCGATGATGTGGCTTGGCAGCCTCTTGCAAACTACATAGAGTTGGTAGCAGGACAATCTGTAGTAGGGTTGGTTAAATTGAGAGCAACATTTAAGTCTAATCGATATATTTCTCCAATGCTAACTGTTGAAGACTTACTCTTTGTAAACTTCATCTCAGAAACAGAGGGCGACTATGTATCGGTTAATATTGATGCAGCAGAGACAAGCTTTAACTCCGTAACAATGTCATATGACGCCTCAACACCTACAGGGACTAAGGTAACTCCTAAGTACTCTCTGGACGGTGGGCAATCATGGGTTGGCTTTACTGATAAGCCAACGGTTGTCAACCAGTCAGCCGAGTTTAACAGATATACCTACTCCGTAAAAGGAGTAAAGACAGCAGATGGGAAAATCCCAACACAGATTAAATTTAAATTGGAGCTTCGAGCTGATAACCGCTTCGTAAGACCTCGGGTCAGACGGTTTACCGGAGTATTCAAGGATGAGATTTCTTAATAGGGGGTCTGAAGTATGCCAATGGAAAGACGTGATCCTATATCTAAGGCAAGGTTGTTTATTCCGACAACATCTGAGAGGGCGTTGATTAAGAGTCAGCGCCATCTCAGTAAAAGTCTTGAAGAAGTTGACTCACTTAAGAAGGAACTGCAGAAGTTAATAGGTGAGGTAAAAAGAGCTCAGTAGTATAATATGTAAAAACTGCTATATTAAGGGAGAGACAAATGTCTCTTCTTTTTTTTATTATTTTTTGATTGGAGGACGATAGAATGCAGGAGAGAGACAACCTTTACTTTAACCTGCCGGACGCAACTGAAAAACTAGCAGCTGAGTTAATGGAGATTGCCAAAAAAGTCAGTGAGGGGCTAGGGGAAATTGGGGACCTTAGTAAAATCCAAGAAGAAATACAAGCAATCCAAGGAAACGTTGATTCTCTTAGTGGGCAAATAGGTCTAAAAGCTTCTGCAGCTGACCTAGAAAAGGTATCAGGTCAAGTGACATCATTAACTAAGACTGTTAGTGGAAAGGCTGACTCTACTAGGGTAAAGACTGTTGAGGATAACATCACAGCTATAAATAGCACTCTGGCAAGTAAGGCTGATGCTACTAGAGTAAAAACTGTAGAGGATAGCGTAACAGCTATAAACAACACCTTGCCTAACAAAGCTGATGCTACTAGAGTAAAAACTGTAGAGGATAGTATAACATCCATAAACAGTACTCTAAAGAATAAAGCGGATACATCAGCGATTACAGACATACAAACGAAGATAGATGACCTAACATCGAGAGTAGCAGCTCTTGAAGATAAGCCGTCTAGTTGAAAGAAAGGTGTACTCGGTATTGACCTAGGGATACACTTGGGACCTATTGATATTGATTTGACACTCTAACCGGGTGTCTTTTTTTTTGTCGTATTTTATATACCGAATATAAAAGGGTTTTTGACTGATTTCATAACTATATTGTCTTATTTTATAGCTAGTCACTACGTATTATTAATTAGTAATACTATATATAAATATAATAAATAATAATACAGAGCAGTTAAAATTAAAATAAGCATTTACTCCACAAACAATATAGATTATCCCTTATGTCTCAAGAGAATAAAATATGACTAACTGTAGCAAAGTTTATATTTGTATGGTACAATATAAGGGAGATACAGTATACTTTAGGAGGAATGTTATACGTATGAGAATTATTGTTGACACGATGTATACAACAGTTGATTTTAAAAGGAACACCTTACTCAGAGAGAAAGTCCAGAAAATGGCTCACCGAGAGCTAGGGGTAAAAGTAGACAATGCGCAGTTTTCCCGGGCGTATCAGAGTGGCGTATGGGATGGGATTACTGACTTTTATGACATGAAAGAGGACAAGTTCCATACAGGATTGCTAACTCAGTTCTTAGAGGGGCTAAGAAAGCTAAAAGACAAAGACCCTTCGCTTACCTATGAAATCGAGGATATTAGACCTGCTCAGCTGGTCCATCCAGATAGTATCGATGAGGAGATTGTGTTGGGTAATGGCGAGAACGACCCAATCACTTTGAGGGACTACCAGTACGAGTCAGTTCGCAATGTTTTTCGAGATCAGGTAGGGATTGTGAACGTAGCTACCAACGGAGGTAAGACAGAAATTGCTTCTGGGTTTATGCAGCAGGTTCTACCCTACTTAAAAAGAGGAGAACGTATTGCTTTTTTCACCCATTCAAAAGAGATTCTCCACCAGTCAGCTGACCGGATTATGGCTCGGCTGAATTTAAAACCGAGAGACATCGGAAAAATCGGGGATGGGAAATTTGATGTAAAGAACAAGAAGATCGTGTTCGTTATGGTCCCTACCCTTGTTAGCTCTTTAAAAGACCCCAAAAAGGGAATTAAATTTACAGCAAAAGAACGAGTGATTAAAATGATCGCCGAGGATGTTGCCCCTAAATTTAGGAACACAAAAAATACAAGGCAGCTACTTCGAAACTACATAAAGAACTGCAGTCTTAAAACACAAGTTTGGCAATCTGCTGAAGAGCAGTTGATGTACATAGCCTATGACAATAAATTTACTGACCGGACCGCCCAGTTGCAGCTTAATAAATACATAGCCGAGTTTGACAAAATTATGGAAAAGAAGAATAAGAACAAGTATAAGCGATACAAAGACACCATCGATTTCCTAGATTCGATTAAGGTAATGATTGCTGATGAGGTTCACCACTCCAAGGCAGATACATGGTTCTCCTCCCTTTCTTTGTGTGGTAACGCTGTTTATAGGGTGGGGCTTACTGGTACCGTTGACAAAAAAGATAAGATGGGATGGCAGCGACTTCAAGCTATATTTGCTCAAGTCGTTGTTAAAGTGTCGAACGAGTTCTTGATTGAAAAAGGTATCTCCTCAAAACCTACAATCCGGCTGCTGCCAGTCGTAGAACCTAGGAATATTGAGTTAGTTAATACATACTTAGAAGCCTACAAGCTGGGGATTGTAGAGAATGAAACTCGTAACAAGATGATAGCGGACCTTGTTCAATCGTATAAGAAAAGGCGACCGGGCGGAGTCCTTGTAAGCGTTAAGGAGATTGAGCACGGAAATAAAATTCAAGAGATGCTTTCAGCCAGAGGACTAGAGTCTGCCTTCATTCACGGAGGTTCAGAGAGTGACCACAGGGCGGGGCAGCTTGAGAAGTTTTCTAAAGGGGAGACAGGTATTTTAATTGCTTCGACAATCATCGATGAAGGTGTGGACATGAAAAGTATCGGGTGCATGGTACTTGCCGCCGGAGGAAAGTCCATGAGACAACAGCTTCAGCGTATTGGTCGGGGGCTTCGTTTGAATGGTATTGATGGTAACAGCGTGATGGTCTTTGACTTCTACGACCAGACTAACAAATATCTGCGGAATCACAGTAATGAAAGGCTGAAAATTTTCAAGGAAGAAAAGTTTGATGTAAAAATTATGCAATAGAGGAGGGGCTGTGTTGGTTCCAGAGAAACGATCACCTGAAAAGCTGTTACTTGATTATATTGCTGCCGTAGCGGAAATAAGTTGGATTTGTAGACGAGCACGCATACACGGAGTAGACATGAATGATATAACAGAGATAGAAGGGCAGATTGATAAAGCGGAGGGTCGTGACAAAGAGATTAGAGACATGATGAATAAATAGAGATTGGGTGTTGAACATTCTCTATAATGTGCTATAATGTGACTATACAATACTAAGACTGGAGGAAAAGTTATATGGAATACGGTGTGTATTTAGAATCCTCTATTGTCGACTTAAAGCCAAGAATATTGGACTTCCTAACCAAAATTGTTGAGAAGGCTAAGGAAGTGAAAGACCTCGCTATCTCCATTAAGAAAAAGGATTTAGCGGAGTTGGCTGGGAAAGACACTAGAACGATTTCTAGGTATTTAAGCGAGCTGGAAGAACGACGCATTATTGAAACAAAGGGTGTAAGAGGAAGATCAGGAGGGACTGTAATTCTTCTCAATGCAGAGCTCATTCGCTTTGACACGTCTGAAAAGGCTTTGATTAATTCAGACAAACCAGTAACAATTGATGATATCGTTGAACAAAAAATACCAAAAAAACAGAAAGATAATAAGAAGAAGACTAGGAACAGAAGAACGAAGCAGCAGATCATGGAAGACGAGATTCTCCAAGGGAAAGAAAAGTCTGAAAGAGATAAGCTTAACAAGGAAGTAGTATCTCTAGGCGGGGTGCCTAACTGGGAATGGTTCAAAAAGACAGATGATCCAGTAGGGAACTATCGGACGTACCTGCTAAGCAGGTTATACAACAGATACGCTGTTCTCTTTGTTGACCGCCATAACGCAGAGGTTGAGTATTATGGAGAAGGGAATCTGCTACCTAAAGTAAGCAATGATTATGATGTACTGCCAAAAGAGTTTTACGGTTCTTCTCGCTGGCAGCAGTTTGAGAAGTTTAGGTTATTCTGTGAGGACAACGGGATCGACCCTTCTGTCTACTTATCAGCTCAGTTCGCCCGGTCGATATTCGACAGCTCTACTAAGAATAAAAAGAACAAGGCACTACCTTTTGTCAACGCTCTCCTTTCCTCTACATCCTACGAGGTATTTAAACAATACTGTGGGTACCAGATGAAGGTAAGCTATGCTTATGCCGCCTACAAGCATATACCCGTTCAGTTCGGAGATGACTTTGTAGTTCAAGCGTTGAATGAAGCTTATGAAACTGCAGAGTATGGTATTGGGCTCTTACACTACCGCTACGCTATTAGCGACTTTTTTGAAGGATTTGGAGCTACAGGTAAGGAAGATGCGCTACTAGACTTCTACCGCCTAACTGATGAGAATCTGCGGGAGCAAAAGGTGTCCTTAAAGACAAGAGACACAATCAAAAAGTTTGTCATGCTACAATCACTTATTCAGTCTGGAGGATGTACAAGACTTCCGGGGTATCTAATCCTCGGGTCAGAACACACTCAAGTAGTCTTAGCCTCTATTTCTAAACTGACGAATTCGCAGGAGACTGCCAACCTCATTAAGGCTAGAGCTCTCGGGGTATTCACCCACCCGAATCTTCCAGAGCAGGAGCAGTTGAAAAAAGGAAAGCTTTACCTGTATCAGCAAAATGTGTTGGATGAGACACCTAAAGTACTATCGCTGATTATGGAACGTAAAAACCTACATCTTTCCCTAGCAGAATTAAACGCTGCATTTACTGAGTACGGTAAAAACAAGATTCCAGTCGATGACTACTCTGTAATGGATGTAGACCAGATCGTCAAATTCGTTGAGGACACCTTATACGAGGAGTCAACAGAAGTATTAGAAATCGACCACAAAGAGATTACAGATACAAGGGACTGGGAGCTTATTGGAGGTACCTCCTCAGATAGAGATATTTCAGATGAGCTGGAGGATTTCTTAAGTTCCACATGATACAGGCTCTTTACAGCCTTAGTTATACGTGGTATACTAGACCGTGAAAATTTAGGGAGGGGAAGCTATGGAAGTAAGTCCTATTCAGCAGCAAATTCTCAGAAAGGCAATTAGAGCACCTTTATTCTCAAAAGAGATTTTACCAAAGGTGCCTAATTCAGCATTTGAAGGCAATGAAATCTACATTGAGTTATCACACATTATTAAACGTCACTATCAGACAAAGAGGGACGTTGTAACAGAAGATATTCTGCTTACCCTTGTCGAAGACAAACTTGACAGGATGAGGAAGGATGGAGAAACGCAGCAGAAATACTTCAATGCGATCAGAGACTTGTATGGAATTAGAGATAGCTCGGATGACCGAGTTATTGACGAAGAGATCGAGAAGTACATAAAAAAGCATATGCGTAGAGACTTGCTTATGAAAGCAGCCATGAACCTAGAAAACGAAGAAGAAATGGATAAGATTGATAGTAAGTTTCGAGAGATAAGCTTGTTAGACATTAGCGGAGGTAGGCAGGAAATTATCAATGTCATTGATGATGTTGAGTATAAAAAGCACGCACTAGCAACAATTTTCCAGAACACTATCCCTACCGGGTTTTCAGCTCTTGACTACCTCAACGGAGGAGGCTTAGCTAAAGGGGAGCTCGGTCTAGTCGTTGCTTCTTCAGGTACAGGTAAAACATTAGTGTTGACTAACCTAGCAACCAACTATACGAAGAATAGATACAACGTACTGTTCATCGCTCTTGAGGAGCTAGAGAATCGTATGATTCTAAAGTTTGAGCAGTCTATGCTTAGACAAAATAAAAGTAGTATTCTTACAGGTGGGAACCTTAACGAAACAAACTTTAATAAGTACCAAGAGTTCTACCAGAAAAACAGGGAGAGTTTTGGAAACCTCTTTTTCGCTCGCTACTCTCCACGGACAGTAACTCCTGCTAAGATTGAACAGCTAATATCTGATGTTGCGGTTCGTGAGGGTGTTAGACTTGATGTTGTTATTATTGACTACCCTGAACTCCTTCGAAACCCTGCTTCCACAGGAAATGAGGCAGATGACGGAGGTAAGCTATATGAGGAAATGCGACGAATAGCGCAGGACTTCCAAGTAGTAATGTGGACTGCAGCCCAGATGAACCGTACTTCTTATAGTGCACAGATAAGAACGGCAGAGCACATGGAGGGGTCACACCGGAAGAAGAATGCTGCAGAGCTTGTGCTCACGGTTAACTCGACAGAAGAGGAATATAATGCGGGTTTCCTACGTCTATATGCTGATAAAGTACGTAACCCTCCAGAAGGACCTTACGATAAGATGATGGGCTTCAAAGTCGTAGGTAGTGCACAAACGCTTCGAGACTACAAAGCAGGAGAAGAAGCGGAACACAGACGTATATTAGAGGAAGTCGATAGTAAGATGGACCAGATGTTTAAAGGTAAGAAAAGGGAGAAAAAAGGGTCAGAGGCACAGGCTCCAGACTATGCAGACCTAATAAACAAAAGTATACAAAGTGCAAGATAAAGAGGAGGATGAATAATGAAAGGGAAAGTCATTCATTTCACAGATTTTCATGCACACATATTTGAAGACTTTGCTAAGCCGGACCCGGAGTTTGTAAACGACAGATTCCGGGCACAAATTATGACCTTGCACAAAGTCTTTGATATAGCTAGAGAGCATAGGGCAGCGCTGGTATTCGGAGGAGACCTCTTTCATAAAAGAAAGACACTGGAGGACACTGTGTATAACGAAGTATACAAAGTGTTTGTAGAGAACCAAGATGTTCCTGTCCAGCTAATTAGAGGTAACCATGACTCCCGGGATAACACAACAGAAGCTAGGCACTGGCTGGAGACATTTGAATATATACCGAATGTATCCGTCTCCTCTGTACCAGAAGCCACCTGTATCATAACACCTAATAGAGCAAGAATAAATCTCTACACAGTGCCTTACTCTGATGATGTCACATTCTTAAAAGAAAAAATCAAAGAATTTGCAGAGATGCAAAAGAAGTCTTCAGAGCCCTCTATACTAGCCGGGCACATTGGTGTAGACGGTAGTGAGACAGGGCGATATAGTCATAGGCTGGAGGGTGCCTTTAAAGTGGGAGACCTATACTCAGATGTATTTGATTATGTGGCACTCGGTCACTACCATAAGCGGCAGTTTTTAGCTGGAACTGACAATGTATTCTACACAGGGAACACAATTCAGACAAGTTTCTCTGATGAGGGGCAGGAGAAGGGTGTTTTCCTAATCGATTTTGATAAAGGTGGCAAACCTAAATTCATCCCGATTAAAAACAAGCAGTTCATTACCTTAACATCCGTGGACAGCAGCACTCAGGATATTGTGGATAATAACTATGTTCGTTTCGTGCTCTCTAAGGAGCAGGCAAAAGAAGTTGAAGTTTTTAAAGAGAAGAATGACAATGTACGAGTCGAGGTTCAAAGGGAGTACAAAACTGAGACTAGGATTGATATTTCAGTAGAGTCAAACGAAGAGCAGATTGTAGCTGCCTACACTCAAGAGTTCTATCCGAATGTAACGGAGGTAGCTTTGGACGTTTTAAAAGAGGCGGCTACAAGGGCAATTTAATCCTAGGGGTTATCTATATGATAACCTCTTTTTGCGTTGACATTAGTTATACGGTCTGTTATAATCTAGTTACAGAAGAGTCTATGAACTATAAGGAGGTAGGATACACAAGATGAAATGGAAGAAGCTAACTGCAAAGAATTTTCTGTCTTTTGAGGAGCTAACCCTTAACTTAGACAATAGGGGAATAGTCCTTGTAGAAGGCAATAACTTAACGAGTAACAAGTTCAAAAGTAATGGGTCAGGAAAGAGCTCCCTGCTTGAGCCGATCGTTTATGCCCTATACGATACCACGTCTAAAGGGATAAAAGCAGATGAAGTTATAAATAACAAAGTAGGAAAGAACACCGCTGTGATCCTTGAAGGGGTTAAAGGTGAGGATACATATCGAATAGAGAGATACCGTAAGCATACGAAAAACAAAAACAAAGTAAAATTATTTATTAATGACAAGGAAGTTACTGAGAAGTCTACCTCTGAGACGAATAAAGCTATCCAAAAGATTATAGGGATCGACTATAACACCTTTATAAACAGTATTATGTTTTCTCAAGGGAACGGTGCTGGGCGTTTTGCGATTGCTACCGACAAAGAGAAAAAGGAGATACTTGAAAATCTCGTACACCTAGACATTTACGCACAGGCACAAGATGTGGCAAAAGAACGCCTTAAGGCGAAAGAGGACGAGATAAGAGCACGGGAGCAGGAGAGAGCCCGACTTGACTGGGAGTTCGAACGAATTGAAGGGCTAGAGCAGCAAGATCAGGCTAACTACGAAAACACCAAGAATATGATCTTGCAGGAGCATAAGAGTATTCGAGCAAACTACGAAGCAATGGACGCCTACATTAGGGAAAACTTTGCTGCTGTCGAGGAGTTACAGAGCCGGAGTGACCAGCTCCAGCAACAAAGAGACAGTAGCCAGAACTTCAATGTATCTGCTCATTTCATGGAAGCAGTTAACACAGTCAGGAAGGAACTTGCCGATAGGAAAAGTCAGCTCCAGCAATACGAGTATCAAAAAAACGATCTAGTGGGTAAGTACAAAAAACTACAGTCCAACACACACTGCCCGGTGTGCGGCAATGAGCTAGACACTGCTCACCGAGAAAAAGAGATGGCTGCGATTAAAGAACAGCTCAAGAATGTACTTATTGCAATGAACCCTTTACAGGGCGAGGTGGGAACACTGGAAGCTAAGCTGCAGGAAGTCTCTAATAAGTACCAAGAGGAAAAAGCAAAGCAGGACGAGATAAACAAGAACTACCAGCAGGTAACTCAAGAAATTTCACAATGTGAAAATCAAGTTAAGGCGTATTATGATACGATCCAAGCATTTAAAAATAAGATCAATGCGTGCCAGAGTACGGTAGACAAACTTTCTGCGATCCCTGAGCCTAAGCCGAGAGATAATGAAAGAAAAGTAGTAAAAGAAAAGATAAAAGCATTCCAAGAGGAAGAGTTAAAACTCCAGAAAGAGAAGTTGCAACTAGAGGATGTTGTTAAAGTATTTTCTAACTCAGGAGTTAAGTCACATGTACTCGATCTAATTACCCCTTTCTTGAACGAGAGAGCAAATAAGCACCTAGCGACTTTATCTGGTCCGGACATGGAAGTCAAGTTTAGTACACAAACTAGAAATAAAGATGGTAGTGTAGCTGATAAATTTGATATCCAGCTAATTAATAGTGTAGGGGGAGAAAATTACAAGTCTAACTCTGAGGGAGAGAAAAAGAGAGCAGACTTGGCGATCTCATTAGCTATTCAAGACTTAGTCATGGGTCGGGGAGAGCCTCCAACAAACTTTATTGTATATGATGAGGTTTTTGATGCACTTGACAGCGTAGGAAGTGAAAACGTAGTTACTTTACTAAGAGAGCGAGTGAACACTGTGGGAACAATTTTTGTAATTACACATAGCGAGCACTTAAAGCCTTTATTTGAGAATGTTATAACCGTAACAAAAGATAAAAATGGAGTGTCCACACTACACGGAGGAGAAACAACATGAAGTTAATAGTAGAAGATAATAGTAATACAGTAACACTAAGAGTTTTTACTAGAGGTAAAGACTTGGAGGAGGTGGTACTACCCAAAGAGAATATCCATTACTGGTACCCTTTCAACACTAATTTTTCATACAGGTATTCCAGCGCTAAGAAATCCCTTTATTTAATTAAGGAGAGATCGCATGTTGGAGAGAATGTCTATGGTGTAGACACGCTGAAGAAAACAAAGCCATTAGATAGTAAAGATGGCATCCCTTATCACCCACAGGTACACCGGAGAAACTTACAAATTATTGACCGGGCGAGGCAATTAGGGATAATGACAATTGAAGACAGCTTTACTTTAGCCCTAACTGTAGCGGGTTTCCAAACTGTCTGTAACTGTATTGACGCTATTAAGTCACGGGCACAGGAACGGATGGATGACGAGGAAATTCAAGGTGTACATACCCATTTGAACGAAGAGTGGGACGAGAGGGTGTATGAAAAGTTAACAAAAGAGGAAGGTGTTTTCCTCCTAGAACTCGGGGAGATTTACGGGATGCTAACCGTGATGCGTAAACTAGCAGTAGCAAAAGGAGTGTAAAGCAATGTTTATCGACTTACTATATCAGGAGCTCGGGGAGAGTAAGGATGCAGGGGCAGAAACTAGATTTTGTTGTCCTTTCTGTGGAGAGAACAAGCACAAAATGTACATACAAGATCACTCTGGTTTGTGGATTTGTTTTAAATGTGACGAGAGAGGTAACCCCGTTTCATTCGTCATGAAGTACTACAATGTGAGCTATGAGGAAGCAGTGGATATCCTTGCCACGTATGATCACGATGTAGAGAACTTTAGAAACAATGGAGCAAACCCGGAGCAGTACGGTAGTCATCTAACAGAAGAAGAGCAACTTATCCTATTCATCAGCCGAGGAGGAGAGCCTCTGGAAAAAAAGGAAGAGATAAAGTACTCCTGCCCCCGTCCACCCACAAACTGTAAGTCGCTCATTGCTAACTTCAATAACCCGGAGGCTTTCCCGTTTTTCACATACCTTCACGGTCGAGGTGTTACTTTGGACCAGATAAAAGAGCATAATATATCTTATGTAACATACGGGAGTGTAGAGCTGGTAGACGGAAGACAGCTAGACTTAGTAAACCATTTAGTATTTTACACATTTGATTCCCAAGGAAACCCGATCTACTGGAATACTCGAAGTATTGATAAGGACCCGTTCATTAAGTCGTTCAACGCCCCAAGCCGAGAGAAGGAATATTCAAAAAATAACTCTATATTCAACCTGAATAATGTTAAGAATGCTGACAGGATTGTAGTACATGAAGGAGTGTTCAATAGCTTTATGACTCCCGGAGAGGGGGTAGCAACCTTCGGAAAAATGATAACCGATGAGCAGGTGAGTATTCTTCTTAGAGAGACGAAGAAGAAAAAACAGCCTATCTATCTTTTCCTTGATACTGATGCTTGGTTTGAGATGATTAAATCTGCAGCAAAGATTAAAAAAGCAGAGCCTGAACGAGAGGTATACTATGTGTATAGTGGCTTAGAGGAAGATGCCAATGACCTAGGTGTTGAAAGGTGTAAGCAGCTACTCGATCAAGCATTCCGGGCGGATAGTCAAGGGGAGCTTAAATTAAAACTACTAAATATGTAGAAAGCTATTGACGCTGTAACTCTTATATGTTACAGTGTAGTATATAGACAGTACATAAGGAGGAAATTGATTGGAAAAATTAAATGTGTTCTATAAATTAGAGAAAGGGGCAGTAAAACCGACTCAGGGATACGAAGATGATTTTGCCTATGACTTGTACGCTGCAGAGGGTCGATTGGTTCCCCCATTAACATTTAGGTCTGTCATCGTTCCTACGAATTTAAAAACTGCATTCGACCCAACAAAAGCAGGTATGAAGATATCTTTAAGGAGTGGAGCAGCTGTAAAAACTCCATTGGTTATCTCTAACTCTCCGGGAATTGTAGAGGGTACATACCGTGGGGGGATCGGAATTCTTGTCCGTAACTCTTTTATCGATAACAGCCTCGTCGACTTTGTTATGACCGTTGAAGGTAAAAAATTACCATTAAAGGACGTGCCTAGTGAAGTTTTGCAAAACGCCAAGGAGTTTTATGAAAAAGAAACTGAAATGCTTGGTTATGCGTCACCAAGTGAAGAGCTACAGAAGGTAATATACTCTAGTGTTGTACCAAGAGGCACTGTGTATATCGCAGAGCAAGACAGAATCGCTCAGGCGTCATTCTCTCCAAAACTACCTGTAAGGTTCCTTGGACGGTCAGAGTTACCTGAGTCAGTTCGAGGAGAAAATAAGTTTGGAAGCTCAGGTGCTGCTGCGGAGCTTATTGCAAAAATTGCCCCGCCCGAACCGATAGATGAAGAAGCAAGAAAAGCTATGGCTGAGAACTTAAAAAGAGTAGTAGAAAACTCCAGAAAAAGAAGTGAGTGATAGAGACATGAAGGAAGCCGAGGAAAAGATTAAAATCTTTCAGTACCTATATAAGCTTCACAGCTGTACGACTACCGAGGAGAAAGAAGAGTTTATTGCAAAAGAGGGAGGGGCTCTTGTAAGCCTACAAGACGCTTCCCATGCTATTATGACCCAAGCATTAGAAGTTGTTGAGTACACTGAGTGGGCTATCGCTCAAGCTCAGCTTCTACAAGAAAAAAGGCTATTAGCCATAATCAAAGCACTTCCTAAGAATGTCCGAGAAGACGTTATTAAAGCGTTGGAAGAAGACGATGATGACCTTCTTGATGAAAACTTAAATGAAGATGAAAAAGGAGATAATAATAATGTCACAAATTAAAAACCAAGACCCATTATCAGCTCAAGACCTCCAAACTTACTTGAACTTCTTGTTAACGCAAAATGTAGAGAGTGAGAAACATGCTAAACAAATTAACCGACTCGCCCGACGCACTACAACACTTAGCGATGTCGTAGTACTCTTTAACCAACTTGTACAACATCAGGAAGCAAAGATATCCCTACTAATTGATCAAGTCCGAGTACAAGAAAATATTCTGAGAAAACTAGGTGCCACAGAAGAAGTGATTGCTGAGGCGAGAGAAGAGTACCAAAAGTCCGTTGATGAGTATATTAAGAAGATAACAACGCAGCAAGGAGAAAAAGAGGACGAAGAAGGGTTAGATGAGTAATGGCTAAATACAAGAAGCGTCCTGTTGTTGTGGATGCGTTTCGGTTTAACGTAGACCCTGCCCCGGACTGGTTTGTAAAGAGAAAAGACGAACTGTACTATATCGGACCAGAAGTCACAATCGGATATGAAGAAGACTCTGTTTGCTGCTTTATCCATACTGAAGAAGGGACCCTGATGGGCTCCGAAGGAGACTACATTATTAGAGGAGTGAGGGGCGAGCTTTATCCTTGCAAGGCGGACATCTTCGAAGAAACATATGAAAAGGTAGAGGAGTAGTTTATGGGGAAAAAGAGCAAGGTCAAAGGATCAACATACGAGCTTAAAATTGCGAAGCTCCTAACTTCTTGGTGGGGTGCGGGTACATTTAACCGTGCTCCTGCCTCTGGAGCTCTGCACTGGGGACGTGACCAGAGGGTTGCTGGAGATATTGTAGCTCCTCCGGAAGCGGATTTCCCTTTTGTGATTGAGTGTAAGAAACGGGAAGAGTGGACGATGGAACACATCCTTCTTGATATCGGACAGCCAAAGGAATGGTGGGCACAGGTAGTAACAGATGCCCGGAGAGTTGAAAAGGTACCTATCTTGATCTTCTCTCGTAACAGAGCTAAGGACTTTATCATGGTTCCTTATGACTCCAACATGTATGATAAGTTGAACAAGGTAGATAAATCTGCTATGATTACCACGGTAAGCATCAAGAATATCAGGGACGAGATTCAGTTATTTGATGTAATTGTTAGTACATACGAGTCCCTGACCCAAGTCCCTATCCCGGAAATCAAGGAGTATGCTTCCTCTATAGACTGGGATAGGTACAAGGGAGAATATGAATAGGGGGAAGTAGTGTGAAGTCAAAACGCTATAGAGCTATTTTTAGAGCATTAGGGTATCATAGAGGTGAAGAAGGTCTCTATTTTAAAAAGGATCAAGAGGGTTCTGGCTATTTTATTAAGCATATCGCTCTTGAAAAGCTTCGAGATGAGGGGCTTTTAAAAGGGTCACTGATGGAAGACATCGATAGAGTAAAATAATGATTAGAAAATTCCCTACAACTTAGTGATGGAAAGCTGAGATGTAGGGAATTTTTACGAATTTATTCTCTATACAAACCCTATATTATGTGATACAATATGACTGTAACCTTCTAAAATAGACTATAACGAGGGAGGGCTATATCAGTTTGCTGATTACATATGAAAGTAAGACAGGCAACGTTAGACGATTTATTCATAAAGTGAAGAAGGTATACAGCCTTAATACTAAGGAGATAACAGAGAGCACGCAGGTGAATGAACCGTTTGTCCATGTAACGTATACTACTGGATTCGGTCAAGTTCCCGAGAGTACTTTAAAATTTATTGAAAACAACAAAGATAACTTGATAGGTGTGGCTGCTAGTGGAAACCGTAACTGGGGAGACTCTTATGGTCTTGCCGGAGATAAGCTTGCTCAAGCGTACAGCGTTCCCTTATTACATAAGTTTGAGATGAGTGGTACAGCAGCAGACTTAGAGAAGTTCATAACGGAGGTAAAATATATTGGAAAATAATATCCCTAAGTGGGTCCAGCTAAACAATGAGATCATGATTCAGAAGGACGGCAAGTTCCAGTTTGAGAAGGACAAAGAAGCCGTTCATAGCTATTTTGTAGACTATGTCAATCAGAATACTGTGTTCTTTCATAACCTGAAGGAAAAACTAAATTACCTGCTAGAGTATGACTACTACGAGGAAGAGTTCCTATCGAAGTATTCTTTCGAAGATATAAAAGAAGTATTCAAACTAGCGTATAGCAAGAAGTTCCGCTTCCCTTCATTCATGAGTGCTTTTAAATTTTATAATGACTATGCATTAAAGACGAATGATAAGAAGAAAATCCTTGAGCGTTACGAAGATCGGATTTCAATTGTTGCGCTCTTCTTTGCAGACGGGGATACTGCAAAGGCAAAGGAGTATGTAGAATTAATGACCAGTCAAGACTATCAGCCTAGTACACCAACATTCCTAAATGCTGGTCGAAAACGAAGAGGGGAACTTGTTAGCTGCTTCCTCATGGAAGTCGGAGACTCTCTGAATGATATTTCAAGAGCTATCGATATGTCTATGCAGCTTTCCAAGCTAGGCGGTGGAGTATCACTCAACCTTTCTAAGCTACGGGCTAAGGGGGAAGCAATTAAAGATGTGGAAAACGCCACAAAAGGCGTCGTAGGCGTTATGAAACTTCTTGATAATGCGTTCCGTTATGCAGACCAGATGGGGCAACGGCAAGGATCAGGTGCAGCTTATCTAAACATTTTCCACCGGGATATTAACGACTTCTTAGATACGAAGAAAATATCCGCCGATGAGGATGTACGAGTGAAAACATTATCTATCGGGGTAGTGATTCCGGATAAATTTGTAGAGATCGCACGAGAGGATAAAGATGTTTACTTGTTCTACCCTTACACAGTGTATAAAGAGTATGGGAAGCATATGGATGAGATGGATATGAGTGAGATGTATGATGAGCTTGTGGATAATCCGAATGTTAAAAAAGAAGCAGTCAACGCTCGTAAACTCCTTGAAAAAATGGCTATCCTTCGATCAGAGTCGGGCTACCCATACATCATGTTCCAAGATAATGTAAACAACGCACATGCAAATAACCATGTATCAAAAGTAAAATTTTCAAATTTGTGTTCAGAGGTACTACAAGCTTCTGTAGTCTCAGAGTACACAGATTACGATCAAGAGGATAAGATCGGGTTAGACATCTCTTGTAACCTAGGTTCTGTGAATATTCTGAATGTAATGAAACATAAATCCATCGAGAAAACTGTCAAGCTGGCTACAGATGCACTGACCCGAGTAACAGACACTACTCAGATTGTTAACGCCCCTGCGGTAAACCGAGGTAACCAGTTAATGCGGTCCATCGGACTCGGAGCTATGAATCTTCACGGGTACTTGGCAACTAATGGTATTGCCTATGAAAGTCCAGAAGCTCGTGAGTTCGCTAATGTCTTTTTTGCTGCTGTAAACTTTTACTCCATCGAGCGTTCGAATGAGATTGCTGTAGAAACAGAAAGCTCGTATGAAGGATTTGAAGGGTCTACGTATGCTACAGGAGAGTTCTTTGATAAATATGTTAATAATAGCTTCCTTCCGGGGTCAGATAAAGTAAAAGCGTTATTTGAAGGCATAGAACTACCTACTAAAGAGGACTGGGCAAGACTAAAAGAAAAGGTTATGGAAGGTGGAATGTACCATAGTTACAGATTGTGTATCGCCCCTACAGGATCAATTTCTTATGTACAGTCCAGTACAGCTTCTGTAATGCCGATCATGGAAAGAATTGAGGAGCGTACATACGGAAACAGTAAAACATACTATCCAATGCCGGGTCTATCCGCTAACAACTGGTTCTTCTTCAAAGAAGCATACGACATGGATATGTTCAACGTAGTAGACATGATCGCTACTATCCAGCAACATATTGACCAAGGCATCAGCTTTACGTTGTTTCTCAAAGATACAATGACCACTAGGGATTTGAACAGAATCGACTTGTATGCGCATCACAAAGGCATTAAGACACTGTACTATGCTCGTACAAAAGACACTGGGCAAGATAACTGCTTATCCTGTGTAGTTTAATATTAATAACTAGGAGGAGATTTTATGTGGGGAGACGGTTATGAATACGTAGGTATAGAGGACCTTAAAGGTAAAGTACTAACAGAAGTAAGAGATACGGGGTATGATGAACTGTATTTCTATACTGTAGACGGGGATTCATACCAAATGTACCACGAGCAGGATTGCTGTGAACACGTGGTACTTGAAGATATCATTGGGGACTTAGATGACCTCATCGGGGAACCTATTCTCATGGCTGAAGAAGTGACTGAAGAGGAGCCTGCACATGCATATGAAGGTGATGCTTCTGAGACTTGGACTTTCTATAAGCTTGCTACTATTAAGGGTTACGTGACTCTTAGATGGTATGGAACTTCAAACGGTTATTACTCCGAGTCTGTAAGCTTTAAAAAGTTTGTAGGAGAGGGTACTGATGAGTAGTCTGAGTGAAGAGATCAAAGACTTAGAACTGCGTATTGCAGGAACCATACATCACGGAGAGTGTTTCTACGAGGAGAGTGATCTGTTAAGCCTGCTCTCCGACCTTAAGAAACTGAAAGAGCTTATAAAACAGCATTACAAAGAGAATCAGGAGGACAACTTAGATGACTAATAGAATTTTTACAGCAGCAGACTGGTCAAAGCCAGAGGATGATTTTACACAAATGTTCTACAACCAGAATGTTAAACAGTTCTGGTTACCCGAGGAAGTGGCACTTAATGGGGACTTACTTACATGGAAAGCTCTCGGACCAAATGAGCAAGACACGTATATGAAGGTACTTACAGGGCTGACTCTTCTTGATACTGAGCAAGGGGATACTGGAATGCCTGCAATTGCAAAGCATGTTTCCGGGCATCAGAGAAAAGCAGTACTGAATTTTATGGCAATGATGGAGAACTCCGTACATGCTAAATCTTATAGTAATATCTTTATGACATTAGCTCCTACAGAGAAGATTAACGAGACGTTTGAATGGGCTAAAAACAATCCGTATCTTCAGAAGAAAGCAGAGATCATCGTGTCATTATACGAGGGCATTGAAGAAGGTAGCGACACCACTCTTTTCTTGGCTATGGTAGGGTCGGTATTCCTAGAGAGCTTCCTATTCTACAGCGGGTTCTACTACCCTCTGTACTTTTACGGGCAAGGTAAGTTAATGCAATCCGGAGAGATTATCAACTTAATCATCAGAGACGAGGCGATCCACGGGTCATATATCGGGTTGCTGGCACAAGAAATTTACAATAGGCAGGATGAGACAATGAAAAAGGCTCTAAAGCAAGTGTCTTTGGATATCCTGAAAGAGCTTTATGAAAACGAGATGGAGTACACAGCCGATGTGTACGATCAAGTAGGGCTAACATCAGATGTTAAGAAGTTCGTTAGATACAACGCAAATAAAGCACTTAACAACTTAGGCTGGGAAGGCACCTTTGAAGACGAGGATGTTAACCCTATTGTAATCAATGGCTTGAGCACAAAGACAAAATCCTTTGACTTCTTCTCAATGAAGGGCAATGGGTACAAGAAAGCTACTGTAGAGCCTCTACAGAACGATGACTTCTATTTTGAAGGGAGAAACTAAAAATGGGGAAGCTTATTTTGCTGAAGAAGCATAATTGTACAGGATGTGAGTTAGTTGACTTGTACTTAACAAACGAAGGCGTGCATTACTACACTTATGATGTGGAGGCAGCGCCCGAGTTAGCCGCTAAGTATGAAGTTATGTCTGTACCAGTACTGCTGAAGCTGGATGATGAAGGTAAAGAGGTAGACCGGATTGTAGGTTACGCACCGGACGCTATCAGTCAAATGATTGAGTAAATAAGAGAGCAGGACATTATGTCTTGCTCTTTTTTTTTCTGTTGACAGAGAAGTTATACCATGATAGACTGTAACTATCTTATAAAATACAGGGGGAATTAATGTTGGATACAACGAAATTAACCATGGTCGGAACGGGCTCAGCTTTCTCAAAAAAGTTTTACAACAATAGTGCGTTGGTCACCTTCACAAACGGGTATAACCTGCTGATTGACTGTGGGCACTCAGTACCAAAAGGTCTCCATGATCTCGGATTCCCACTAGAGAGCCTTGATGGTATCTTAATTACACACACTCATGCAGATCATATCGGAGGGTTGGAAGAAGTAGCTCTTTATAACAAGTTTGTCTTAGGTGGAAGAAAAATTGATCTTCTTGTTCCAGAGCCCTTGGTAGAACCTTTATGGAACGACAGCTTGAACGGTGGACTCCGTTATGACGATTCTAGGGAGCTTGAACTAGATGACTACTTTACGGTCCGTAGCTTAAAAACGTCTGACTGCGGAGCAGCACGCACTCAGATCGATGAGAATATAGCTTTTACCTTATACACTACACTCCATGTCTCTCATATGAAAAGTTACGCAGTAGGTTTAATCGACCGAGGGGAAGAAAAAGTATTTTATTCCTCGGACACGGTGTTTGATGAGTACCTCCTAGATTATGCTCTAACAATGTTCCCTTGGGTTTTCCACGACTGTCAGCTATTTACTGGAGGGGTACATGCGAGTTTAGACGAACTCCTTGGTTATACCCGCTACATCCCTGAGAAACAGCAGAACAAGATATTTCTTATGCATTATGGAGACAATGTGGAAGAGTTCATAGGTAAAACAGGTCGAATGCGGTTTGCAGAGCAAGGGAGAGAGATTATCCTTTAAGGGGGCGTGCAAAGTGAGCGAAAAACAGTATGAGCAAGACGGTAAAGTAGAAGTTACACAAGTACAGGCACAAGCGATTGAGGAGGGGAAGAGGTACTATATAAGGAGAGTATATGAGAATCGTAAACTAGTAGAAAGTTTGTACGGAGAGTTCGATCCGGACAAAAGAGCGATACGTATGTTCAGTGTAGACCACTTCCTCCTACTAAATGCAGGGGGAGCGGTCCCTTGCCAAGAACTATTTGAGCCATTATATGACCTATCTACAAGAGAACTAAAGCTAGCACTTACTTATGGCTATACCGTTAAGGAGGCTGCAGAGTGAACTGGTTAGACGGCTATATTCAAAACAATGAGACAGGGTATTTAGTAGGGTCTGATGATAGCCTGTGGGTTTATGTGGACGAGGAATATATCAGACACGCAGGCGGTTCTGTATATCAAGGAGCACCGATTGACCTAAGAGAGGTAACTAAGGGAGAGTTTCTACGCAAGTTAGTCATGAGTTTAGAGGAGGAGTCAGAGTAATGAATGGCAAGGAGAAAATGGCGGCGTACTGCTTACTAGCTTTACATGGGTACAAAAGAAGCGAGATCGAAGAAATAATGAAAAAGATGGACTTAGATAAAGTTAGGGAATTATTAAAGGATGATGTGAATTGAAGTCCGTTAGACGAAACCCAAATAAACGACCCTGTGTGGCAAGGAATATTACTTTTCGAGTGCAGGAGGAGAACACTAGCTGGGTACTAAGGCTGAAAAGAAGGAGAGTTACACAATGAGAACAGAGCTAACCATTGACGGGGGAGAGCTAACTATCAGTACCGTGGACGGTGTGTTCAGTGCCATGGTAGACATCGAGACTGGTGAAGTCATAAGCTTTGTGTACACAACAGCAACAGTACCACAGATAGCTGCTTTCGCTAATAAAGTCAAGACAAGATACAGTAAGTTTCTTCGTAGTAAGGACATTAACGATTTTATTAACTAGGTAGAGGCTATATTGCCTCTACCTTTTTTAATCTGTGCTATAATAGGTGTATGGGAGTATACATAAAATTCTGAAAATACATAGATAGGACGGATTAAAATGACAAGAAAGAAGAGTTTGAACATCCATAATACGGATCGACTCTTCAACCTAAACTTAACAACTAAGCAGGATGAAAACAGTTTTGTTAAAGTTACTCGGTTGAATGAAAAACAGGTTGAGAAAGAAATGGATGAGCTGAAAGCACAGTCTCGAAGATTTAACAAAAGGAATGAAAAGAGCTATATGCTGTATAAACAGCGGTATGGTAATGACACTGTACAAGACAAAGTTTTTGACCATGGAGGCTACATTTACTATTACACTACCGACCGGGTCCCTATGCCGACAATAAGTAAGCTGGCTAACGTGCCGCAATCAGAGGTAATTTATAGTTGTAAACGGGAGTACACACTGGAAGAGATAAATAATGTTCACCTAGTGTCCATGGCGACAAAGGTATCGGTAGACGTGCCGATTGTGCTGCCAGATATAAACCCTTATGACTACCTTTTTTCGCTGGCTCCACTTAGATATCATGTGGATAAAGTAAGGATTTCTTTCCCGGCGTTAAAGGAAGAAGAGCTGCAGGATCGTCATAGTGACTATTACGTTTTTTACAATGGGATGTACTATCTGAAGACAAAATATAAGTACGAGTGCTTCAAATATCTGCAAGAAACGCTATCTACTTGGAAGATGAATATATGGATTATTTGTGACTCTAAAAATGATATGCACATGCTAGAACGTTTAGTGGTGAGAGATAACAAACGATTTAAAAATAGCACACCTTCATTGCAAGGAGGTAGTGATATTGACCGTGAATCGTAAAGAATTGGCTAGACGTATAGCACATACCGGGGGTTATAATATTGGGGACGTAGAGAAGATACTTGAGATTTATGAAGACGTAGTTGTGACAGCACTCCTTTCAGGGGAGGAGATAAAACATGGGAAGCTGCATAAAATCATTCTTCAGGAGCTCCCGGTGAAAAAAGCGTTCGATGGTCTGAACAAAAAATATTTTGTTCGTGAAGCCAAACGAGTGCCAAAATATAAGCCATTGACCCGTATAACAGATATAGAGTTGCCTGTGAAAGAGGAGTAATGATACTCCTCTTTTTGTATTGACATCCTCTGTATGTTATAGTAGTATTATAAGCGAAATACAGATCAGGGAGGTCGATACATTGAAGATTCTTTTTCTACAAGAGTATGTTCGTGAAAACCATATGAAGCGAGGGGAAGGCGGTACACTAAGCAATGTGTTTTTCCAGACAAAAGGAGGAAAGATTCTAAAGAAGCTGATTGATGAGGGCTTAAAGCTGGGAAAAGATGACTACTACATCGACTACGCATACGGTCTCGTACCAAAAGTAATAACCCGGGACAAGTTCAACCGTGCTACAAAGTATAAGACACCAACTCAGAAAGAGGTCAATCCAGAGTATGAGTTGTTGTATCAAAGGATTATAGCGGAGAAGCCAGATATCATCGTCCCTACCGGAAACTTAGGGTGTAAAGCACTGGTCGGAAAAGCCTCGATATCATCACAGCGAGGTGTACCCCAGAAAGTAACTGTTAAAGCTGCGGAACCTTCTTCACTTGTTTCTCCTTCGGAAGAAGAGCAGGTAGTCACAGAAGTTAAGAATCTCCGAGAGCAGTTGGAAAAGGTAGAGCACACCCTTGAGTTGTTAAACCCCGATGATGAATTTTTTCGTGAGTTCTTATCTGGAAAAGGATTACTACCTAACAACCATAACGAGCTTTCAAAAGAGCAGTTAACAGAGTTTGCTGTCCAGCGGTTGAACAATCAGGCTAACGAGTTAGATCATAAAATTAGAAGCATGGAGTCTTGGCTAAAAGACAGGGGTATAGACGAAGAGCTTTATGAAGACATGGATTTGCTCCGAAAGCACCAAGCGGCTAAACTACCTCCGGCAGAACATGAATGCTGGGTACTCCCCATGTATAGCATGGAGTACATGTTAGTGAACCCTAATATACAGAACTTGATCGAAGCTGACTTTGTTACCCTTAGAAAATTCGTAGAACAGGGAGAAGCAGCTTTTGAGGCGTCCCCGGTAGACTACGAGTTTATAGATAGTATAGAGAAAGTCCGGGATATATTCACTCAGAAGGTTCCGAATGCACCAATTGTTGCATGGGACTTAGAGACAAACACTCTCCGCCCAGAAAACAGAGGGGCAAAACCTTTAGTGATATCGCTAAGTTGGGAGGAAGGTACCGGGTGTACGATTCCGCTGGAGCACAAGGAGTTTACATGGCTTCCCGGTCACCTTGCAGAGATATATGAGTACATAAGAAAGTTTGTGGCAGACCCTAACATTATTAAAGTGGGACACAACATTCAGTATGATATCCGGTTTCTCCGCTTAGTTCGAGGGTTTACACAGTTTGAAAACCACCGAGATACCAAGGTTATGTACTACTTACTCGTCAACCAAGAGGTAGAGTCTTCCCTGAGATTAAGTGACCTCAGTTACGAGCTTACGGACATGGGTGGGTATGATAAAGCTTTAGAGGACTTTAAAAAAGCGTATGTAAAAGAGTACATAGCTAATGAAAAAGTACGTATCGCTCAGATGAAGGAAGATTATAAGCTGGCGGTAGCAGATGCAAAAGCCCGGGTACGAGCCGGGGAAGATGTGGAAATGCCGAAAAAACCAGATTTCCCTAAAGCTGAGGCACCTGTGAATGAAATAGATGGTAGTGAGTTCAGCTATGAGTGGATTCCACTAGCCCCCCTGCTCTCCCCGTATGCTGCAGGAGACGTTGATGCCTGCTTACGTATCCATAATAAGCTAGACGATGTAGGCAGGAAGCCAGAGAATGCTAGATTGAGAAAGCTGTATACCGAGCATTACCCAAAGTTAACTGTAGCACTTGCTAAGATCGAGGCTAACGGAGTTAAGATGGATGTAGAGTATACAAAAGGGCTGATCGAGCATTATACAAAAGAAGAGGACCGTATTCTCCAAGAGATGCGTAAAATTCCGGAAGTACAGAGGCTGGAAGAGGAGCATCATGCACTGTATCAACGTGGACTAGAAGAGTGGGCTAAGCCTCGGTCGATGCGTGATCCTGAAGTTGCCAAACTTCGAGACAAGTACAAAAATAAGCTCATTTTTTCTCCTAACTCCCCGGACGATAAGAAGAAGGTACTGTTCAAGTACACAGATATTAAGTTGCCGTACAATAAGGAGTATCTAGTAGACTCCGCTAATGACAATGGCATTCCGGAAGAAGAAATTGAGTGGCATCACTATAAAACAGATACTAAAGTTGTGTTGCCATACTTATCAGAAAACCACCCAGAAATTCAGGAACTAGCTGATCTGCTGGCTACTCACTCATTAGTTAAAACTCGAAAACAGAACTTCACCTATAAGCTGCTTGCTATGGTGGACCCGGAGGGGCGGCTGCATGGAGGGTTTAACCCTACAGGTACAGCAACTACTCGTTTGTCCTCTCAAAGCCCGAACTTGCAGCAGATGCCACGTAAAACAGGAGATGTTACTCGGTTCGACTATAAACACCCGATTAAGCGTATGTTCACTACAAGCTTTCCGGGTGGAGCGCTACTCCAGCTGGACTACAGCTCACTAGAGTCTCGTGTACTAGCTTTAGTAGCCAAGGATGAGAAAATGACACAAGCCTTCTTAGACGGAGAAGACGTGCATAAAGACACTGCATCCATGGTGTTCAACGTCCCTATCGATAGTGTTACAGAGGATCAGCGTTCGGATGCGAAGGCTACGACGTTCGGTATCGCCTATGGAGAAACTCCATTCTCCTACTACGCTAAGCACAATATGACTTTAGAACAAGCGGAGAAGCTCTTTGCTGACTTCTTTAGAAACAAACCACGTATCAAGAGCTTCATTGATGAAACTCATGAACAGGTAAAACAAGATGGGTTTGTAGAGTGTATGCATGGGTTTAGACGTAGTTTACGAGACGTATACTCACAGGACAGTTCTAAACGGAATGGGGCGCTCCGTCAGTCAGTAAACACGAAAATTCAGGGTTCAGGGGCATTCTTAACGAACTCGTCTGTTATTCACATCATTAAGTTTATTGAGGATCGTAACCTCCGCTCTAAAGTTATTCTTACTGTGCATGACTCCATTGTTATTGACTGCCCTCCAGAGGAAATTCATCTTATTGCCCGGGCAGCTAAGTACATCATGGAAAACTTACCGATTGACTGGCTGTTTATTGACTGGAAGGGTGAAAAACTCCGCTACCCTATTGCTGCAGATGTAGAAATTGGGGTTAACTACAATGACATGGTTAACTACGATGCAGACGACTTAAACACCTTCCAAACTGTGGAGGGTTACTGCAAGTACTATGGTGCACTTAAGAATATCAAGAACTATAAGGCATCAAAGGTTATTACAGAAGAAAAATTCGAGGAGTTAACCCAAACAGTTGAGAGTAAGAAAAGCCTGTATCAGGCAAGTGCATAATTTTTAAAAAACTTTTAGAATATAGTTGACATACAGGCATAGTTATAGTAAGATATAAGTACAGAGAGGCAGCAGATGAAACTGGCGCTGTTGTCTTTCTGTTCCTACATAAGCGAGGTGAGATAGTGTTAGACGTCTTAATCGATAGCCTAGACTTTTATGTTCTGCGGCTCCGGGATGAGAATGGAGAGTTTATTGAGTACGACTTAAGAAAGGAGCTCTCAGTAAACGAAGACAACTTCTTAGAAGAGATGATTGAGCAGCCTTCTAAGTACATCTATTGGTCCTCTGTACTTGAGCGGTTAAGGATGTTCCAAGAGAGCGTAGAACTCAAACTGGAGGTTACTATTGCAAAACTGGACGAACAAGCACGAGAGAGTATCACAGCAAAGGGGCAGAAGCCAACAAAAGATATGGTGGAATCCTTCATCAAGAGGCAGCCGGAGTACCAAAAGGCAAAAGAGAACGAAATTTACTATAACCATGTAGTAGGACGTATCCAGCGTATAGTAAAGTCATTCGAGCAACGTAAGGATATGCTACAGTCTTATGGAAAACAGGTGCTAGATAACAAGCAATATGGGTGGGGAGCAGGTACAAAGGCTGTAAACCCCCAGATACCTGAATATTAAAAAAATTATGTTATAACACTACTAGAATAGTTTACATATGATATAATGTATGTTAGACTGTTTTATAGAAGTATAATACATAGGAGGAGAAAAGTAATATGTCATTCCAAGACCTTATTAACGCAGAAACAAAGAAATTAGAAAGCCGTCAGGGTGGAGAAGGAGTCAAGTACCCTCAAACAAAGCATGATCGTTTGTTTTTCGGGAAAAACTCTCCACAGCATGTCCTGCAAATTTTACCTGCAGCAGATTTAGCTTCTGCTTTTGCTATTCCAACACGAAAGATTTTCTTGACTACTAAGAGTTCACAAGGAAAAGAGATTAAAGCAAACTTCACTTTAGACGCAGAGGAAAATCCGGGTTCATTACTGGAACAAAAAATTACTGAGTGGGCTGGGAAGCAGATGATCCCTAGTGGTTACGGTGGTCAGCAGTCACCTCGGGTGGTTTACCTGTTAAACGTAGTCAAGGTCGTTCAGTTAGCTGACCAAACATGGGCACAAGAAAGAGACGCAGAGGGTAATCTTGTTGTCCGCTTATTGGAGCTTCCGCAGTCCGGTTACCGTAACCTCCTAAACAAGCTTAAAGACCCACTATGTAATGTTTCGGGCACAGCACTTTCCTTTATGGATATTAACAAAGCAGCAGCCGTGCGGATTTCTAAACCTGCACCTAAGCAAATGGAGTATCCTGTAGACATATACCCTAATATTATCCTACCTCCTCTAGGTCAAGGATGGGAAACTCAGTTGGAAGACCTACATGCCCATGCAGTTCCAACAGAACGCCTTGAAAATGGGGCAGATTGGGTACAAGCGTTTATTGATATGAAAGAAGGTCGCAAGCCAAATGGAGGAGGAAACAATACAGCGCCTGCAGCTAACCCTTTTGCACAACAACAACAACAACCCGATCCGTTTGCACAACAGCCTGCAGCCAACCCTTTTGCACAGCAACAGCAGCCTAATACGTCTGTTCAGCCTCCTGTGCAAAACCCGGCGCAGAGCCCTTTTGGGCAACAACAACCCGACCCGTTTGCACAACAACAACCGCAACCTGATCCATTTGTACAACAGCAACAACCTAACGTAGCGGGGAATCCTACAGTTCAACCGGGTGGAGTAAGTTATACGCCGCCTACACAACAACCAGATATTCAGATGCCGACAGGGATGGAACAAGCTCCCCCACAGGGACTAGTAAGTGACCCACTCCCGACAGACTTTGGTGTATCAGTACCACAGCAACCTGAGTTTTCTATGCCAGAAACACCGCCGCAGGAGGGATTACCTGCACATAATCTCCCAGAGAATGCAAACGGCTTAGCTGACATTGACGCTATGCTAGATAAAGAACTTAACGGTTAAGAGGAATGTGTAAAGCCTAGTTTAACAGCTAGGCTTTACTAATCAATAATTAATACATATGAGATGCAATCCAACACTGGAGGGAACATAATTGGCAAAGAAGAAACAAATGAAAACTGGCAAGCCTGTAGACGTTGATCTTTCGTCTTTAGCAGAGGATGCTGGATTAACTATACTTAGAGACTCTGACTACGCAACGGTTAAAGATCGGTTGCCCACTTTCTTGCCTAGGGTCGACAAGGTATTGGGTGGAGGATTTCCTTTCGGTCGTATGATCGAGGTCGCAGGAAACCCCGGAGGAGGTAAGTCTACGTTGGCGTTCCACGTCGCTAGGGTAGCTACAAGCCTTAACTGTATTGTTGTACTAATCGATGTAGAGGGTACAGCGGATAAGGAGAGACTAGCGCATCTTGGTATTGATATCAGCAAGGTTATGGTAAAACAGCCAGACCTCTCTTCTGGCGTATCTCTAACTGTCGAGGAGATTGGAAGAACAGTAGAGCAGTGTTTAGAAGTGTTTACTTCTAAGTATCCGGGTGTACCAGTAATATTTATCTGGGATTCTGTAGGTATTACACCCAGTCAGGTTGAGCTGGATAAAGATTATGGAGAACAAAACGTTGGTGCCCGAGCTAAAGCCATCACTCAGTTTGTAACAAAGGTAGCTCCCCAGATTACAGAGTCGAAGGCAATGCTTATCGGTATCAACCAAGTCAGGGACGATATTGGCGGTAACCCAATGTTTGCAGTCACCAAAGTTCCGGGGGGTAAAGCGTGGGAACATTACGCTAGTATAAGACTCCTCGTGCAGGCAAAAGCTGCGATTAAAAAAGGGCAGGAAAAGATCGGGCATATCCTTGGAATAAAGGTAAACAAATCTAAGGTGTCTCGCCCATTCCAAACAGCCCTCGGTTACTTAATCTCAGATAATGGACTGGACTATGAGTATAACATCGCTAAAATGGCAGAGGAAGAAAAATTACTTAATGTAGTCGGTCAAAGCTATGAGTATATTGACCGTAACGGCGAAATACATAAGATGAAAAAAGAGAACTTTATTGAATGGTTGAGAACTCCGGAAGGACAAGGAGTCCGTGAAGAGCTTATGAGCGCTCTTATTGAGTTTGAATACCCAGATGGTACATACCCGGCATTAAAAAATGAGTCGCTAGAGATTACAGGATGGATTGATAACATCTTAGCCCCAACAGGTAAGGTAAGTATTGACAAACCTGCTGAAGGTACCGATGCTGACAGTTTGATTCAGTCTATCCAGAGTGAGATTACGGAGGACAAGGGCTAATGCCCTTCTCCTTTTACATTATCGAAAGGGTGGGGTAAATGTTGCAGCATAAGAGTAACAACCATGGGGATATTGTAGCTAACACGTTACAGTACTACCGGGAGAGAACAAAGAGTAATAGCACCCAAACACCTGTCTTATATCTTGATATTAAAAAGAAGCTGCTTAAAACGATTGAAGAAGGTAAACGGGTCCTCATCGACATCAAGGACTCCTACAGTGTTCAAACCGTTGTGGTACGCTTTGAGTATGTACATGATAGATGGGCTATGGGTAAGTCAATATGCTACTTAGATGGAAAAGAAGTAAAAGTCCCCTATACGATTCACTACTCCGATATTATCTGTAACAGAATGAAAGTAAAGGTGATCACAGAGGGGGATAACCCATTTGAGCAGAGATGTTGAGAAGGAGCAAGAGCAGATACTAAACGGAAACAGATTTATGGTTAACACAAGCGAGTCCCGGGGAGTATTTCTTCGGGATGTTGATAAACTTATGCATCAATACCGGAATCTCCGACTCAGTGTTTACAACCAGTTTAAGGGTGATCTACCAGACCCAGTGTCTCAGGAGGAGCTTCGAAGCTATATCGACGAACAGTTTGTTCGACTTGTTAAGGAGTATGATATTAATGGACCTGTGGACTTTCCCGGGTATATTAAAACGAAGCTCACCTACAGAGTAAAACATTCCTATATCAAAGGGGAGTATAGGGATAGACACCGTGTATTTGTTACTCGGAATGACTTCGATGTATCTAACCTCCTAGAGAAAACCCCTCTTATTGACGAAGAGCTGGATTACTACGAGGTCTTGGAGTACGCATTACACGACGTCACTCTTACAGAGCTGGAGAAAGAGGTTCTATTCTACATACTGCAAGAAATGACAGATGCCCAGATAGAGAGAAAGATTAGGGAAAACCATGAGGAAGAGAAACTTAGTTCTTCTTATATCCGAGGTACCCTGAAGAACATGCAGGTGTTTCTAAAAACTAAACTGCAGGAAGCTCTTGAAGGGTAAAGTGCTATATTATATGAGTAAAAACACAGGAGAGGATGGTAATGATGGCAAATAACAAATCGTTAGGCGGAAAAGTTAAAATCCAGTCTGTAGAGGTGCCGACCGAAGCTCCAAACGTAGACTCTAGTTTAGTTGTTAGGACTATCATCTATATCATTGCTATTGTGAATGCTGCAGCAGCTTTCCTTGGCTTTGACTTTAATATTCCAACACACTATGATTTTATTTACGATGGCGTTTCCCTTGTGTTCGTTGTAGGTAGTTTCTTCCATGCTTACTGGAGAAATAACAACGTGACTAAATTAGCTCGTGTTAAAGACGCAGCTGCTAAACAAGTACAAGTAACGAAACAGAAGTAATTAATTGAAAGGAGATGCAAGATATGAAGATTTCAGAAGTAATGAAACAGGATACAGTTACCCTTAACCCGGGAGACTATCTTGTCGCAAATACAGACTCTGTAGGATACTTACCTACCTATAAGGATACAAGTGACTTACACCGGGGACAGTACCTCTTTAAAGTCGTTTCCAATGACTCAAACCTAGAGGTCATCCCTGTAATTATGGGAGAAGATGGTAAGTCCTTTGTGGAACTGCCTGACCGCCCAGTGGTCTACCAAAAAGGGAATGTAATCGATTATGTTACTACACGCAATGACCCTGCCTTCAAGGATGTCTACCGCCCGGCAGCAACCCATACAGTAGAGAACGTACCAGAGGGACAAGAAGCCCGGGGTATCCTCGCTGCTTTTATTGCATTTGTAAACAGTGAGTACGCATTAGGAGTAAACGACTTCAACTTAGAAGGACCGGGATACCTAGACACTGGGGAAGCTCCTGAAGAGCCTCCTGCAGAGCCTCCTGCTGATGGTGGAGAAGGCACAGAACCAACTGAATAGTAACAACTTACTATGTTATAAGAGAGGATATACGCCTCTCTTTTTATTTTGTAAAAAATCTGCAATATTTTTAATATTTTTATTGACTCCTGCTAGATTGCCTGATAGAATAGGGATACAGGTTAAGCAGCCTGTAATAAAGGAGGGAGATAATGGACAACAAACCGATTCTTAGGGTATTTGTTCCCATGACTTTCGAGGGGGTGACTAGTGTAGCCATCCTTGAAGAAATTACAAGCCCTGATATACATATGGATATACGCTACACAAGGAGCTTGGACTTCAGAGAGTATGAGCAGTTCAACGGAGCAGACATTACCCTTATTCTTGGTATGGCTTACCAAGGCTATGCATTACCTGAAGCTTTTTTTACATCTGTAGACGCACCATTCGTAGATTTCATCCACTGCAGTACCTTTGGGGAACAGATTAAGGGTGCGCATATTACTTCGGTAGTCAACCCGGACCTTGACCCAATAAAAGAGATAAGTCAGTTCCTCCACATGCACCCAGAGTCAAGTATGCTGTCCCGCTATGTCACTTTTACTGATAAAGCGTGGCAGATGATAGAAGCTGTTAATGCTTACCGAACATGGACGTGGGAGAGTAACAATACCACAAAAATGCTGCTGGCACTATACCAAGCAAGTTTTAAGTGGTTACCCAACCTTTTAAGAGGAGCAAGCCTAGAAGAGGCAGTTAAGAAATATGCCCCTGTTGTTAAGGGGCAGATGCAGAAGATGTCTGATTATATTGCCAGAAAGAGAGAAACATCAAAAACGTATAACATAGCCTTTGAAGGTCAGCCGTGTGTTTTAAAAGTAGTTTTTGCAGATGAGTACATAAACGAATTGGCAAATGACTTACTCAACCGAGAATCCGCCACTACACCAGTTATTGTTTGTGTAGGTAGAGCAACAAAGTCAACGGACATATTTTCAGTACGCACAAGAGTAGTAAATGCTGCGAAGGTTGCGTATTTAATAAATGAGGGTAAAGGTAAAGAGAGTGTAGCAACATTTTTTAGTGGTGTGGGTTATGCTGAACTAATGGGGAACTCTATAGTAAGCCAGTTATTGAGCCAAAGTGTAGAGTAGTTTTATAGTCTATGATATAATAATATACAGGGAGGAATTATATATGGTGGGAGTATTAGAAAAACTAGCGGGAGTAACAGGGAGTACTACGGATGAGACGTTTGATAGGATTACGAGTATTCTTAGTGCTTTCGGCACTGTTGTTAATGAAGAGGAGAAGCCTGAGCATATCACTGAACTAGTATTGACGCAGTATAAAGTAGATGTAGGCGGAAAGCCCAAGCTTTACGAACTCTGGTACCAAACACTTACACCATATTCCCCTGAGTACATGGACTGTGCTTTTGGATTTGATGAAGTAACAGAATAGATTAAAATGCTAGGAGGAAATTTTTTGAAGAAGCACAACTTAACAACAGAAGAACAAGAGATGCTCAACACTGAAGCAGGTGCATACGCCGTTATTATGGGGTATCTGGAGGCGGAGAGGGGTAAAATCCCTCCCACCATCTTCAGTAAGCTGGCAGAAGGACTAGGGTATCCTAAGCTCAAGAGAGCAGAGCTTAGAGACTTTGCAGCGGAAATTCAAGATGACAAAGTTCTTTCCAGTCTACGAAGTAAGGGGTATAACCGGGTCATCAAGATTGACGACATTCCCCACGCTGGAGGTGATGGCTTTGAGTTCACGGAGAAAGACGTCTTTTCTCAAGTAACGAACTACGTCGTAACGGAGGAAGATACTACCGCTAATATCCGGGAGTTCCGCAAGCTGCAGCGTGAGGGAGTATACATGCAGAAGCTGATGGACGGGCTGAAAGAACATCTTGTAGCAGAGTTAAAGGGGATGCCTCGTCCCAAGTATGTGAAGACTCTTCCGCCCAAGAAAAACAAAGGTGATAAGAGTTTAATCCTTCTGTTCTCGGACTGGCATATTGGTGCACTGGTGTATAACGAAGCTACGGGAGGGTATAACTTCGAGAAGCTACAAGGTCAAGTACAAGAGATCATAGACTTCACTTTGAAGATTATTAAAGACCTAGATATCAAGGAGTTGTACGTGTTCCATATTGGAGATATAATCGAACACATTTCAATGCGTAATGTTAACCAAGCGTTTGATGCCGAGTTTCCGGCAACACACCAAATTGCTCGGGGTAGCCGGATGCTCATTGATATTCTTAAAGTATTATCAGATCATACTCATATTACTTTTGGTATGGTTGCAGGTAATCATGATCGGTTCAACGGGAACAAGAATGACAAAGTTTATAACGATAACTCTACATACATAATGCTTGATACTTTACTTATGCTGCAAGAAGAGTTTGGGGCGCTGCCAAACGTACATATTATTGATAACCGGGAAGATACATACCAGTTCACAGCAGAAGTCGCAGGGAAGCTAATAAAGGTAAAGCACGGAGATTTTGAGAAGAAAAAAGACGATGTCAAAATCCCAAACCATATAAAGGACAGACCAGTCGATTACCTCTTTCTTGGACATATACATACTACCCGGATCGTTCAAGAAGATTTTGCTCGATTCCACGTATATGTAGGTTCGACAATGGGGGCTAATAACTACTCAAAAGACCTGAATCTTCCGACAACTTCTGCATCCCAGATGGCAGTTGTTCTTACAGAGGGAAGCGACACACCTTTTTTTATCCCGTTCATGCTGGATAAAAAAGGTAAGTTACACTAGGAGGAATACAATGAATTCAATCACTCTATTGGCAGTAACTGTTTATTCGGTAGTGGCAATCACGTTGGTTATGAACCTATGGAAGCTGGCGGTTGAAACAAGAGAGCTGAAAAGACAGGGACAAACCCCATTGACAGGTCAGAATATTTTAACAATTATAGTAGCGGCGTTAGCAGAGGTTACAGTTGTTTATCTTCTATTATGGCTGTATGCGGCTCTAAACACTCCGTTTACACTGTGGACCGCTCCAGCTATGTTCTTGTCTATCTATATCTTCCGTTATCCTGTGGCTTACCTAGCTACATGGGGTCTCTGGGCATTCTTTGTAGGTAGATACAGACGAAAAGAGATAAAGAAAATCGAAAAGGACAAGGAAGGGGCTCTATAATAGAGCCTCTTTTTTCTTTATATTATAGACAAAACACTGTATTCATGTTAAAATAAGACTATAACATAGAGATACAGTACTATGAGAGGTGTTAAACAATGGATGAGTTTAAAGACTATAACATTATAGCAGCTAAAGGCGACCAACTAACTTACGAGCAAAAAGGGGTACTGTGGGTCCAAGGGCATCCAGAATATATTGTTGAACTAGTTAAGGAGCCAAACCTATCTTTTGTTAGAGTGTATGGGGTTCACCCGGGTACCAAGGAGCACCCTAAAAAGTTGGCAGTAGAGAAGTTTACAGAAACCCAGCGATTTTTAGAAAACACAAGGCTAGGTCGGTTAGCGAATAAAGTCCTTCCAAATAAGAAGGTAAAAAAATGGCAAGCTGAGCCTCCCTTATTTATTGCCCCGGTCGTAAATGGTCAGATATCTACATTTACAGGCAAACGTGAAGCTGGTTTTTTCGAAAGGTCCCCAGATCAGTTAACTACCGAATATGGTGAACGGAAACTGGTTAGAGGGAAGAATACAGGGGTCTTTATTGGGCTATCCTCCATACAATGGGAGCCTAAGAAAACCATTTCAACAAATTCTTTGGTGGAGACCCTGAAGCAGTATAAAAGCGAGCAGCAGTTTTTCGACTTTACAGACAAGTCAAATGACAGGAGTAACCCATTGTCTAGTGCGTACAATGAAGATCAGTTATAGGAGGAGAGTAAATGAGCTTGCTCAAGCAGCATATTGTTGAGGTTCATGAAGTAGAGGAGTATACAAAAGGATGGGTCAATAAGTACCCGAACAAGAAGTTCTTAGAGGTAGACCACACTATCGATTGCTGGGGTCATGTCCAGCGGCTGACAGGGGTGTTTGAGGAGAAGGAGTGGGAAACAGCGCTGGAAAATGGGTATTATATGGGTTAACTCTAGCTGCTAGGCTCCGGCTTAGCAGTTTTTTGTATTATAACAACTGTGTAATGGAGGGAATGGATATGGGAAAGTTATACGAAGCAGAAATTAAAGAATTAATTTTGAATAAGAAGCATATATTTCTGAAAAACGGGAAGAATAGTACTGTGGTATTCGAAAAGGGAATTGTTATAGGCTCCACTATAGCGGATTGTTTAATCTTTTCTGAAGACCGAGGTATTATCGGTGTAGAGATTAAAACAGAGTATGATACAACCCGAAGACTGAATAAGCAGCTTAAGAACTACAGTCTTGTTTGTGACTACGTGTATGTTATGTGCCATGATAACCATGTGGAGAAAACAGAGGAAATACTGACTAAAAATAACCATCATCATGTTGGAATACTGGCATATACTGAGTTTAGAGGGGAGGCAGTCCTAGGGGTTTACAAAGAACCTACACCCTCTCCAACAAAGCGGGCTAGAATGGCGTACCAAATGCTATGGCGTGAGGAAATATCGAACATACTCGGAAGTTTTAAAAAACAAGTGAAAACTCTGGAGGACCTAGGAGTTAAGGTAGAGACAGCTAAGAGTAGGTCTAACGGGATTCATGGGCTATACACACAGTCGAATGCATCCAAAAAGTATCTCAAGAAAGGAGACATGATAAACATGATTGTATCCCGACTAGGGGAAGACGAGGCTAACAGACTCCTGTGTGACATCTTCATTTCGGGTAGGATGCACCCAGAGAAAAACCTTAAATTCCATTATTTCAAAGAGTCCGGCAAATAGAGGAAGTTTACTTTAGAGTTACACAATGCTATACTTTAGTTAAACACAAGAGAAAAGGAGATGTAATATCATGAAAATGAACTTAGTGAAGTATGCAGGAGACTTTTGGATTACTTTAGCGGATTATACACAAACTAGGGACACTGAAGGGTACTCAGACCATGCATCTGTAAAGTCTGCCATTCGGACTTATATTGTGAAGAGCAGCCCGGATAAATACATCGCCTTTAGAGGGGAAGCCCAGATTAAAAATATTATCAAAGAGAACCGGAATAACCCGTTGTTTAACCCTGACGACTTTAAAGGTCATACACGTACAGCTTTAATTCATTGGAGCATGGTCGATGGCTTAAACGAGCGGTTTGCTATAGATAAGGATATAGAAAATGAGTTTGGGCACTTTATGGAAGACGCCGAGGAAGTTATTGAGGACTTCAGCGCAGGTGCTAAAGTCGTCTCAGATGAAGATAGCCTAGTCGAAGGAAGATCAGCTATGCTTAGACGTCTCCGCAATGAACTAGCTGCTATAGATAAATCAATCGAATCAAGTATTAGTAATAAAGAGAAAATACAGCAGGCGATTAGCGCACTTGAAAGCTTAGAGTTAGATAACCTACAGTAAGTATGATAAAATGAAAATACAGTGAGATCGGGGTGACATTTTTAAAATACAGTGTTGCCCTTTTTCTTTTTATACTGTATAATATACATAAGACATACAGGTGGTTACAGCTATGGTGAAAAAAAGTAAACAGAACTCTGTGACTAGAGCGATGGCTAGGGGAGCAGGGGCTAGAGGAACATCAGCAGTACCCAACTCTGGGCGGGAGGCTTATGACAAGGCAAGAAAGAGCACTAAAGGGCACTACAGGGTAGAGTTTACACAGGTGTATGAAAACATGACAGAGAAGGACGTAGAGCTTCGAAAAGTTTATGGAGTGGACTTGGTTGCAGGGAACTTAGGGGTCCCGGTGGACATGGTTACACTGCAGACTAAGAAGAAAACGGAGCAGACTCTAACAGCATTGGACGAGGTATTCTATGTCAAAGTAGGTCAGGATGTCTGTGGAAAACTCTCTATACGCACTCAGCGGCTCTGGAAAGGCAGCATCCTTATATTTGTATTCCAGCTTAAGAAGACAGCTCTAAAACCGCCACAGAAGGCTTTTAGCCGTAAACGAGGGTATAAGAAAAGAACAGCTAGCCAGAAGAGTCAAGCAAGTAGGGATTCCTACAATAAGAGAAGAGGAGGAACAAAGTAATGAGGATGAGCAGCAGCACAAATTTTTGGGTACTTTTTGATGGTGAGACGTATGAAACTAATATGGACACTGTAAAGGAGATGGAGCAGAACGCAGTATTCCAGTCTCCGGAGCTTATGAAAACAGCAGATGCAGGTTTTGTATTAATTAGTATAGGTGGAGAGGAACGTGTAGTGGATTTCGTAGACGCTCTAAAATTCTGCCGGGCAGCAACAAAGATTTATAAGAGTCTAGTCGAGATAGAACTTCTGAATAAGCACAGGGAGGGACAACGATGAATATCAAAAATATGAAGGTGTACACAGCTAGTTTACAAAAAGTTAAGAATTTGTTTGCGGATAAAGAGAAGCAGGTGTATGGTGTCTTCTATACGAACAGCTTTCTAGGTCATCGGTACTTATGTCGCTCACACGTTCTACATAATGATGTAAACATCCAAGAGGATGCTGCAGAGCTCACAATCACTACCCGAGTAGAAAAGGCAGGTCTACTGGAGATGGAGAACACGCTTGACATGCTAATGCGTTACTCTGCGGGTGATCTATCTGGTTTTACGCCTGAATCTCAGTATGAAGATGCTAGTGTACAGCCAGAGCCTGTATCTACGTCAGTTAACCTTTACTCGATCGATGTTTCCCTTAAGATGAAGGAGCCTGTAGTCACGTACCAGAACTTTACTTTAGGCGGATCAAGTTTTATCTTAGTTAACCTCCGTCAGCACTTAGACGAGGAGATTGAACATACGGTATCCTTGTTATTCGGAGAGGCAGAAGGGCTGTACTTATTCTCTAAGCTATACGATCAGGACCTTACTGCTCGGGATTTAAAACTTCTCCTAGACTTGATTGTGGATGAGAACCTTACAGGTAAGGCAATTAAAGCTGTAAGATACGAGTCTGATTCAGGACTTTCTACTGGCATATTCCCTTATGAAGAGCAGATTAGTTCTTACACTAATACGGCGGGGGACTATATCTTTGGTACTGCTGCAGGCTATGTACGAATCCCTAAAGAAGATATTGGTAAGTATAAGTTGGTATGTGAGCCAAGAGGTTCTAACGGAGCTTTTCAAGTTACTCTAAAGGGTAAAAATTCAAGAGTTCATCTTTTTATGGAGTAGGAGGTTAAACATGAAGGAAAATCGAGACAGACCATGGAAGATAAGTCCATCTGATAGCTCCAAAGAAAAGAAGCCGGTGTCTAAGTCTAGGTCTATGGGTGTCCCCATACTAAGAACATCAGTGGCTAAGTCTAGGTTTACAGATACCCCTAGGTTAAGAACATTTGAGTGTGAGGTAGACTTAGATGACTGGGTCACCTCCAAGGAAAAGCCGGACACTCCAGAAGCTAGAGAAGTGATAGAGGGGCTAAAAGCCTATAGGGAGATAAAGAGGGAAAGAGATCGGAATTTAGCTTTTCTTGACCTGTTGAAACGTGAACTTGGAGAAAGTAAAGAGGATAGAGGAATAAGTATGTTCTGTTGCCCGTTCTGCAAAGAGGGGGAGGGTGGATACAGCTTTAGAGTACAGAACGTCTACGGGATGTGGAGGTGTACTGACTGCGGCAGAACAGGGAGCGCTACAACGTTTATGTATGACTACTACAAGATAGATATGGGTAAAGCAGAAACTCTGCTAAACTGGGGTTGTGATCGTAAGGGCTGGTAGTCAGCCCTTTTTTTATTGATTTTAAGCCAGTTCAAGAAACAAAAAACCTTACAAAATAGTGTATAATATATGTAGAGGGTAAACATACTATCCGGGGTTTTCCTTAAACAAATGGTGTTCATTCAACTTTTACTAGCTTATCTTATTGGCTTAAAGTTAACAATGTTGTTACATTTTTAGCAAAATTAACGGAATACTCAGAATATATTGAATGATTCACTATATTAAAGTTAGACCCTTGATACATAAGGATTTACCGTTGTTTAAAACATATACTATTTTGGAAGGATTGGACTAAAATGGCAGATAAAAAGGATATCAAAAAGAAGTCAATAAGCTCCAGCAGCGTACTCGTACAGCTTTATAATAATCGTAAGCTCGTAACTAAAGTAGACAACATGCTGGATGAAGGACAAACATATGATTACATTATAGACTTCTGTAAGGAGAACGGGTTAAGCATCTCAAAGGCGTCTCTTACAAACTATAAGAAGAAAAGGGAAGAAGCGATTAGCTCAGGTAAGCCGCTTCTGCAGCTCCTAGATAAACGGGCAAAGGATAATGTTACATACATCACCGAGAAAGAAGTAAAAGCATTTCAAGAACGTAAAGGGGATCAAGAGGACACAGGGAGCAGGGCGACTATAACAGATATAAACAAAGTTGATTCTATTTACCATGATATTGAGTTGCTCGATGAGGTCATTAAGAAAGGCGCAAAGGGGCTCCGTCAGTTTGACGTTGTAGACACCCCCTTAGCAATGAAAGCAATCGAGCTCAAAGCTAAGATCACCAATAACCAACTGAGCGGATTATCCATTGCAGGACTTAGAGAGCTGAAGTTACGACAGCAAGCCCGAGAGTCTGCATTAACTGAAGTAATTATGAAATATGTACCGGAATCGCAGCATGACGCTCTATTTGCAGATATGGACGAAGCTCAACAACGTTTCTACGAGAACCTCGACCTCTCAGACGAAGACAGACGGATTTCTCGGGCTTTGAAGGAGAGTGGTATCGACCTCTAGGTAGGTATAAGCGTAAGTTAAGAGCACTAAAACAGTCAGGAATTGACTTGTAAAGGAGAGAACATAAATGACAACTTTGGACCCGACACAATACCAATTAGTGGAGTTTGTGATGTATGAAACCTTACTAGAAAAGATGCGGGCACTCCTAGATGGAAAGACACTATTAATTAAGGGGTTCGAGCAGCGGAACAAGTTAGATGTTCTTATTCGATTAGAGCAGAAGAAGTTCACTGTGTCTCAAATTTCCTACGATGTTCACCAGACAGAGGACGATCCTCGGTTCTGGGTGACATACAACATAGGAGTCAACGACCTTTCTTTGTTTACCTGCTTTGAGTTTGAAGAGGGATCGTTTGAGTTAAGCAATAAATTTATGGTTAACGATATCGTACTTTACGTGAGTGAGGATGGTAGATCAGATACAGCAATTGTAGAAGAAGTCTATGTTTCAACTGTAGACCCAGCACAATTCGCCTACAAACTATCTAGGGATGATGGGCTGTATGCAGAAGAGGATTTAGTACAGCACAAGTATATGTAAGTGTTACAGCAGGGTGCCTAAGGGTACCCTGTTTTTTTTTGTACAATCTGTTGACAGTAACATGGCTGTATGTTATTCTTTGAATATAGAGATTACATAGACGGAGGAGGAACTAGATGTGGAAGAGAATAAGAAGGCTCATTCGACTAAAGTTTTAGCAGAGGAAGAGAGCAAGATAGCAACACAATATATCGCAGGAAGAGCAGTTTCAGAGATTGTTGAGGAGTTCAGTATATCCCATGGGACTTTATACAGCATCCTACGCCGCCGAGGAGTACAGCACCGTAAAGGGGCATCCTTAACGGAGTCTAGCCTAAAATTGCTTACAATGACTGCAGAAGATCGGAGGGACCTCATTAAACGATATCAAAGTGGGGAGCGTACCCGGGACCTTCTAAAGCAATTTGGTATCACAAAACATGCTCTATACAGCCTCTTAGATCAGGCGGGAGTACAACGTAGAAGGAGAGCGGTCAAAAGACAAAAGTTGAGTAAGATCACAAGCTCTAATACCTCGGCAGTACCGCAGTATTTAGTAAATGATACTCCTATACAGATCGAACGTGACGGAGATGTTCTCCATATCAATATTACTCCGAGGTCTAGCAACGCAATTACAGAAGTGCGGGTAACCTTTAACAAGGAGTGAGGCAGTTGTCACCCTTAGAGATACAGGACAGAATGAAAAAAGAGAAGCTGATGAGCAGATTGCAGCAGATGATTACTAAGGAGGACACTCCTGAAGGTTATATCCCCTTCCTACAAAGAAGGGTTGAGAAACTGAAACTTGAATTGGAGGGGTTATGATGAAACGGGTATGTGACTTTTGTAAAGCGGAAATGATTGAATTCTCCGCAGAGTGTGTGCTATGCGATGGGAAGGGATGCGGATTCTGTGCAAACACTGGTGACTTAAAAGTTGTAGGGTGTAAAAATCCTTCGTGTACTCGCCCTGATCTCTCCCTAGAGTTCGATGACTACGCCTCTTGCACTCAAGAAGAAGCCACCCATGTTAGGGTTGTTGACGATGATCTAGTAGGAGTAGACTTGACTCTTGGAGAGGTGTACGAGTATCTGTATGACGATCACCCTTCAGAGGAAACACACTATATCATCCAAGACAACGGGGTACCCTTTTACGACTTCGAATGTGTAATTGACGTAACGTACTTAAAACAGGTATAACTTGAGCTTTAAGGGATAAGTTATACGTATTGGCACTGTGACTTACCCTGTATCATTTTTTAAATAAACCTGTTGACTAGAAGTAAACATCGTGTTATAGTTAAGGTACCAAATGAGTTACAGATTTAGGAGGAGTAAAAATGATAAGAGAAGCTGTATTCAAAAAAGGAACGGAAGTAACATTTGTTGGACTAAACCAAAGCGGGCAGGTTGTAGTTAAGCAAGGAAATGAAACAAGAATACACAGCAAGGCAGTTAAATACGAGGATGTCGTGGTAGGCTTCCGTGAAGCTGGTTGGGTAGAGGCAGAGTTCACCACACCTTCTTCAGATGTGCAGGAAGAGGTCCGAGCTTCAATCGACAGACTAAGTAAGCGGGTTATTAGTGAGCAGCTAGCATCTCCTACAGCCTATTCTACAGAAGATAGCTCGTACTTAGCCAAAGCTGCACAGAACTCCCTAGATCAGGATGTCAACCTAGATGTTATCCAGAAGGTTGACGAGTATTTAGAGCTTCATAAACAGCAGACAGAGCTCAAGAAGAAGATGGAAGAACTTAAAGCCCCTATTAAGGACTACATGGTAGAAAAACAACTCAAGAGCATCAAAGGAACACATGGGGCAGCGGTCGCTCTTCAAGAAGCCACAGCATCGAACTCAACGTCTATTTATTCCAACTATGAAATCGGTGATGTTGCTCCGCTGCTCCCTAAAGACCTTCTTAACAGAGTTACGGAGAGCCGGGTAAACTCAGATACTTTAGAGGGCATTTTGAAATCTGATAAGAGTTTAGACAAAGAGCTAATCGATCAGGTAAAGGCAGCTAAGATCGTTAAGCCGGGAACAGCTCGTTTTACAGTTAAAAAATAGGAGGGGTAAAAAATGGCGTCACTTAAAGTTAAGTCATTAGTACACTGGTTTGATAACACAGACCAACACATTGTTCCAGTAGGGGAAGTATTTAACGCATATGTGAGGGATGACAAAACATTTGTAACTTTCCCAAACGGCGAAGAAGTAGTTATTGGGATCAATGGAGAAGTGTGGGACGAGTGGAAAATCGTAGAATGAGTGGATATTAAAGAAAGGAGTGGGTAAAAAATGACAAAATTTAAGGTTAAAGCGTTAGTAGACATCCATCGAAAAGGGTCGGAGGACAAAGAACCAGTAGCTCTAGTAGGTAAAGAGTATGAAGCAATTGATGATGGTAAAGAGTTCCTATTCAGAGGTGAGGACCAAGTAGCTGTTAGGATGCCATGGGAGACTACAGTGGGGGATGACCCTCTATTCAGTGTAGTGGATGGTATTCAGGAGCATGGGTCTGGAGGATATATTGGTGAAAAGATGAGTGGCTATATAATTATCGGGTCAACAGAAGCAGGAGGTGTAGACTATAAGAGTGCTAAGCGAGTATATGTTCCCCGAGACAGTTTGCAATTCCGCCACGCAAATTTAACAGAAAGAGAAGCACTCACCACAATTCAAGATCAGCTCCACGAGGAAGGGTACACCTGCGTTTATATCACCGAGATTAAGGAACTTTCTTATATGATTCCGAGGCATGAACGGGACGAGGATAACAAACTGATCGCCTCGTCAGCGCAGAAGTTCACCTGTAAAATGGACTCCAATGTTAGCTTCTTTCAAAGGGGGTATTTCTTCGATGAGGAAAATCCGGTAGCTGTTATTCATGACGAAAACGACATTGTAAGCTTCAAACACCGAGGAGAAGACGCACCTGATTTTGTTTTTAAAACTCAGAATGATCGAAAAAAAGCGGAAAACGAACTATGGGAGACTATGAAACATTGTGGAGAATTTTATTTTAAACGACCTGCTTACGATTACGATGTTCCTCTCCATTATGAGAAGCTAGAGGGGGCTAATGATCCTCATGAAGCCTACATGACTGAGGATGATAAAGTAGTTGTAAAACTGGTAGACGGTACCGAGACAGTCATCGGCAGCTCAGGCAAACTTGATATGGGATGGAAGTTCTTAGGAGGGAAATCCAAGGATGAGTAAGTTATACGGACCAAATACAACAGTAACGTTCAGTGTAGATACGGGCTATGTGGGTAGCACTAGAGAAGAGGAGCTTACCCTTGAAGAGCTAGGTCTTGTAGAAGAAGGGGAGACTGTCACCGCTGAAGAGTTAGATGAGATGCTCGAAGAAGTCTATGAGACATGGCTGTATGAAAACATTAATTGCCATTTCTCTGTAGAGGAGGGGTAAGGAGATGGAGAAAACATACAGAGTCGAGTTAGAAATGACTCAACGCTCCACTACAACTGTTGAAGTAGCCGGGGAGTTTAAAGACATAAATGACCCTCGAATCGATCAATTAGCAAAGCAAAAAGCAGATAACATGGACCATGATGATTGGGATTTCGAGGACCTTGAGTTTGAAGTACTAAATGTAAACGAAGTTGAAAAAATAAAAATGGAAGATAAGCTTAGTATGGGTATAGAGGATATAAAGGGCAGGTTAGCTATAGCTACCCATTTTATCGAAGTCAATCGAGAGGGTATGGGAGATAGAGAGGCTTTAAATGAGCTCCTAAATGCTCTGAAGAATATTATCACAGAAGGGGACCGGGTATGAATGACTTGAAGCAGTTTGTTTTAGACAAACTTGAAACTCTTCATTTGAAGCTACATTACGGGCATCACTACGATCTTAACTCGTCAAGAGAGCTAACAAAGAGATTAGAAGACCTAGGTCGCTATGAGCAACTCTTGGAAGTTGCGAGAGAAAACCCGGATTGGGACAATGAAGAAATATCTAAAGAATTAGCGGAAAGAATTAGGAAGAAAACGTCACTAGGGTGATTAACGAGGAGAAATAGGAGGGCATATGCCTTCTTATTTTTTTTTATGGAAAAAGTAATAAAAACCCATAGACAGTAATAAGACTGTATGTTACACTGTAATCAAATAAACGATACAGAATGTGATTATATAAGAGGTGGCTATTATGGGTAAGATTAAAACCCTCCCAGAGGAGGAAATTAGAGAGCTGGTTGCTGAAGCAAAAAATGGGTCAGAGGAAGCGAAAGAGCGGCTTGTTAAGAATTATACGAGGGTTATAAGATGGATTGTGAGGAAGAGGTTCATAAACGCTGAGCACTCTGTGGAGGACTTGGTGAATATAGGTATGGAAGGGCTACTAAAGGCTATATACAACTTCGACGAAGATGCTGGAGTGAGGTTCTCTACTTATATGACTCGTGCAGTGAGCCTTTGTATAAGCAGGTTCTGTAATAGTAACGGGGTTGTCAGTATAACCGAGAAGACTCGCCGATTAGCTTTCTGGATCAAGAATCAGGATTTAGAGGGAAAATCACCAGAGGTAATTATTGAGATGCTGGGTTTGGAAAAAAAGCAGCTAGATCGGGTATGCATAGCTCTTAGCTTCCTAGGGAACGGGTTGCACCCCTTGTCTACAGACATTCCTCGGAAAGCGGAAGAAGGTAGGGACCCTGATGGAAGATTAGAGGATCATAGAAGGAACAACGATTTAAATGGAGACCACTGGCTCGATAGAATTGCTTTAAAGCGGGAAGTAGAAAAACTTCCAAAGATTCAGCAGCGTATCTTGAGATTAAACTATGAAGTAGGTTTGTCTTACCCGGAGATTGGAAAAGTGTTAGGAATTACAGCAGCTCAGGTAGGGACAAGAAATAGGGCTGCAATAGCTACACTACGAGAAGTTTTCCTGAGTGAGGAAGAGATTGAGGAAATAAAGTTGAAAGAGAAGCGCAAGCCGTTTAAGAGAATGACCCCAGAGCAGAAAGAGAAAGCCATTAAGCTGCTCAAGGAAACCACTCTAACATATGACGAGATCGGTGAGAGGGTTGGGGTAACTCACTCCCCTATAAGTAGGCTAGCAAAAGAACATCGACCCAAAGAGATTATCGAGGCTAACAGAAAGCGAGTACACCAAGGACTAGTTCAGTATAAGAAAGATAGGTCTAAGAAGTTTAAGGAGGGTAAAACCAATGTCTAAAAACCAAGATAAGTTTATTGTATGGAATAAAGAGGAGCTCATCCAGTCCTGTACAGAAGCAGAACTTATGAAGTTAAACGCTATCGTAGGTCGTATTGTCCGCAAGAGAATCGAGGAAGGTAAAAAGCCCCAGAATGGTTACATCGTAGTCAATACCGACGAGCCGTATGCAGAAGAAGTACGGGATATTCTTCGAAAGAATGGTGCATGGGAAAATTAAAATAAAAATTGTTGACATACAGTCAATCTTATTATAGAATATAGTCATAGATACAGAGAGGGAGGAATAGCTTTGACACACTCAAGTGCGGCTCTCTGGGTAATGGCAGAACTGAACATGATTGACCCAGAGAGCATCTTCGAGGACCAAGAAGGTAATCAAATGGTTTTTACCGGGAAGAGCTTCCAAGTATATTCTACAGAGGTAGACGAAACAGAGCAGTATGTTGGGCTGTGCCTAGGAGATGAATGGGCGTACGTAGGCAGTGTAGCCACTAAAACAGAGGAGGTTACTAATGAGTAAAAGTTTGACAGAGCGAGTGATGGAAGGAAAGAGCCTAAGTGTTTGGGATGTAGAAATGGCGATTGAATGCCTATCTGACTTCTTAGATGAAGCCCTTAACGAAAAGCACAAGGATAGCGCAGTAGAAGAGCTTAGAGCACTTATAGACGTAATAGACAAGGCTTTAGAACAACACGGTAATGACGAATATTTTATTGGCTAACGAAGGGAGCAGTTAAAATGGATTTAATCAATTTTCTACAGAAAAGACACGATCAGATTGAGGAGCAGCAAGAAATCCTAAGTGAGCTGAAGTATGGTCTGATGGGTGCTGAAGTCACCCATCAAGGCAAAGAAGTTGTTATCCATGATATTGACTGGCGAGCTCAATTAGTTGAGATTAACTACGATGATATGAAGTACGAGTGGGTGTCCTTTGGAAAAGAGGTAAACAGGGATGAGTAAGTTTACTAATTTAGAAAGTCTTGCTCGTGAAATTGACTTATGGTACAGATGAAAAACAGAGGAGGATACTCAGAATGATCGAAGTACAGGGGAAATACAATTCAGCTAAAATCTTTACAGATAATATTGAGGAAACTGCAATGGGGCAGGTTATCGAGCTGTGTAATCAAGAGTTTGCAAAAGACAGTAAGATTCGTATTATGCCGGATGTGCATGCCGGAGCAGGCTGCACGATTGGAACAACAATGACAATTACAGACAAGGTAGTCGCAAATTTAGTAGGCGTTGACATTGGATGTGGCTTGGAAGTTGCGTACATTGACGTGGATAAGTCGGAGGTTAACTTCGATCAGCTGGATGAAGTTATTCGGAAATACGTACCTAGCGGCTTTGCTGTTCGAGGTAAGGCGCACACATACACTGATTTTGTCCCGCTAAATCGGGTAAGAGCTCCGATTAACGAAAACCGTGCAAGACTGAGTATTGGGACCCTCGGATCGGGGAATCACTTCATCGAACTTAACGAGGTTGGTCCGGGGAAAGTAGCCCTTGTCATTCACTCAGGATCACGCAGTCTAGGCAAGCAGGTTGCTGAGTACTACCAAGACCGAGCTTATGAAGAGCTTATGGACGTTAAAAATGAGCAGCAGCGGGTCATTGAAGAGCTGAAGTCCCAAGGAAGAGACCATGAAATTCACGATGCTCTCCGAGGCATTAAAAAGCCAAAGATTAAAAAAGACCTTGCGTACTTGCAGGGGGAAGCTTTTGACGATTACATGAGCGATATGCGTATTGCCCAGCTTCACGCTCTCTATAACCGAAAAGCTATGGTACAACAAATTGTTGAACACATGGATTGGGGTACTAAGTGGCGTATGAGGAGCGGGTTTACAACTGTCCATAACTATATCGACATGGACCATATGATCCTCCGTAAAGGTGCTATTTCCGCCCAGAAAGGTGAGAAAGTTATTATCCCGATCAATATGAGAGATGGCAGCATTATTGCAGAAGGAACGGGTAACCCAGATTGGAACTTCTCCGGTCCTCATGGAGCTGGTCGAGTAATGAGCCGATCTAAAGCTAAGAAGAAACTTAACGTCGAAGACTTTAAGAAATCAATGGAAGGTATCTGGACCTCTTCAGTAAATGAGCATACCCTAGATGAGGCACCTATGGTCTATAAGCCGCTGGACGAAATCCGAGAGAACATTGAAGAAGGCGGATCAGTCAAGGTGCTGCAAGTTATTAAACCAGTATACAACTTTAAAGCGAATTGAGGCGACAGGGATGGATGGGATTTTAAAAAACTTACAAATAGAGCAGAACTCTGCCTTTTGGAATGAAGTAGACAAGGCACTTGTTAAACTAGCGGAGTTCTTAGACCAAGAGCTCCCGGACAGTGCAAAAGAGGAAGTCATCTTATTACTCGAAGAGGTCTCAGAGGCTGTCGAAAGTACGGTGGACGATGCCTATGGAAGAGGAGAGATGGAGGGGTACTCGTATGGGTATGACGAAGGGCACGAAGAGGGATACGAAGAAGGTCATGAGGAAGGGTACGATATCGGGATAGGTATGAATGAAGACTAACAGACTATAGGAAAGAGGAGGAGTAATTATGACAAGTGAACTTGAAGGTTTGAAGACTAATATCGGTCTCTGGGTATCAAAGTATAGTGAGCTTTTGTGGGAGCGAACGGAGGAGCTTAGTGGTTACTCCCACATGTTAACATATGAACAAGCATTAGTAGAGAAACACATTTTAATTGAGACGGCGAAGGCAATTAGAGACTTACTTAAATTCGATCCTTTGTGTGAAGAGTTTAGCGAGCCAGCAGCTGAGCTAGACGTACTTCAAAAGGTGTTAGGGGAAATTAATGTAGGTGAGCTCTATATTCAGACAACTCCTGCGGAGCTAAAGCTAGTGGAGAAGATTGCACAGGTAGAGCAAGAGGTAGCCACGCTTCTCCACTATAAGGTCGATGTGTCAATTTTGAACCAAGCCAGTACTCGGGTCGAGCTTCTCTCAAGCTTAATTCCGATAGACAATCGGGGCTTACCAGAAGAACTAAAAGAGGCAAAGAGCCGATTAACACATATGTCCAACACACTATATAATGCGAAGCAGAAATCAGAAAGACTCTAATAAAATATATGTAGCAGAAGGAGCAGGTATGACTAACCCAGTTGGAGCAATTATTTTCTGTGCTGCAGCAATCATTCTTATTAGAACAGCAATGGAAATTAGAGAAATAGCGAACAAAAAGAAAGAACTTAAAAGGAGGAGGGACGAAAAATGCCGAGAATAAATGCGGACAGCGGGATTGATCTTACCAGAGACGAGGAGAGAGCATTACGACGGTTAACTGAAGGTCATTCTTTAAAGGAGACTCTTGATTTTATTGAAGACACCTACGGGGAGTGGGGTCCGGGGTACCACAGAGAGCTATCCTGCCTAAACTATATCCCACGTGCGGAGCTGATTAGTTTGGTATCTGGAGCAAATTATGAAATTCGCCAAACCTTTGCAGAGTATCTGGAGAACCTTATTATTACACTTAAAATAGAAGGACACAACTCCCCTAGTCAAGAGGAGCGAGCCAGTATCAACCGATTAGTTGAGACAGTAAAGGACATTCAAGCCCAATTTTTAGATAAGAAAAAGAAAGGGAGGTTGTAGTATGTCTAGTGTAGACAAGGAGCTTTTATTAGACAAGCTCGAATACTGGGGTGTCAAGCTTAAAGAATACGTCCCTCAGTCTGACCTTGATGCAGCATACCTCTCAGGTGGACTTTTTATTGTAACTGAGCTAGCCCAACAGATTAGGGAAGGTCGGTATGACAAGGGAGCATCAAGCAGCTTTAACCCTATAGGGACTCAAAGTGGGCGATTCTCTTGTGACAGCTCTAATACAAGTGCAAAGCCTACAGAAACTCGCATTGTAAACGGGCATGTCCTCTACAACGCCGATGATTTCAAGCATATGACCGCAGAAGAGTTGGAATTAGACTGGATAGCTCACCTTGTTCTTGACGGAGGGCTTGACATCTGTAAAGCATGTGGCGAGGGAGAATCCGGGTTAGACAACCCGTGCAAACCGAGAGGGAACAACAATGGGTAGAGTAGAAATTAAGTTTGCACTGGAATATACTCGATATTTAGAAAACCCGACAGAGGAAGACATTGCAAAAGAAATTAATGATATCCATCATGAGATAAAACATTACAGGATCGACCCGATGATTACCGTGACCAATGAGGACACAGGGGAGGAGATAGAAGGATGGGAGTAAAGACAAAAGCTTACAAATTAGATAAGCGGCTTACTGCAATTGCAGAGTATCGTAAACTTATCGATGAGATAGAATGGGATGTTGATTTTACAGAGACACCTACACACCCCAGACTAAAGATTGGGGACATGTTCGTGCATGGCGGGAGAGTATATGTAGTTGCCTCTGCCTTAACTAGCCTAAGCACTGAGAAGTTTGCCGGGGCTATTCGAGTGAGTAGCCCCGCCATTGGGCAGTCTTTGGATTCAGATCACCGAGTCTTTACTGTAGACGAAGTATTGGAAAGTACGGCACTAGGCTCTGTTGTCCCATACTACGAACAGTTGGTAGAAAGCCTGTCAGTTATAGATGTGGCGAGGGAGCGTATCGAGGAGTGTCAAGAGGAGATTGACATGTTAGAAAATGATATTGAAAACCAGCTTAGTGTTAATGTAGAGATGCTGACTAAAAGGATGTTGCCAATAGAGTAAGGGGGTGGAAAATAATGTGTACTTGTGAAACAGGAAATTGCCCATATTGTGATGGAGCATTGGATTAACAGAGCTTAGAGGAGGTTATTTTGTGGACGTCCTGTACACCATACATCATGTAAAGGTCATTAGAGGTAAAATTAAGGACAAAGTTGTTAAGAAAACAACAAGTTTCGATGTAGCTAAGGAAGCTAAGAAAATATATGAGCGGCTGTGTCCCGAAGATGGGTTTTACATAATGGGAAAGGTCGCTAAGTAGCAGAGCCAGAGAAAACAAGGGTTATCCCCTTGTTTTTTTTTATTATGTACAGACATAGAGTGTTGTGTCCCTCCATAAAGTTAGAACACAAAGGTACTACAAAGTCACTCACAGGATGACAAAGGAGGAGATCGTATGACAAAGTACGACCAATTCAATGTAAAGGCACTAGACGACGGGTATGGGGATGTGAAGTTTGACAGCTCAGGAGCACCTAACCTCATTCCCTCATTTGTAACCAGTTTTAAAGAAAAACCTAAAGAAGACTTTGCGAACAAAAACAATAAGCTGCACTACGTAGCAAGCGAGGTAGACGGGAACAGATACGTAGTAGGTGACTACGCTATGAAGCTTGACCCGAATATTATCTGGGCAGGAGGGGAACATAAGCACTCTGACAGTCGTTTCCCGGTCTTATTGAAGACAACACTAGGACTAATGTGTAGGGAACGGCATGAGGTAATTGACACACTTATGATGAACTTGCCGATCAGATACGATACACCAGAAAGAAGAGCAAAGCTAACAGAAGTAGCTCAAGGGGCGCACACTGTATCATTAAGTAGTGATGGAGTTAAGTTCACAAAACGAGAAGTCATTGTAGAGAACGTGGAAATCAAGAAGCAGCCCTTCGGTAGCCTGTGTGACATCATCCTCGATAATGACGGAGACATCATTGATAAGCGTATTGCTAAGGGGTTCAATGTTATTGTGGATGTAGGTGCCCGGACGCTAAACATTCTGACTGTAGATGCTTTAGAAGAGCAGCCGGAGCTCTCCCGGCAGACAAACGACGGAATGTATACAGCGTTCAGTCAGGTAGGCGGATACTTGGAGGAGCAGCTTAACGTGATTATCCCGGATGGGAAGCTTCCACAGATTATCCGACAAAGAGAAATAAAGAATATGGATATCACACCGCTGATTAACCGGACCTATGAGGACCACGCTAATACTGTCCTCTCCGTCTTAGATAAGGTTTTAGTCAACTCGTGGGGTTTTGTTACCTCGGTGATTTTCACAGGCGGAGGAGCCGGAAAAGACCTCCTCAAACCGTATATAGAGCAGCGGTTCAACCGAGTACCTGCTATATTCCTTGATCGGTATTCCAATGTAAGAGGGCTTCGGAAGTTTGGTGTGCGGCAATCGAAGAAAACCCCTAAAAAATCCAGTAAAGTACAAATTCGGGTAGGCAGCCATGACTACAGTCAAAAGTAAGAAGAACAATCGACGGACCCTCTATCTTAGTGACCGGAAAGATAAAGACATTCTCGATTATATCCAGCCGCTGGTTGGGGATAGGTTTGACTTCTCGTTTGTGATCCGAGAGCTGGTCAGAGATGGGATCAAGTACCGATCAAACCCGGTGGCAGCCGCAGCACCAACAGCTCCACAGGCTGTCTATCAAGAAAGCAGCATACAAAGTAATACTCCTGATCTGTCCAACATCGCTTTGCAGAAGAAAGAATTGTCCGATGAGGATATTGAGGATAGGTTAGACAGCTTTTAGCAGCCTAATTTCCCGCTTCTTTCCCAGAACCCTTATTTCCCTTAAAAATAGGGAAAAACGCCATAAAAAGCCTGAAAACAGTGGGTTTTTAACCAGTGAGAAATAAGGAAAGAAGGGAAACAGGTATCTCGTTAGGGGGTGAAACCATGGTTAAATACACCATTACTTCGAAGTACCATGCCGCAGAATCTTTTAGAGATCGTCCGCACACAGGTATAGATTTTAAAATGGAGGAAGGGACTCCGCTTAAAGCGATCATTGACGGGGTAACCCGAGTGGCAGACTACGGAAGCAGCTCCACAGGAAAAACGGTGTTCATAGATGCAGCCGATGGAAGAACATACATCTATGGACACCTAAAGGACATTGCAGTGAAGGATGGATATTCCGTTCATGTGGGTGATATCTTAGGTCACTCAGGAAACACAGGTCACAGCACAGGACCGCATCTACACTTCGGTATCAAAGAGCATGGTGAGTTCATTGATCCTACACCATACACGTCTCTGGTCCAAAACATGGATAACTTGAAAGAGGTAGCCCATGTCAAAATAAACTCTGGTTTGGATGCTTTGGAAATGCTAAATCAGGCAATGAGTCAATTCACTGAAACACTGTCGGAGATGACACTGAATCTCATCAATCAACCACTCTGTACTCGTATAGTGTCTCTAATATTTGATACAGTTCTTTCATTGATATGTTGATACCGTGTTTCTCCCGGATGCTGTGTAGGACTAAATGGTCCACATTTTCCAGCTGTCTTTCGTATCGGGTTATGGGTCTTGTGTCGAAAAGCATGTCACTACCTCCTTTCAGGAGTTAGTATGCTCAACAAAATTTGAATTATACAGGGGGAGTTAAAGTGGGAAGTATTCTTTTGGCAATGGGCGGAGTAGCAGTCGTGTGTTCAGCAGGTACTGGGTTAGCAGCAGCGATGAAGTGGTTCCACAGTTATGAACCAGATGTAAACAATAAGAAGTCGTCTCGAACTACATCATCCCGAGATAGCCGAAGCCCAAACCGGAACCGAATGGAGGAGCTAAGTAAAAAAATTCGTACAGATAACCATTTATAAGGGGGAGAAGAAAATGTTACTTACCATGTCATCTAAAGAGTTAAGTCCGGGAGTAGGTTACACAAGTCCAGTGCAGCATTTTGATCTAAAGAGTAAGCAGGAAGATCGTGTGCTTTTTATCGCAGACATCCTGAAAGGGGAGGTGATGAAGGGAACGACCGGGCAGAAGCGAAAGAATATTCGAAAAATGAAAAAGCTGCTGAAAGGGTTCGTTGTAGTGATGGGGGTGGGAATACAGACAACACCGAAGGCTTTCGCTGCAACCAGTTTAACCGGAGCGGGAACAGCCGCCGCAACGAATACGATCACTCCCGCCATCGTCATGCAGTGGGGAATGACTTTAGCTTTAATCTCCGTATCAATAGGCGTAGCATTGTCGATGACGCTGCTAACATTAGCCGGAGTATACAGGATGCTCAGGAAGAGGCAGGAAGCCGAGGAATGGACTACGGATGTCATCAAGGGCTTGGTTCAGGTTTTAGTATCAATCCCCGTCGTTTATCTGCTTTTTTATCTGGCGCAAGTGGTATTCAAAAGCTTGCCGATTTTAAACGGACTCTTTTAAAGGTAGCGACTCTGGCTCCAGTAGCTGTTCTGTCTACAACTGTTGTCTCATCTATGACATCTACGGCTTACGCCAAAGCTACAGATATAAAAGCACCTATAGACCTGCTTATGTTGGGTAGAAACAAAGATTCGAACGTACTGACAGCCATTCCGGAAGCTATAGACATGTTCAACCGGGCAGTAGCAAAAACCAATGAGTTCCTTTCTGATATGCCCCACCACTTAGCGGAGATGTCTGTACACTTAATGAGTTGGCTATATGAGCTATGTGCAAGTTTGATCTTGAAGACTCCGCTGTGGTTGTTTAGCAATGAATGGTTTGAGAATACAACATACTTGTTCAGTCTGCTGGCTTTAGGTGTAGTGTCTGTACTCACCGTTGTCGAATCAGTGAAGCTTATGCTCAGCCGAGGTAAGAAGAAAAGGTCGGGTCCAATGGATTTTAAGACGATCATGAAAAGATGGGGAATTGTAGCAGGAATTATTACAGCTACTCCGTTCCTCTTCCAGAAAGTGTTTCAAGGGCTAAATAAAATATCCGATGCATTAATCTCCATGGGAGCAACTACAATGAATAACATAGCACTCCCGATGCACATCTCCGGTTGGGATGTATTCTCTTTACTCATCTTCGATGTCATCCTGATCTCAACAATTGTCCCGGTACTCTGGAAAAATGGAAGACGCTTCTTCGATGTCATGGTGTTGGGAGTCACTTCTCCATTAGCACTCACTGCATGGATATTCGACCCATACAGGCATCTATTTCAGCAGTGGTGGTCCCGCCTTAAGCACTTATCACTTGTGCAGGTATACTACGCTCTGTTCTTACTGATACTCGGGTGGTTTATCTTTGGAGTCCCGACACCTACAGATGTGTTAGGTCTTATAGTGAAAATGCTGGTAGTCATTGGAGGCTTTACCCGGATGACTTCTCCTCCTCGTATCATTATGAAACACCTTGATAATGGCGGGGGCTTTGATGAGGTGTATAAAGGGGACGGAAGAAACGACACAGTACAAAAAGTAAAACGGAACTTTCAAGACTCAGCTACAATCTTAATGAAACCTTCCTCGGCGATCTATGTTGGGTACAAACGAGTGAAAGACAAATTGAAAAAATAGGAGGTACTTAGTATGACTACGGGAATGCTTATCATTATCCTGAATACTACAATGCTGCTCACAAATGCGCTGGTAACATCTATCCAGTCCAGTATCATTATGAAAGCGACTCAGAGAGATGCCAAGAGCTAATACTAACTACCAGAACATCTCCAACTACTTTGTGGAGACCGAAGATGTGGGCAGCGGTCTCTCCAAAATTATACCGGAAGTGACAGACTCGTTATTCGGTGCGGAACTCGTAATGTCTTCAGGGGTGGTGACTAAGTTCTTAGTTACCCCTCCACATGTAAGATTAGGTGAGAATGCTGCAGGCTACAGAGAAGCCTCTGTGAAGGGTTTTACTTTCTACGAGGGGTATTTATCCCGTCCGCACTTTCTTCCGCTATACGGAGCTCTAAAGGGGCAGTTTATAAATGATTTAGCAGACATTGCGTTATACAACGGAGAACAGTTATGCGTACAGCTGTTATTCAAGAAGAAGTTCCACTGGAAAGACCGAGCACTTCAAATGTACGCTAGTTACTTAGAGGGTAATGACCGCCCGGCGACATTTAAAGTCGGGAGAGCCATCCAGAACAGTGCAATATCCCTATTGAACAAAATAGCGTCCTTTTCGTCAGTAAACGAATATATCCAAGAAGTCGAAGATAAACTACTAAGTGACGGGTTCCAGTTTCAAATGAGAGTCGCTATGAACACAGAACGTGAAGAGTACTTAAGAAGCCGTCTGACTCAAGTTCTTCGGGCGTATGACTCCCACAACTCGATCCGGCTACACAAGCAGAAGCATAAGCAAACCGAGTTTCACTATGAGTCGTGCATTATGACAGCCGAAACCGGAGATCAGATTGTGGGCTCCAGAGAGCTATTCTCACTTCTGGGTGGAGGACAAATCAAGAGTATATCTGTTCCAGAAGCCGCTTACTCGCCGAGCAGCACTCCGATAGTTGCAAAGGATGCGGTTAAGCTGCTGCCGGAGCATAAGCGGGAAGAGGTGTACGCAGACGATAATCTTGTCATAAACATTGCTGAAGCATTGAAACGGGTTGGGCTTATTAAAACAGCTAGAGTGTACAATGACTCAGTCACCTCGGGTATACGATTAACTGTAGTGCAGTGCGATATTCCTAAAGGAAAGAACCTGAGTCACTTAGTCCAGAAGGGTAAGGATATCCAAGCTGCTTTAGGTGTCTCTTCTCTAGGGGTGGAACAAGGGGATACCCCGGATACTGTTAAGTTCGTCATTCCAAATGAGCAGCCTGCAGTTATCAGCCTGAGAGAACTTATTGGTACAGCTAACTTCCAAGAGTACAGTAAGCAGAATGCACTAGCCTTCGCAGTTGGTGTAGACGAGGTGAACAACCCAATATACCTGTCTTTAGCTAAGCTGGTTCATCTTCTTGTAGCAGGTACGACCGGGAGCGGAAAGTCTGTATTCCTCAACTCACTAATCACTACACTCCTTATTAACTACTCTCCCGACCAGCTTCGAATGATAATGATTGACCCCAAACAAGTTGAACTCCAGCAGTATAGCGGGTTCCCTCATGTACAAGAAGTGGTTACAGATATGGGAAGTGCTGCCCAAGTGTTAGAAGGACTCGTCAGCGAGATGGAGAAGAGATACCAAGTGTTCAAAGACAGCAGTGTAAAAAATATTACCCTATACAATCAGAAGTCGAGTAAACCAATGCCATACACTGTCTGTGTGATTGATGAGTATGCCGATCTTGTAGATACAAACAAAGAGGTCGAGGGAAGTATCGCCCGGTTAGGACAAAAAGCAAGAGCAGCAGGCATACATTTAGTTATTGCAACACAACGACCAAGTGCCAACATACTCAGTGGCAGGATCAAAGCTAACATCCCAAATGCAGTCAGCTTCAACCTAAATAATAATAATAACTACAAAACTGTTTTTGGGGTGGGCATCCCCTACACAAGCCTGTTAGGTAAGGGAGACGGAGTAATGAAGATTGAGGGGTACCCTAAAGAGTTCCAACGCTTCCAGAGTGCTATCATCGCTCCAGACGAGGCACAAGAAGAAGAGGTGTACAAAGACCTTGTCGAGTATTATAGTGGTGGTGCTCCTTCTGTGGGTGTTCCTGAAGAGATAGAAGAAACTCCCCTTCCCGAAGAGCCAGAAGAGCCTTCACTGCCGGAGGATGATCCTTTGTACAGACTAAGGCAGGTTATTGCTACAACCGGGGAGACGAGAGTGGAGCCGCTGAGAAAGGAAGTAGGGGTAAAAACAACAAAGATGAAGGAGCTAATGGGTAAGCTTGTGGAAGAGGGCTGGCTTATCAAGCACAAAGAACGGTCCAAAGGATATCAGCTGGTTGCTCCAGAGTCTGTACTAGCTGAATGGAGAGACTAATTTTAATATTTTCTCAGAAAGAGGTTGACATTTAGTCATCCTCTTTTTATACTGTGTATAGAACCTGTAACGCAGACTATAAAATACAGAGCATGGAGGTATAAGATGTTCAAGGTATACTGTACACCCGAGAAACTGGAGGGTAAGGATGTTGTACTCTTTTTGAAGGAACCTGCCGCAGCAGTTAAGGGAAAGGTTATTTACGCAGGAGCTGATGAGCTGGGACCATTCCTAGGCATCCTTTGCTCAGGCAAGAAGAGTGAAAAGTGGGATCGAAAGATGGAAAGATACCACAGTACTGAGATAAGATACATTGTACTTGCGGAGGACATCGAAGCACTTCAAAGGAAGAGGTCAAAAAGGAGAGAGAACAATGGAGAAACTGGTTTTTAAAATGGTTGATGACATGCAGGAGGTAGGGGCATCTGAGGGACACGCATGCTTTAATAACATCCTGCGTACAAAGGGTATTACTGCAGTTCTTGGAGTGTACAACCAACAGAAGCCTGCACATATGGTAATAGAGGAGCTCTTAGACTGGGCAGTAAAAAATGACAAGCCTGAAATTGTTGATCTTATTGAAGAACTGCAGCAAGATATGAGCTGGAACGAAGGAAATCCTATCTTAGAGGAGGAACTATAAATGAATCAGGGAGTCGCACAAGTTCACATGTATATGAGTGAAAAGGAGTTTACTGAGCTTAAAAATGGAGATGTAGCATTTGGGTATACAAAGGGGTACACGGAGTATAACATACACGTAAGTGTTCCAGTGGACAGCGTTATAAACATACTTGATGTCTCTGAAAACGGAGAGGTTCACTATGAATATGAAGTACAACTTGAAGGAGGAGGACTTTAATATGGTTGAGAAAGTAACAATTGAAATTACAGACGAGAAGGCAGTTGTTCGGTTATTGGACAGGGAAGGCGAGGTAATCAATAGCTCAGTGAGGACCCTAACTGATACCGGGTCAATCGTTAAGTACGAAAAAGACAACTTTGAGTATATGGACGATAATGTTCTAACAACTCCTTTATGGGAAGCTTTAGAGGATAACTTCTTTGTTCACGGTGTACTCACTGCACTAGCAAATCAGTAGGTAAAAGTACTAGGAGGTTACCAGAATGGGACTTTTCAGTGAAAGAGTAAAGAGGGAGAGGAATCCCGCAGGGATCGGTCACTGTGATCGTTGTGACAGTAGGCTATTTCGTGAGGATAACTACCGGGAGGTAGCCGGGAAGATACTTTGTGAGGACTGTGTAGCGGAGCTGGACGAGAAGAAATAATGATTTTTTAGAGAACCTAAAGATGTTATAATAATAGGCGCTAGGACTACAAAAGAGAAGTGGAGAGGTTAATGTGTTTTACTTTTATATCTTACAACTAGCGTTCTTAGGTGCCGGGATTTATACATTTGTTGTGGGAATTATTTTTAATCGAGGTACTATGTTGGACTATACACTTAATGCAGCGTGCCTTATCCTCGGGTTTTGTGTTGTTTGGAAGATGAACCCTGTTTTCTGGGAACTGGTCGAGAAGTACAAGGATAAGTGGCGGAAGAAATAGAACGGTTAAAGGGGGAGGCAGAATGAAATCAATTAGAGCTAGAGCAATCCTTAGATCATACGGGTATATTAAGCGGTCCGATGGGAGCTATAGGAAACGAGAAGAGTGCAGATGGTGCACTGAGGGTACTGGTGGAGCAGCACCTTGGGGAGAGGAAGAACCCTGCTGGTTATGTGAGGGTGGCTGTACAGTAACAGACACTGTAACCTTAGACCACTTTAAAGAAATTATTGAGGGTTCCGGGTATCACGAACAAGTAACACCTTGTGAGAGCTGCGGCACCGACATTTCAGTTGGTGACTTACGGCGTTGTTGTGATGGTTACTTATGTGGATGCGGGGGAATGTCTATTGACCCTATCCTATGCAGAAAATGTAGCGAGGAGGCATTAAGATGAAAAATCTTCACCGAATACAACTAGCTCATACTGGGATGCTGCTGATAATTTTTACTTTTGTTCATATTATCTATTACTGTTTAGCAGGAGAAGTATGGGCAAACGGCATACAGTACAGCTTAGTTTGTACATTTATTGCCTATGTGTCCATAGGTAAAGGTCTACGAGATGGGTATGTAGAAGGAGTTAAAGAAGGTAGGTCTCATAAAAAACTTAGCTACTGGAGAAGTAAAGACTAAACAAGGTATATCGAGGAGGAGATCGGGTTGGAAAAAGTAAAGTTAACTAAAGAGCAAGCAAAATCATTAGAAAAACAGATTAGAGGTGCAGCAGAGTGGTTGGGAACTAGCGATCACGATGAGATTAGCCGATACCTTATTGGAGGGGCGTGGGAAGAGCAGCTTAGTGCAAGTCGATACGAGGAGTTGCCTAGACCGTGCCGCTCTTTAGTTGAGGAGATCGGGATTATACAGTACGTAGATGCGCTTAGAAAAGGGTATTTCGTAGAACCTACATTGGAGGAAAAGTACCTTGATATATTCCAAAAGAGAATGGACACATACGCTGAGCGAATGTCTCAGATTCTTGAAGAAAAACCGGAGTTACTTGACCGAGATGACTTGGGTAGGCTTAAGTACCTAGAAGGTCAAAAAGTTGAAGCGTACGGGTGTATGTATATCTTTAAAAAGTATCTGGAAGCTCGGAGAAGTAAAGAGGAGGAGTCTAAGTGAAGTTTCTTAGAAGGCACTTCGATACAATCTTATATATTTGTGGGGCGGCGGCTCTCTTTCTAAATGGAATGGTGTTTAAAGGTCCTACAGAGCATGTTCTTATAGGTATCCTGCTTGTTTTCATGCTCCGGTTTGGATTTATTTTAGGCGACTACTACAGCTCTAAGAATCGAGATAAAGGGAGAGGGTAGAAATGGATTCAAAACTAGAGGAGTTTGCAGAAAATATTTTGAATAGCGCTAGAAGCGATCAGGATCGGGAAATGCTCCGTTTCATCTCTACAGAGCCCGCAGAGGCTAAGAAGGAACTGAGGAGTCACTGGGTTACTGGGACGTTTGAGGGTGAGCCCTTTGAAGGTGTATTAATGTATATTGAATGGGGCAAAGGTGTAGTTTTTTGCACGGACGGTGAAGTCCGCACTGTGGACAGAGAGGATTGTGAAGAAGATGACCAAGCTTAACGAAGATGTTTTAATGTGTTTAATGCTTATGCAGGCAAATGAGTACGCAGAGGGTATGTATGGGGACTTAGAAGAGGACGAGGAGTTATTCCAGCAACTTAATGAAAAGTTACTTGACATGGAGTGTGAAGACCCCGAGGACGAAGACGAGCTAAGCTCTCTTGAGCAAGTTGCTAGTAAACAAGGGGGCGCTTTATTAGAGAAGTACAAACAGAAAGCACGAGAGTTTTTAAAAGATAAATAATCCACTACCCTCAAGTGTAGAAGAAAGGAGGACGAATAAATGGCACATTACGATTATTTGTATGAGAATGTTACAGAAAAGGATATTAAAGAGAGTATTGCTAGCGCAGAGAATAGGTTAGAAATATACAGAAGACGTGTGTATGAGTTAGAAGCGGACTTACACCTCTGCACATTATTTGAGACCTCTGTAGACGTTCTGAAAAATGCAAAGGAACAAGACGAGTCAATAGTAAGGGGCATACAAGAGTCAATAGAGAAAATGACTAAGATGCTTGATAAGATACGAAACGGTGAAGAAATACTCTATGCTGAGCTCCTTAGAGTTCTGTGCAGCAGCGGATCAAATAGATAGACGGTCTTCGTCTTATATTGAGATAGAGACCGCCTGAAGAAGATAGGAGGAACTTTTATGAGTTTAGACATTAACCTTCCTGTACCGACAATGGCATTACTTATTGAGTATACTGTAGGAGAAGCAGGCTCCCGAGAGACACCATTAAGGACACCTGTTACAGTACTCTGTGACTACCCGGAGGATACTCCTAGTAGACACCGATACGATGGACCTTTTATTGAGGCTATACTGGACAACGTACCTGTCTCACATTTAGACCTGTCTGATTTAGAGCCCTTGCATGTGCAACGGGACAACGTTTGGGTTTTTAGATGTAGAGAAGAGGAGATAGAGAAGGGCGTCCCTAACGTACACTTACTGCTCATGTATGAAGACAAGGCAAGGAGAAGAACACCTATTACGGTAAAAACTAGACCTGTCTTACGATACAAAGAGCACATCTTTGGGGAGCTAACTCCATTGACATATGATGTAACAGAGGAAGATGTATGGAATGAGTAACTATAGCAGTCTAACAGATGAAGAGCTTCTTCAGACGGTCTCGGGGCTGCATGATGTAAGTCTGAACGACGAGTGGTACAGTCGGCATGGAATTAACTTCCCCTACCGTTTGGACATATTCGGTAGGATTTTAAACTGTATCTCTTATCAGGTTATGCAGGACAGCGAGTGTGACAAGCTGATCGTCCAGCAAGCCAACGAAGTTCGGGTTCATCGGCAGCTAACTAACCACAAATTTTAAGGAGTGGGCAGGATGCCGAGACGTACGTATACGATTCATGTAAAGATCAAGGAAGTACTAGAGTCTAAGGGGATGGCACAGAAGGACCTAGCAGAGATGACCGGGATTCGGGCTGCTGCTATCTCTGAAATGGCTCAAGGAGCTCGCACAGTTATTAACAAATCACACCTAACAAAGATTATGGACGCTCTAAATATAACCCGGTTGGAGGATATCTTAGAGCTAACTATTGAGGAAGAGTTTTAAAAGGGAGGCATAAGGGATGGACTTTAAAGTTATAAAGGCTAAGTTAGAGCGCTCTGTCTACTGTCACAAAGAAAGACGCTTCGTTGATAGAGAAGTACATAAGAGCTGCAAGTGTAAGGAGCAATAAAGGAGCCCTCAAGGGTTCTTCTACGATATAGATAACAATATTGACTGGAGGGTCTTTGAGTTGGCAACAGTAAGGGATGTTATTGCAGAACTAGAGGAACAAATAAAATATACAGAGAAGGGCGACGGGTATCAGGAACAGCTAGCTGAAGCCATTCATGTGCTCAAACAGCATGATGAGAAGGATTAAAAAATCCTTCTTTTTTTTTGTATAAAAATTGTAGACAGGGAATATCTTGTATGTTATACTCTGGTTACAGAGTTAGTTAAGGGGGTATGGAATTGACCGAGGAAGAGTTAGAAAAGATTCGGAAGGTAGCAGCTAGTGCAGCAAAAGGACCGTGGAAGGTAGGCGGAGATAAGTGGGGGAACTTAATAGTATACTCCCCGAGTATTCGCAACGGCATGAACAATGGAGGAGAAATTGCGGAGCTGGAATTCACTACTACACAGATAGATGACGCAAATTTCATTGCAAACGCCCGCCAAGACATTCCTAAGTTACTTGATGAGATTGAACGGTTAAACAGCATTATTAAAGAACTAAAATAATTATGATTAGTAGGAGGAGTTTAACATGAAGATAAATAAGTACCTTGAGTTCAAAAACGACAATCCCTTAGTAATGATTACACCTGAACAGGAGTATATGCTCCGGCGGTTAGTCGCACAGTGCCCTAACCAGACAGAGTTGTTAGAGTGGGTTAGTAAAGCCTACGACACCAATAACACAGGAAGAGTACCTGACATTAGGTCTCTCAAACAGCTCTCTAAACAGCAGCTTACTGAGGTCATCGTAACCCGTCAGTACACAGTAGTTGATACAATGGATGATCGTCTAGCATACTATGACCAGCACATTCGGAACGAGTTACAACGCTGCGACCCAGAAGTCGACCCCCTAGAACGGAGCCGCTTAGAGGGTCAATTGGAGCTTTTAGACGGAGTAAAAACAGAGTACAGACGGTATCTAAGCAGCACCGGAAAAATAGATGACTGGTTCGATGTGCATGTGGCAGGTGGGAAGATAGTTTTGTCCCCAACGTTGTCCTTTATAAAGGTGGAAGTAGACGAGGAAGGGACAATCACAGCTATCGATACCAGCACCGACCCCCTGCCGGAGAAAGACTGAGTATGAGCGGTGCACTAACTAAAACTCAGCTAGTAGCTCTCCTTTCTGCATCCAAGGTACTAGTAGATGTTGTACAATCTCAAACAGAAGGGAACTATACCTCAGACGATTTTCAACGTATCGAAGAAATTAGAGCAGTCTTAGAAGACCCTATTGTGTTCACTGTATACGATATGGAGGAGTTAATGAATTTGCTTGTAGACATGTACTACGCAGAGGGGCGGACAATGGAGGAGCTGGATTTAATTAACCAGCCCCCGTCTAGCCCGTACACACACTGAGGATACTTTAAGTAAAAAAGGAGTGCAAAAAAAAAATGAGCCGATTAAAAAATGAAACACAGGTAAAGTCAGAAGAAGCTTCAATAGAACAACTGCTTAATAAGGAGTTAGCGGATACTCGTATTCACAGGGCGGTGTTCATGGGTACTAGAGGGCATAAACACATAGCCTTTCGTAATACTTACACTCCTTCATACGCATCGGGAGTATATAGGGAGAAGGAGAACGGTAAGTTCAAGCCTACAGGCTCTTATATGGAAAGCACCCGACCAGATGAAAGGTTTGTTATGTTAGAGGAAGAAGTTGTAGGTCCAGCTATTCAATCAGGAGAAACTATTTATTTGGAGGACTGGGGAGAGGTTAAGGTTGTCAGACGTGCCCGGAAGCCTGATGGCACAGTTGTATACTTTACTGACTATGAGGAAGAGTGTATTACAGAAGACACCATGTTGAGTGTGTATGAGACTTTAAATGATCTTAAAGAGCACTATGCAGATAGACTGGAGCAGCTAGAGAGTATTTATGACCGTCTCCAGAGCAAATGTAGTAACCTAGAAAATAAGAGTGAACTCGCAACTAAACTCGTAGAATCAAAGCATGGAAAGGCAGTAGCTAAACTAGTAAATAAAGGAGTGATTACATCATGGAATTTAAGCTAGGTTGCGGAACGCTCTTCGGAGGACTCGCCATTCTTTTTACTGTTCTTAAACTGACTGGGAGCATCACTTGGTCTTGGGTTTGGGTAACTGCACCTTTATGGGTTCCTTCAGTTATTACACTAGCGTTGCTGACCCTTGGAATGATCGGGTTTGGTATTATTTCACTATGTATACTGTTGTTTAGTCGAGGAAGAAAAACAGTATGGAAAAGAAGCTGGAGGAGGTAAAGATGAGAGATAATAAAAAATACGTACTTCAAAAGGATGGGCAGCCAGTAAGCTACTTTGAAACTCCTGTAGAGGCTTATGAAGCAGCACTGACTTTACACATACAAAGAGGATGGTTCTACTCTGTAACAGAGCACTTACTGACACCTTTTGAGCTGATGAAAGACCAGTTTATGAAAGCTTATGATACAGGAAAGAATGTCTTTGGAGTGGCAGTACAATTGCCGGAAAGTACTGATTATGAGTTAATCATTAACAGCATGTCTGAGCTGTATAGCAAGCTTAAATACTACCATGAGACCTACGATGAGGAATTATGCCATAGAAACGTCGATGGTTTGAAAATTAAACACACCGCTGTAGGTTCCTCAGTAGCTGCAGTAGCTGATAAATTAGCAAAAGCAGCCCAAGCTGAAGGGAAATGGCACTAACAAGAAGGAGGGCGAACTATGCCAAACTTAAACGGGGCAAACTGCGTTAGACAGGTACCTAGTTTTACTTACAAACAAGTGCAGGCACTAGAACGGTTACACAGGTTAGACCCAGAAGATCAGATAGAGGTACTTAGAGCACACGGGAGTTGGAGTTTAGAGCTAGCGTCCCTGAACAAAGCGTATATCGGAGATGTTATGTACACATTATCCACTGGGCAGTACGAGGTCAATGTCAATATCGACCAATTCGAGCAGTTACTCCTTGACATGTCAGGACACTGGCGTGAAATAGACGCCCCCCTGTACCAAGAGATACAGAAAATCTTAATGGCGTACCGGGACTATAAGAGTGAATCCGAAGGGTTGGGGAGTTCTTAGTAGCCCCCTGTATAGCCCCGGGAGAGGAGAAGAGCATGGCGAAGACAGATATAACTACCACGCTTGAACGGATGATATACGCAAATACTTGCAAGATGGGAGTGTTTGGCTGTTTCGAGGTTACGATCGGTCTGGGAGGTAACGAACGAGTAGACTACTTAACTTACGATACTAAAGGAGTATGGCGCTGCTACGAAATAAAGGTGTCTGCGTCTGACTTTAGAAGTAAGGCAAAGAAGACGTTCTGCGGGCATTATAATTATTATGTGATGCCGCAAGAGCTGTACGATAAGGTAAAAGATGAAATACCTGCACATATAGGGGTCTATGTGAACGGCACCCATTCAGTTAAGAGAGCTAAGAAGCAGGAGTTAGGTGTGGATGAGCATGTACTCAAAGATTCGCTCATCCGGTCCCTGTACCGAGAAGCAGATCGAGTCTTCAAGAGTCAAAATCCTAACATCGTAGCGTCCCTAAGAAGTCAGGTTGAGAGGCTGAAGAAAGAGAAGTTTGAGAGCTACCTACAGTACCAGAACTTACGACAAGAGGTTGTACATAAGTTCGGAGTAAACTGGCGGGAGCATGAACAAAGGGTGACACCGGGAGACCAGCAGCTAAGAAAGCTATTAATCAAGGAGACGATTAAGGACAATTCTGAGGCTCTGCAGCACCTTTCAGATGTAGAAGCTCTCGGGAAGGAGGACACCCACAATGAATAAAGATATTCAGTTCTTAAAAGATTTGCAGCAAGAATTAAAAACACAGGATAATGACTGTCAAGCAGCTCCTCGGTTTTGGGTACTAATGGATTACCGCTGGATTAGCGCTTTGCCAGACGATGGTGAAAGGGTATCAGTTGTTCTCCCTGAAGAATGTGATGACTATGTCCTAGACGACTTGGTAGACGATATTACCAACTATAACATCTCATACAGCTATTCTATAGACGACGAGGCTATTAAAGACTTAGATGAAATGCACAATTACTTTATGTCAGATGAAGATGAGCTGCTAGAGTGGATTCAGGCTAACATCGATAGTGAAGCGTATCTTGTTTATGAAAAGGAAGAGGAGTTTATTGTTCCTGATACTATGTTTCTAACTAAACAGGAAGCTAAGGATCATATTAAAAAGAACCGTCATCACTATACCAGCAGAGTACACACGTATGCTATGACAGCTTGGAGAGCTCCGAAGGTTACGAAGTTACTAGGTATTTTGGAGAACTTTGACTGGGGCTCCTTGAAAGGGGAGGGTTAATATGTACGAACTATCGAAGTCAGCTGAGATGACTATTAAAGACCTAGAGGAATCAGGTAGAGGAGTCGAAGATATTCCCCTTGAGTTTAAACTATTCTTATATGGAGTAAAACCCGCTCTAGCAATTTCAGAATGGAGCTTTATTCGAGAGATATTTGTAAATAACTACTTGAGCATTGTGTCTCCGTCTAACTACGGGAGCAGCGCAGTAATATTTCAGGACGCTCATAAGTTTTATGACTATGTTCAGAAAGCAAAAGTACGAGAGGCGGACCATCGACTTTGGAAGGGACCTCGATTGACTGTTCCTTATAAAGACCTTGGAATTGCTCTTGGGTATCCTCCATCGGCGTGTGCTTGGTTTGCAGAGTATATGAAGAGAGAGGATAGTAAGCAAGAGGGTAAAAGAATTGTCTACTACCACGGGATGCAGTTTGTAACACATGAATCCTTAGTAGTAGATAACATTAACTGGTTAAGGGAGAACATGCCTGTACCTGAACATCTCCGGGGCGAGGAGTATGTGAGCCTTCCTCGTAAACAGATAGATGATCCTGTTGAAATAGTTGGGACCTTTGATGATATCCTTAGTAGCTCACTGGACGACGATCGAACGGAGGAGAAAATTAATGACAATTGAGAGCTATATCGTTAAACGAAGCAAAAGAGATATGACAGTGGAAGAAATCCAAGAGGAGTACAGTTTAAGCGAGGGCACAGTCTACACTTTAGAGCTAGGGTATCAATGTTACTTAAAGAGTATTCCCTTAGACCGAGCTATAGAGGTTATTAACCGCTATTAACCTTAGTAGCTCACCAGAACAAAAGCAATAAGGAGGAGATGTAGTGAAGAACAAAATGGAATTTGATTTAAAATGGGTTTGTCTTTGCGGTAAGGAAAACACAAATACTTTAGATCACTTGAAGAAGGTAGGTCCATCCCATACAGGCATTCGATGTCCTGCTTGTGGGGAAAAGATGATGGTCAGTATTAGGGTAGAGGTTGAGGAGTTCTCTAAGTGGCTGTCCAACAACCCTAGACCTTAGTAGCTCATTGGATCAAACTTGATTGAGGGGATAATATGCGAGAGATTAAACCCATGGAGATTACACTAGAGACTGAAGAGGATGTACAGCGGTTCTGTGACCTGTTCGATGATACTAAGCTATCTCCGGGGATACTACGAGCACGAGATATGCTAAAAAATCATAGGTCCGTTCCGTTTATTGAAAAGAACAAAAAAAAAACCCCTAAAACGTAAGTAGCTCCCTGTATAGGGCTAAATCAAAGGAGGAAACAATAATATGAAAAAGAAACTTGTAATGATGTTTGTTGGTCTTGCGGCAATTATCTCAATGGTAGGTTGCTCCTCAGAGTCAGATACTGTATCAGAAAACCTGTCAAAGTCTGCTGACTCATTCGAAGTACAAAGGAGAGTCGTATTCTTCAACGGGATTACTGACAAATACTTACTAACTGTTGAGGGACTTTGTGCGCTTGATACAGGCAGCTCAAAGAAAATAACCGTCACTTGTAAAGTAGGGAAAGGTCAATACAAAAAGCATTACCTCGGCTTGAGTGACAACGTGAGTTATTTTGTAGAGCAGACAGATGCTAAGTACGAGGACGCCTACCACTATAAAGTGTTGTTCCGCCCAGAGGAGATCATTCCAGATATCGAGCTGCAAACAAGTAAAGGGAAGTAAAATTCCTAGTAGCTCACTGGATCAGGTTCGATTGGAGATACGAAAATGGTAAATAGGAGGGAAGTCATGAACGCACGCACAATGGCATTCGTTTATCACAGGTCACACGAAGAGTGGAAGACGCTTGAAGATGCTTTAAAGATCGTCGATGATCCTGATACGAAACGAGGGATCATTAAGGAGATTGACAAGAGAAGGCAGAACGTAAATAAAATCGGGGAAAAGCTTGAACAATTCGAGGTTGATGTGGAGGATGATGGAGTATGACGAATCGTGATTTGATTAAACAGTTACTTGAATTTGATTTAGACAGCAAGGTTGCTTTATCTATAAGTGAAGAATATTTATCTAATTTTAAAGTTAGTGAAGGTTACGATGATACAATAATACTTGGAGAACCGATGGGGTAATGTGGAGGAGGAATAATCATGAACACGTACAATGAGAAAAAAGTAATATTTATGCTTGGAGACAGAGTTATGGCTGAGTATCAGCAGGTGGAAGCAAACATCCGCACAGATGAGACTTGTACTGTGTGTAATAAAGGGGTAATGTACAAGACATTCGAAATTAGCGGTTGTAAGTGGTGTGACACCTGTCATATGGGACAAATAGGAGAAATGAGAAAACCTTAGTAGCTCCCTGTATAGACCTTGATTGACCTTAGTAGCTCACTGGATAGAGGTCGATTGAGGTCTTTTCCTGTTCGAAAAAAAAAAATAAAAATATTAAAAAACAGTTGACCGAGGGTCAATATCACTATATACTAGAGTTAAGAGAGTTAGGGGGAGATTAACCGTGACACTGAATGAAAAGCGAGAACAGAAGAGAGTAAAGAAGTACAGTAAACGTATAAAGCTATGTTTTCTTATTATACTTTGTGTAGTCTGTTATTATGTAGGGTTCGGGTATGGGCAGGCATCTGCATATAGAAAGATTAATGATGATGTAACCCCTGCACCTTGGTCGTATAAAAAAGGGCACTAGCGTTACACTAGTGCCCTTCACGGTTGAAGTAATGACTTCATATATCAAGGAGAGAGGGCGCTCCATAGCTTAGATAAGGAATACGACTGACGGCGACGCCCTCAAAACAATAGTAACAAACCTTACTGAGGAAGTCAAGCACCTAAAAATTTTTAAAAAGTTATTGACTTTAAGACAATACCTTGATATACTGAGTACATACCAAACAAAGGAGCGGTTATAATGGGCTGGACATCATTTACAGATACAGGACGTAATATTGCAGAGGATATCATTAAGGCGATTAAATTAAGGGGCGTCCCTGCACGGGTCGATAGAGTGTACTGGGATGAAGGGGCAGGTATCGAAGTGGATACCATTATCACAGAAAGCCAGTTAGAGGGTACAAAAGGAATGGAATTTCAACTATTATACCCTGCAGACATAGAGAAAATGAACGACGGCACTATAACTGCAGGAGAGGTTATAGAAATAGTGTCAAGAGTGTTTTAATGAACTTATTTTAAAAGGGTGTTGACTTTGAGTTAATGCCCTGATATACTTGAGTTATAGCAGGGTAACATTAAACATTACATAAAACAAAAGGGAGAGGTTAACATGGAAAACAAGAAAATGAGTGCAGAGGAAATCTATGCAGTAATACGAAATATTCTAGGAAAGAACATGAATGTAGAAGACAATGGTGATGGGACATATGAAGTAGAAGCAGAGGTAGATCATGACGAGGAGCTTTCCTTACACCAATTCGGAGTCATCAGTGAATCAAATCGTCCTCGTGAGACGTTCTATGAGGAACTTGACGATTATGCCTATGGGTGCGAAGATTATGAGAAAATTGTACTAATTCAATATATTGAGGCTCGATGGGATGATGAAGAATACGGGGACTTTGATGCCGCAGAAAGAGTAATCAGGGACTTCATAAGTGAAAACGTACAGGTTAACTTCCCGTATGACCATTTCTTAGAACAAAAGGTACTCGTTAACCTTATCGTTGATGCAGGAGACTCAAACTATGACTACACACTAAACCACTTTGCACAAGCGACTTATGACGATGATCGGCTATATACTGAAAGCGGTCTTGTGTGGTTAGTGCGGCAACAGGGGTATGAAATCAAACAGCTCGTCGATGCAGTAAACGCAGAGGATAAAACCGGAGATAAGTTTATTGATTCTATTGTCCAAGAATCTGCTAGCGCAACAACTTCTATGAACGCTCTTGTATTTTCGGTTACAATGAGCCTAGGTGACTTTATGGGACTAAAGGAGAAAAAAGTAAACATTACACTAGGTAAGGGAACAGCAGTAGGACTGCATGACTTTTGGAGCGGTGCAGGAGGTAGCAAGGGTATCCGGCTACAAAATGACGTAGTACTGCCACACAGTCTATATAGCGCCCATATAGAAGGGCATTTTGGGCTTGATCTTATGGATATATACGGCTTAGATATGGACTTCTGGACTGATACAGTTGTCTCTATGGAGGTCAATGGCAATGAATAGCTTTACTTTACTGACTGTATCTGATATCATAGCGCTGTACTCTTCCTGTTTACGGGAGGGTATAGCCAGTCAGCAGGAAGGGAACTACAGAACAAAAGACGGGAGTATTGCACTTATCGTTTCTCCATCTGCTCATTATATTGAAGCTTATTCCAAGCACACTATGGTACTGCGGATGGACTTTAGGGCAGATAATAAAACGTGGCACAGAGCGACAAAAGGGGATAGAGAGGTATACCCTCTTTCCGATCTTGCGGCGGCGGTTTCACTTACTACACAGTATGACAACATTAAGATTGAAAAGGGGTTATTCTATGATTTTCAATAGGAATAGACCAGCACCTAAAGCCAGTGAAATCGGTCAAATTATCAGTAACGTACTATACGCACCATACTTTACAGGGTACTATACAGATAGCGGCTACTACTACCGGACACGACAAAAGAACACTACAGAAGCAGGACGGATAGAAACAAGGAACGATAACATTTATTTGTTTCAGAAAGTGGACCAAGAAATTACCAATATTTTTCCAGCATGGGGAGCATGGGACCGCTCTTCTGGTAATGTCTACCTATTCAGCCGAGTTCAGGGGGATATAATAACAATCAGGAAGGGCGTGTTATTACAACAGGAAAAGCCACCTATCCCTTTCTTTAACAAAGAGTCTTTCTTGTCTTATATCGACAATCTGAATGTGTGAAAAAGTTTTAAAAAGGTGTTGACTTTAAGTTAATAGTCTGGTATACTTAAAGTATAAGATGAAACAGACATGGAGGAGATATTATTGGCACTATCAAAAGACAAACAAGTTGATTTACTGACCGCTTTACTTGACTGTTCTCCTAGCGACTTGACCGCTTTAGAGGGTTGTCGGATTGACATGCTCAAAATTGTGGAGAAAGCTAAAGAAACTGCCTTTGAATTTGATACTGAGGTGGACTTTAATACATTAACATGGGCTATGTTCGAGATTGCAAGAGCAGAAGTAAAAAAGTATATCCGCAGTACAGTAAACATATATCATCACACCTTAGAGCAAGAGAGCCACGAACATAGCAAAGAGGACAGAGAATGGATGCGGGCGGCAGTAAACGCAGGGGAACAGTTAGATATTTTTGAAGACACAGATAGCTGTCATATAGGAGCACACGTGAAGATATACCTTACTAATAATGGCGATAAGTATCGGAAATACTTTGAAAGCGCACTAGATCATTTTGAGATCATAACCGGATATCAGATCGAGGGATAAAAAAATTAAAAAGTTGTTGACTTACAGTTAATAAGGTGTTATGATTAGTCTATACAAAACAAGGAGGAAGCTAAAATGAAAAACATGACTGTTACACTTGAAACCTATGAGGAACGCAAAGTAGAATTTCCGAGAGAATGGCTTGAGAAGGCGATCGCTCCGGAAACAGTAGGCGAGTTTTTGGATAGATATATCTGGGATGATACAGATGAGCTTGAAAGACAGTATCTAGCTAGCTTGGGACAATAATAAAACCAAAAACGGGTATTATATAAGTACACACCGCATATACTGTAACAAACAAAGGAGGTATATGCGGTGAATTTAAACACTGTGGGCATTCTATGCTGGTCTTTATGTGGTCTAGTGGTTTTGTTTTTCCTTGTAAGTTTGTTCCCTCTAGGGACTATAATCGTTCTTTGTATGGTCGTGTTCTTTATACTTGGGTGGGTTACTACAGGGAAGAAGATACAGGAAGAGCAAGCGGCAAAGGATGAGTTTCAGCGGCTACAAGAAGAAAACGAACAACTAAAGAAGGAGCTAGACAAGGACGACAAAGATAAATAATTTTTTTTTCAAAAGTTGTTGACTTATAGTCAATACGATGATATGATAGGTACATAAGAAAAACACAGGAGAGTGAATGGACATGACTATTTCAAAGGAGGGTGACTACTGTGGAAGAATATTTAATCAGTGATGTAGTAGGTAGAGCTATTGACAAAGGTGTTATCACGGAGGGGGAAGTCTTCTTCATGTACAGTATATCAAGGAAGGCTGACCTTGGCTCAATTACCTCAGAAGAGAGGATTAAAAGAAAAGAGATTTTAAAAAGGTATAACAACTTCGTTTATGCATAATAACTGTTGACTTTAAATCAACTAGATGTTACAATGAAATTAAGATAAAATAAAGGGGAGATAATAATGAGTACAAACAGAAAAGTTTTCAAACTACAATGTAAGGCTATTGAAAGATGTTTTAATAACCCTAGTTCTGAACATACGAGTATTATGCAAGAAATGATTGAAGAAGCATTCCACGAGGGAAGAAAGCAAGGTAGAAAGGAAATGGCAAGTATAACTAAAAACGCCTTTTCAGACCTACTACTTAGAGATGTATAATTTTCAAAAAAAAGGTGTTGACTTTAAATCAACTATATGTTATAATGAAGTTAAGATAAAATAAAATAAAGGAGAGATAATAATGAAGCAGCTTGACCTAGACTTAGTACGGAGTTTAACACGCCTGACACAGTTAAGGGACGCCGGATGGGAGTTTATAACCAAAGGGACAGGGGTATATATTGCGATTAAAGAAAATCACACAGTCATGGTCAACAGCTTGGATGATCTTCATAAGTGTATGAGTATAGAAAATGATATGGTTGTAAGGAGTGTGGCACAGTGAGCACAAGTGTATTAGTACCTGAACATGTTTCAGAAGGTTATCAGGAGAATAGTGATAAGGTTAGTGAAGCACAGGCAACGGAGTTGTATATGGAAATTGGTTCTCATATAGGGGCGATAGACCGCTATGCGAACCCGCAAAACTGGGGTAAGTGGGAGAAGTACACACGGTTAAAACATAAAATACTACAGTGGCAACGTAATATATAGTACATAAGACCTAAAAAACATATAAAAAAAGATGTTGACCTGTCGTCAATAACCTGATAATATAAGGATACAGAGGAGGTAACAAATGAGTATTGACATAAAAGCACTACAACAGCGTATACAGAGCCGTACAGGGCAGAGGGTAGATATAGTATTCGTAAACTACATAAAGCCGTGTACAGCCTCACAAAACGGCTTAAAGCGCCAATTAAAAAAGACAGGGGAGAAATCAAATGACAAATAATACTCAGTTAGAGGAAATGAAGGAAAATGCTCTACTAATCATGCACGACTACGCCGACTTAGAGGAAGGTTACAGGATGGCAGTAGACTATCTGGTAAGTAAGCCGCTAACAAAAGAAGACAGGGCAGACGCTCTTCAAGTACTAGGGACAGAGTTTAATACGCTTACCGACGATAACTTTCGGGAAGAGATATCTAGGGAGATTAACGAGATTAAAAACTGGACGTTAATGCAGGATAGGAAATTAGAAATGCTTCAAAAAAGCATTGATAACATTGTGTGGAGTATGAAGGTGAACCGCAAAGTTTTAGGAGATACTCGAATGTTAGATGAAGCATTTAGAGCACTACAGAACCTACAGAAGGATTATAAAGATTCCGAATAAAAATTTAAAATATTGTTGACAGTTAGTCAAGGAGGGGTTATAATGAAAGCATACGATGAGTACACAATCGGTCACTACACTTTGTGTATGCGACAGGGAGGGGGCGGCTATGTAGGTCACTATACTGATACAGTTAGTGGTAACACCTTTTCTTTCCACGCAGAAGGGATGACCAAACGTCAAATACTAAAAAGGTTCTGGAATAGGCTAAAATAGAAAGGGGTAGAGGGTATGAATACGAACAACGAAGTTTTACAGGAGCTTCACAACTACTTCTCAGAATTTGCTACCCACGAGTTACTAACTTCATCCGGTCAAATTATTAACATGACTAGTGATATCATCAGTACTATCTGTGAAGGTACGGGTTTAGAACCTGATCAGCTAGGTGCGCCGTTAGTAATTTCAGTAAAGCTTTTACATCTAAATGAAAATAGTACACCTCAATTTATAGATCACTTGATTTTTCCAGATGTTTCTTTTATATTAGAGATTAGATCAGTATACTACACCAATAGCTGGTGCTACTACCCGAGAATAGTACCAGAAGAGGAATGGACATCAGAGCATATACACCTTGTTAACAGCCAGTCTACTGACTGTTAAAATATAATACTATATAGAGAAGGAGTCGTGGTAAACATGACAGCAAAAATGAAAGTAGGAGACATTTTTAAAGTGTACGGGACAGGACGGGAACGCTACTGGATGTACTCAGATGATCTACTAGACGTCGAAGCAATTTCTTTTTCTCATGCGGAAAACCCTGCATACGATGACGAGATCGGTGAAGGTGCGGCTATGTACTCAGCAGATGGCGGAAAAGTAAACGTGTATGAGTGGGAAGCAGAGTATATTGACCCTGACCTTCTTGAAGTATGGGACGGAGAAACAGGCAGAATCGAACGGTAAAACGTGTGCCCGCTCACAGTAGCGGGCATGTGCTAAAATATTTTTTTAATAAGTTGTTGACTTTAAGTCAATAAGATGATATACTTAGTACATACTAAAACAAGGGGAGAGATTAAGATGAATAATAAAATTAACTTATCCGGAGTAACAAACCTAGAGGAGTGGGAGCTTGACAAACTAACAACAATTGCAGATCGCTTATATGCTGACCAAGAGGAGCAAGGTCACCCAGATGGTACCTTGTCTTACTTCCTAGATAGTATCGTCACATTGTTAGAGGCTATTGGAGGCAGAGTCGAAGGAGTAACATATAAAGAAAATAAATAAAAATTTCATAAAGGGTGTTGACTTAGGGTTAACACCCTGATATACTAAAAGTATAGGCAGTACATAATCTGAAAGGGGAGAGCATAATGTTAACAAAAGCACAAAAAGAACAGATCGAGGACACTTACAGGGAGAACATGGAGTATGAGGAGTATGCCTTCTGTGCAGGAGTTTATACTACACTTTGCCTTGCTGGAGAATATGACTTTGCCGCATATTTAAAAGAGAAGTATGATACGACAGATGATGATGAAAACCTAGGGTACGATGCATCAACAGGAGGAATACTTTATGACAATCCGTTTAAACATGAAAAAGAATGAGCAAATAAACCGAAAATAATTTTTAAAGACATGTTGACTTTAAGTTAACAAGGGTATATAATAAAATTAACAAGTTAAAGGGAGAGATTAAAATGAAATATATTACAAAAGAACAACTATCAGCACTAGAAGAAGTGGAGAAAAAAGTAGAACAATTTCAGGAGGTAATGCAAGATACACTAGGATTTGAATTTGACACTGACTTAAAGAGAGACTTCGAATATCTCCTGTACGGTGTTCAGGGCGGAGAGCCACAAGTCGTAGAAGCGGTCATGCGGTTAACCTATAACGGAGAAATGATGGACTTTGCAGATGGACTGCTCGATGACTTACAGGCACTAGGGTTCACTAAATAAAGAAGGTAAAACAAAAGGAGGAGGGCTAAAGGTGGCGAATAACGAGAATATAGAAACACAGTTGAACAAGCAAATGCTGACAACAGAGATTGGCGGGGTATACTGGATAGACGCCCTCCACAAGTCAATAGACCTGTGCAAGGAGACATATGGAGACTGTAACTATATGGAGATGTCCAAACCCCTCTACGCTTATTATAAAAATACGATGTTTGTACTTAACTGGGTACCGACTGTACAAGGAGAATCCTCTTTCGGGTACACACCAGATATTCGTGAGCGAGTCGAAATAGTACTAACTGATGATGAAGAGTTTTATTGGAAAGCACTAAAAGAGAAAGACAGTCAGGGTGTGAGGGTGACCATAGTAGAATAGGAGGAAACTACATGTTTGAAGGTAAGATAGTAAAAAGTATGCGTATAGAGACTGTAAGTCCTGATCCGGAAGAGGGGGAGAGAGTAGTGATTACCTTCACGGATGGCGAAGAACTACTTATATACACATCAGTAGCGCCATTAGCTTTCTTTATTAAAGACCCTGAAAGCTTACGGACTACATGGATCAACCCAAAAAATATCCGGTAAACCTGTTGACATAGAGACAACGAGAGTATACAATAAAATTAACCAATTGAGGGGGGATAGCGGAGAAAGCCGCATACCCCCAAACTTACATAAGAGATGCACACAGCTACATTGGGAATCGGACATCGGAGGTTACAGAACATATGGCAAAGATCACGTTTATAGAAACAACACCAGAAGGGCATACACGCTTTATAGGGCGTATCAGTGCAAGTAAGGTACCAGAGTTAGCAGAAGAAAAAGCAGAACGTTATAAGAAAGTACTATCGAGTGTCCGGAAGACGCAAGTGACATACACAATAGAATATACTAAAGAATAGAGGTGAGTAAATTGACAAAGGCATTAACACCAGAGGAACAGGCGCAAGCCTATAACGAGTTAGTACAACTAATAGACTATCTGTCTCAGTTACCCTCAATACACTTCTCACACTACCAACTAGAAGCAATTAGAGGTGTTGAGCGGCAAATCAACAAACTAGAACACATCTTACGTCCCGAGCACTATACACGTAGACAGTCCTTTTCAGTAAATATTAAACACAACCCTAACCCTAACCGACAGAAGTCATCATGGATGGATGCAATTGTATTAGCCTTTGCCGAGGATGAAAGAAAGAAGCAGATGAAGAAACAGAGGAAAGTCCTAAAAAGATACCAGAGAGTACAAAAGCTAAAGAACCTATTTAGGGGGAATTAATGTGAGCAGAGAAAGAGGAGAGACAAAGTACTTCAAAAACTATAGAGACTTACTAGAGGACTTTAAAGATACGCACACTGTTAATGTTTCTATAAGTGTATGGACATACCGCAGTAAGAGAATGAGGTTCACTATCCCACTAAAAAACCTAGGCAATAACTTCGACAACGATCTAAACTTCAATTATAAAGACAAAGATTTTACCTTCGAAACAGTAGAAGGCAAACAACACAAATTCCACTATGCAGACTTGAAGACTGTTAAGGTAGATTGTGTAGAATGCACGCAAATAGCAGTACTGCCGCTAGACTATATAAATGTTAAAGGTATTACTTCTACAGAGTGTAAGGGGAAGGATGATTAAGCATGAACGAATCCGGAAAGTGGGTACTAGAAGATGGGTTTTACCTGCACGTAAACACAGCAGAGAATCATTTACACTCTCTCATATACCTTGTCCAGTTGTTCAAAGAAAGCGAAAACGATACACAGCTACTAATTGAAATGAGCAAGAACCTATATGACTATTACAAATCAGCAAGACATACCAACTCACTAGAAGGAATCGAAGTACGTGTATCAGAAGTATGGTTCACTATATGGGAAATTAAAGACGCTAACACAGGAGAGGTATTAGCACACAGTTACTTCTAATACAGAGAGGAGAGAGTAAAGCATGAAAAATATTGCAGATGTATTGGAAAAATTGTTAGAGGGACGTACAGCCCCCGACAAAACCATATTTGTTAAGGACACAACAGGAGAGCTTGTACATGTAAGTGAAATAGGGCTGGATGACAACAGGGACTTAATCATTCAGATAGAAGGGCAAGTTAAGCTTGCAGGAGAAAACAAATGACGGAGCGATACTACACTATAACTGAACAAATTGAAATGCGTATAGCGGAGTATAAACAGAAGTATTATAAAGACCCTACCCATGTTGTTATGTCACTACCTGTACACTCGATTATGATGAACGACCTCCGTTATGCTTTTAAAGATGAGATAGCCCCTATGGGCTTTCGTATGAAGAGTTATGGTAAGCTACCGATCATTGTATTAGAAGTACACGACATTATCTTACTAGTAGGGTAATAAGGGAGAAGAGAGAAGGGGGTAACCATATGGTTAATAAAGAGGTAATCAAAACATTAGTATTAGAACGTATAACACTAGGGGCAAAGCTTACTACTCTACATGAAGCTTTATCAGAGGCAGAACATAACGCAGAGGTACATGGAGAAGAAGTTACTAGGGAACAACTATTAGACCTGATAAGGGATTGTGCCCGCTATATAGCAGACACATTAAACACATTACAACTAGGGACATTACACAAGGACACACATGACTATATGGACTTACTCAAACGCATAGAGGAGTTATACTATATGGGAGGACTTGAATTTAAACCTAGAGACTTAAGCCTAAATCCTAAATCTATACCAGACACAGAAGCATAACAAGTAACGAGTACTTTAACAGACTAAAGCAAGGTGACCCGGGGCGTGTAAATCGGATGTTCCTCATGCTAGACTTTATTTATCGCATCTAGGACAAGGGGGCGGCGCTGGTTTTCACACTATTCTAAATATTCTGACAATTAAGGGGGCACGGTAACAGGTCTGTAGTATCTCATGACCACCCTTATTCAGACATACCGCTCATCCTTCTCAGATTCCTTTGTAAGCTGTTTTAGGAATAATCGGGAGTATTTGTTCATAATCATTATAAAACGTCTTAAAATGGCTGTAAACCGCTCATAACTTATAATATTTTTTAAAAATAAGTGTTGACGTATTATATAGCTCATGTTATACTATAGTTACAGTAAAGGATTTCACACAGGCGCTTTAAGGAGGTGAGGTAAGATGGCACGTAACCAAACTGATAAAGTGAAAAAGTAAGGAGCAGCATCCAAACTTAAAAATTGACTTTGACTTTGACTGAACATGACTGTATACTGCAGGTTACGGACTGTGGTACTCAAATTGACTTTGACTTTTGACTTGATGTAAGGAATTGACTTGTATTCTGTACACAGGGGGCATCATTAAGATGTATTCCGGAGACTTAGATTGTCAGGGTGTTGTACGGGGAATCCGCTCACTCTGACAAATTTTTTAAAAAGGTGTTGACAGTTAGTCAACATACATAGTATAATAAAAGTATAAAGAACAGGGGGAGTAACAAATGATGAATATTGAAGAGTCTTTAGATATACTGGGTGTAGTGAAGTATACGTATGCAAAGGTGGCAGGTCTGTATGTATCTGAGGTATCGTTTGGTAACTATGGCGGGGTGAAGCTAACACCTTACTATACAAGGGCAGAAAACTTAGCTTACGCTGAGATAGAATGGCTTCATGAAAACGTGGAGGGGATCGAGTTCTTTACAATCGACGTACAGGCACAGTCACTTCCGATTAAAGCAGAGGAGTTGTTGAGCTAATGAGTGAGTGGACGAGAGAAGAAGTAAAAGAAGCAGTACTTAGGGATATGACTAAATTTGTTGCACCTAGAGGAGTGTTAGGCTCTTCTAAAACACTGAATGATTTTGTACAGGTTTGTACGGAGCGGATCGCCGTATATGTAGGTGTAGGACTAGAAGACCTCGGACATCCTGTAGTAGACACTGAGAATCAGTTAGGCTTACATTTAGATAAGTATGATGTACCTACTATCAAATTCGATCTGTTATTCGCTAAAATTGGAGTAGCTATTGAGATCATTGGTAAATATCAGGGGGATGTGTGGTGTTACTATCCTAGAGTAGTTCCAGAGAGTGAATGGACAGCAGACCGAAAAGTATCATTTGGTTATGGGATAAGTTTGCTAGTAGGGGAGCGGACAGTCATGGAAATGAGTAAGGTTGAGGTAAGAGAGTGGTTAATCAAAGGACTGTCAGAGTTTGCAGAGTGGGAGCTGTTGGCATCATCTGAAAAGCTGGTTGATATGGAAAAAGTTTGTAGGGATGAATTAAGTAGTACAAGGGATTTAGGTGTATGCTTTAAGGAGGTAAGTAAGCCGCTCCATATGAATGAAGACGACACGCCTACTATACACTATAAGTTACTCTTTCCTGAGATTAGGTTGATCCTTGAAATTAGGGCATTACACTTAATGAATAGTTGGTGTTACTACCCTAGAGTAGTCCATGAGGAAGAATGGACACTGGAACAGCAAGCGTGGTTTGATTTATTCTTTTGATAAGTAGCCCCTTTTGTTAGTAGCTCTGGTACTGTTGGGTGTACTGGGGCTACGGCAGGCTGCAAGGTATGTGCTAACTGTCAGAATATTTTTATTTTTAAAAGGGTGTTGACTTTAAGACAATAGGGTGATATACTTAAAACATACCAAACAAGGGAGAGAATAAAATGAAAAAAGTTAAAGCTTACTTATTAGATAACATGGAAGAACTAAAAGACGTTGTAAGAGAGATTAACAGCTGGAATGGTGATCTAGGACACCTTGATTATGAAGATAACGATGAGGACTTCTTTAATACTTACTTCGAGGGTAGACCACATGAAGCGGTTCGGGCAGTCTGTTATGGGGACTATGGGTACATGGACGACTACGTTAAATTCGATGGTTACGATAATCTAGTGAGTATATCAGAATATGACTTGGAAGAAGAATTGAAAGAAAACATCGAGGAAATTATCCAGTCATTAGACCGCAACCACACTAACTTATGTTTAAGTGATGAACTAACGGCGCTTATTAATGAAGAGGATGAAGAGGAGGAATAATCCTCCTTCTTTTTTCTAAAAACCTGTTGACTTTAAGACAATGGGGTGATATACTTAAGACATACCAAACAGGAGGTACATACATAATGACAACACTAGCAGAATACCGGGTAGACAATTGCAATGGATGCGGCAAGGTTTATCTTGTAGGAGAATCAAGGGACAGAAATAAATGTGCAGGCTGTTCAAAATAGGTGTTGACTTTAAGTTAATACGATGATATACTAAATACATACCAATAAGGGAGCGGTTAAAATGGAAAAAGACGTTATTGCAGCTTATACTATTTGTAATACGGCTAGTGTGAATATTTATGAAGCTGATGGAGATACGGTTTTGGCAGGGATCAACAACCACGATCCGGAAGAGTGTACCGTACAATATGACGGAAGCGATCGTCCATTCTTTCAGCTAGGTAAACTTCATGTTTATTTAGATGACTGCATGAGGGTATAAAGGGGAGCGGTTTCCCGCTCATATACATAAAATATACATGGAGGTATGCAGGATGTTGAAAAAGGCTTATAAGCGGATGAACATGTATTTTTTTGGAGAAGAGGAAGCGGAACGATCCAGTGAGGTTCTTTACTATGGTGTCCTGTTCGTACTGTGTCCTGTTGTAGTCTTGGGTACTGTGATAGCGGCGGGCGTGCTGAATCCATGGTAAGACTGTGGAGGGCTTTCAGACGTAGGAAGATTCAGACGGTGGAAGAATACTGCTCGCAGGTTGATTCGATCTGTGAGCGGTGGGACAGTGTTTCAAAAAAGTTTACGAATGTTCATTGACTTTGAGTCAACAACCTGCTATACTTAACATATACTGAAACAAAGGAGCGGTTAAAATGAAATTAACAACGACTAGTCAATGTGTGGCAACGGCTAAACAGCTTTTAAAGGACGCAAAATCGGTTAATAATAAACAAGATCATGCTACATGGTGGGATAAGAAGGTAGAACTATTTTGGACTATTCAGGATGCTTTAGAGTCCGGTAGGTTTGTAGGCGAAGCCTATGACGAATTATGGGAGGCTAAACACATTCTAAACGAAGCGGAAAGCGTTGCTGGAAGGTATGCGAACGATTGACAGCGTAAGGCGTTACCATTAAAGGATATGACGCCTAGACAGGGAATGCAAGTGCTATTTGAAGGCATCACGGTTCAGATAGCCAGCAGGTGTCTAAACGGGTTTTATAGGGCGGTTGTCCTTTATGGTGACGATATGGAATATTTCGAAGGTGACGCAATTCAACTGCATGAGGACACAATCGTAAAAAAAGTTTTATATACGGGTTGACTTATCGTCAACCCTGTGATATCATTATAAGTGTAAAGAACATTACATACCAAAAATAAGGGAGCGATTTTATTATGACAAACAATAACATTCAATGGGCGATCGAAATTCTTGAAAACGGCATGAGTGGATTTGACAGAGAGGAAAAAATGAATTACCTAGAGGACGTTACACAGCATGGTTGCATTTCTGGGGTTGTTAATGCGGTTATCTACACCAGTGATATTAATGACATCTTCAAGGATAATACAGATGACATCCTAGAGCGATTGACAGATATTAGTGAGGAATTTGGGTATGACGTTTTGCAATCGGCTATGTCTAACCTAAACTATGAAGGTGACTATACTATGTTCCCCACTGCGGCGGTTTGGCTTATCATTGAGAACACAGCAGGGATGCTTCTAGCAGACCTAGAGAATGAGGAGGACGACGAAGAAGAGGAGGAGGAATAATCCTCCTTCTTTTTCTAAAAACCTGTTGACTTTAAGACAATACGATGATATACTTAAGACATACTAAAACAAAGGGAGCGATTGAATATGACAACATTACATATGAATAAATGGGCGGTTGAAGAATTAATGGGACACGTTGACGGCGTGCCATTCGAGGAAGGGACAGCAAAGCTTGAAGCCATTGTCAAATACGGTTCAGATCATGTCCTTAAGGAGATCGAGAAATACGAGGACAAAACGGATGCCGATCTGTTCCGGGAACACTTCGAGGAAATTCTAAAAGAGCTAGAGGTGACAGACAGAGGGCACGCAGTGAGGGATTGTTCTATCACGATCATTCCACATTATGCGGTATTATACATCCTAGAGCTTAAAGCAGAACAAATGCTAGAGGGGCATCACGGCTGGTGCGATCATGAACCGGTTCAGGAAGACATCCGAGGGTCATACGAGCGGATCACAGTCTGTGCTAAATGTGGGCAGGAATTATAAGAGCGGCAACGCTCTTTTTTTATGTATTCACTATTGACTTTAAGACAATACGATGGTATACTAAAGACATACCAAAACAGGAGGGAACACACATGACAAGGGATATGCAGGAGCTTACAGACAGACTGGAAGACATGCAAACCACATATAATGATATGGCGCTACAATATGAGGAGACAGGAGCAGAATACTTGCTTGATGACATGACTGAACTTGAATTAGATATAGAGGAACTTCAGATCGAAATTGAGATCATGCAGGAGTACGCACCGTATGAGCACATGACAGGGATTCAACGTGATATGAAGCTGAACGGGTTGAGTCAAGCGGATTTTGTATGAGGGCGGCGAGATGCTGCTCTCTTTCTTATTAGTGTGAATTATCAGACTATTCTGTCAGACCCCTCCCCGTACCTTTTTTTACCATAAGCGATTAGGTACCATACACCCCCTCTCTACCC